TGCGGTTGTCTCGCCATATGGGAAGCTGTCAATCAGAGTCTGCAGCTGCTCTTGTGTGATGGCTGGTGTACCATTGAGTTTTTGTACTACGAGTTCAGGTTTATTCGACATGTGTGTCTACCTCCAAATAATAAGTTAATTTTGTTTAACGATGATGTAGCCCGTAAATAGGGCGATATAATCAGTATACGCTATTATTTCACGATTTTGCAACGCGTTACATTATATTAAATGATTTTTCTTTATTTCTTTACTGACTACTCCCAATTGATATTGAGTGCCATCTGTCCATCAACGATACCTCTGCCCATTTGTGCCGGTACCAGCTCGATAGGCGCTGCTTCGTCGAATCCTTCCAGCCAGTCTGGACAGAAAGCAAACCAGGGTGCATACCAATACATTTGTATCCTGCAGAGTTTGACGGCGATCATGCTGATATCCTGGGCATACAAGCGAAGCGTATAGTTGGATGCCGGTAAAGGCAGAGCGCCACAGCCCACACAGCTGTCACTCAACGTTTGTTTCTTTGCGACTTCAGGATCCACGCCACCGAAAGTAATCTCCGTCATTAAATTACAGATACTCATCGGTGTCGGGAAATAACCAAGCCCTGACTTATAACCTTTACCGGTTTCCTCTGAAAGCGCCGTAGACATGTAGTCGGTAGGATAGCTTTGAATCAGGAAGATATCAAACTCCCGGTAGTAGTGTTCGTTCAGCTCAGGAGATATCTTCAGCTGTTCCCCTTCTGGAGAAGCGCCCAGACCCCACAGCAGCCAATCGGCAAAGTGATCCATATTGGAATCATGGTGGCTCAGGCAAGATCGCAGCATCTTCTGCGTTTCTTCGACGCCGGTCTTGCCGCGCTCCGCCCACTCAATCTGGGGAATCGGGCCGCTTCCGGCGATCGTTTTCTTCTGCAGAATCTCATGCCAGTAGTCCCAGCGCCCCCAGAGAAGGTCGTCATACGAAAAAAGGAATGGCAAAAGCCACCCTCTCTTTTCAAACACCTCCGAATGGTTTCTTGGAAGACCATTTACCGCGGCAGCATAGTCTTGAACGCTATCCTGCATCTTCATGAGCTGCTGCGGAGAAAAACGATCGATCCGGTATAGGTCTTTTTTCTTCTTTACTTTTGCCATCGAGGATTCCCCCTTATTTAGTTTTGACTTACGCGCTTATTTCGGATTGAACCTTATACTTAGAATAGATATACTCATGCCATTCCTCCAGCCAGGATGCAAGGTCTGCTTCAAACAATTCGCTCAGGAGCTGGTATTGCTGATCAAACACCTCTGCTAATGGTTTTCGGCTGTAATGGAGATACGGGATGCTTCGCATCATCTTGGTTCCGGTGGCTTGCACTTCGCGAAGCTTAGCGTCAAACCAGCAGGCTTTTATAAAACTGAATGGTTCTGAGTCGATAATCTCTTCCCAGTCCATACCGATGTCCCGATCTGCCGCGCAGTTAAAGGGGCAAAGATAACAGCGACTGCGCCGTGTAGGGAATCCATTGTAATTCAGGAACTTGATGCTGTCTTCGGTGCCCTCATTGGCTTCCACGAGCGGGTAAGCCAGCTTGATGTAATCATACTGAGGGGACTGATACGTGTTGATTCGTCGTATTTCATCGTAGCTGAATCCAAGATCCATAATGATTCCAACGTTGGAAGGTATCATTTGATTTGGGCCAAGCCGGTGTTCTTTAAGTATCATCTGGCGAGCCATCTGCTTAACCGGCACGATTTTAAAATCCACGGTGCATTGTCTTGGCAGCATGCCACCCGCTTTGATCTCTCCGTCTTCATTGACCGAGTTGCAGTAGACTGGCATCTGAAACCGCTGGTAGTCGGTGTAGATGTATCGCATCAGCATTTCTTCAAGGCCGCGCTCCATCGAGTTATGGCGCGCAATAAGGAAAGGCGTCGTATTCCCTACCTGGAGCTGCCGATGCTGCCACCACCATACCTGATCGTGGATAAAGTCGGGCTCCGCCCCGGTGTCGGCAAAGATAATGTAATCATAGTGAATCTCACCGCGAAAGTGCATTTCAAGGAGATGTGAAGACTGCGTTCCGCCTCCGAAGGACAAGACATGGTACACCTTGGTCCGTCCTTCTTTGTGCAGATCCTCGACCAGCTCGGCCTTTGTCTTAAATACACCGTCAAGATACTTTTTATGTTGTTGATAGTCCTGCATTTTGAAAAGCTCTCCCTGTTGAGGATCTGCCATTGTATTCTCATCTCCTTAAAGCAACTTAATTGTTTTATTTAGTACGCAGGTCGATATCAGGCAGGATAGCTTGCGGCTTGAACGTAACGCGATAGTGGTATGCGTCTGCTTTGACTGCTTCCAATTGCTCCGCGAAGTACGTCACATTATCAGACAGTCCCAAGAAATGCTTCTTGTACTGATCATCTCCTACTTTGCAGGTGACTTCTACCTGTGTGCCTTCATCCTTGAGTGAGCAGCGTCCTTCGATAGACAATAGGTAGGTGTCCGTGATTCCGTTGTAGAACACGACCCTACGATTGACTTCAAAGTTATCTGCTGCTTTCGACAGATTTTGTGAAGCAACGTCAGCATCCGAGCAAGCGGTCAGGGTAATTACCAGGCCTAGCAAAATGGATACAAGTGAAATTTTCTTCATGATATAGTTTCCTACTTTCGGTTTTATTTAATCGTCAACATTTGTCGTTCATATTCCAATATCTGATCCCATGTAAGCCACTGTGGCTTTTTATCTTCCGAAAAGGTGTTGTAGAGATCTTTCATGTTTTGGATATGATTCTTTTCGTCTCGCGCCCAAAGGCGTTCAGTCCACTGGTAGCGACAATCCAAAGGGTCGATGTAGCCATCGCAGTCCGCTTTAAATCTGCCGAGCATCATATAACGAAAGGTGTCATTACTCTGTAATATTTGTTCCATATTCACCCTCGATTCTATGAATACATTGCGATGAAATGCTCAGGATAGACTTCATATAAATGATCTTCGGTTTCCTTATCCCAGTCGTTGCAGACTTCTGCTGTTACGCTATGAATGTGCGGAAGCAAGTGGTCGTATTCCCCGTCATAGAATCCATAAGCGACAGAGTTGGCCTCCAGCTGTCCACCGACGTCGTTGGAGAAGGGGATGACATCGACATCGACGGGTAACTGATCCAGCAATTTTCTAATCTTTTCCGCAGACAATCCTTCATCAGCAGGAACCATATACAACCAAGCGATAATCGTTTTATTTAGGTTCATTATAATCAAAGCTCCTTTTTGCAACTGCTATATCTTTCATGATGCTGCACCGGTGCATCGTCATCTTTTCGCGCGCCGGTCGCGCCGCAGTCCAGACACTTTACGATCTGGTGTAGATGTTTTCCGCTGCCGATCGTAGATGCGTTATGCGTCTTTCTCCAGCGATGTTCCTTTTTCATAACAGACTCACCCTTCATCAACTATGAATTTCAAATGAATGCCAGTCAGCCACTCGTTGACAGCTTTAAAATCCGGCTTTTTCGGAAGGGACGTGTTTTCCAGTGCGAGCCGCATCTGACGGTCCTCATAATGATAACGATCGATGACCTCATCCAGTGTATATACGCCGTTGCGGATATCTTTCAGATAGGAAGCGATACCACTGCGGACTTGAATCTCGCCGGTCTGCAGCGCCACGGTTGCGCCGTTAACCAGTCGAATCAGATGGGAGGCATCCTTGGTATCGAAGCCGAACTTGTCGTATAGCTCCTTGCGCTTGCCGGTCGGCGCCTGGCGATCAGGATTTTGAAGCTTCTGAAGTCTCGACCGCGCATACCCGCCATATGTTTTGGCGATGCGTTGACTCAAAAACCGATGACGAATACTGCGAAGAAGCGCGCCGTACTGATTGCAGAAAAGCACATCGGAGTCATGGGAGTACAGAATTTCCATAATGTTTGGATTGTTATCCAGGGCCAGCTTTACGAACTTAGCCAAACCATATACGACCTCATCCCGGTTTGGGTCTTCATCCTTGTAATCATGCTGCTCGAAGGTATGAAGCCCAACAAGATGATCGATTGGCGGGATACAGATACCTCTTGTATCCAGATCGCTATCCTCGTTATTCGTGCCATAGGCCTGGCTGCCGGTGACGACTTTTAGGATTAGATTCTTTTCCCAGAAAGGCTGTTGTTCAGTCATTGTGTGTCGCTCCCTTTTTCAATCTTTCCATTTCAAACAAATGAGAAATACGGCGAACATCTTTCTCAGTGATTTCGATTTTCTGGTTGCCGATGATTCCAACAACATTGCCATTTTCGTTTACACCCAGATCGTACATCCAATTAGTATACTCGTTTGGATTGTCCATGCCCGCCCTCCTCTAATGATTCTCCAACATATAAATACCGGCACGAAGCAGAGCAAAAATAGCCATACTTCGTATCGGTTGTTTCATCCTCACAATGAGGGCAGATTTTAAGGGAAATGCTTATCATTACGTCGATCATAGCCTTTCTTTCTCCAGCGCTTCATTTTTGGAATCAGACCTTCAGCTTCAAAGCTGATGTCCATTTTGCCGCCAAAAATGCAGTGGTAAATCATACGGGTAGCGTACCACAGCACGAGCAGTGTGATCAGTGAATAGAATACGGCAACGCCGCCAGTCAAAGTAATCTGAAAGGAGTCCAGCATCAGCCTTCCTCCTCAAAGTCTTTAATAAAGTGACTTTCATATGAGCCGTCCGGCTGACGTTTCCAAATATACGCATGCTCATCTTCCGGATCGAAAGGCGGATTCGTATAGTATTCTTCCATATGCGCCTCCGCTTCCTTCTGAGTGCTGAAGGGGATAACGTGCCGGACAAGTCCTTCGGAAATATAGATATTGATGAAGTCTGTAACCTTGCCGATCGATTCTTCGTCCGGATCAAGCAGATACCACTGGCCATATGCCAGATACTCTCCAAATTCGGATAGGTCGAGCTCATAACCTGTGTTAATCATGCTCGACATAAGAACATGGGCTGCAAACAGCTTACCGTCTTCGCCAGCAAGTGTGGCCATAATTTTGCGATCCTCGCCCCAGAGGTATTTAAAAGCCTGCTGCGCGGTGCAGGGGACTGCGTTTTCTGGAATTGTGATTGATGCCATGTGTATCAGCCTTTCTGATTTTGTTTTTGATAATGATGACAAAAGAAACAGAGTTCGTTTGGAAGAAAATCGGTCATATAATGGCGATGGCCGCATTGAGGGTAGAGGAGCGAATAAAGATTATCCGCCCCATTATGTCCTCGGCCAATAAGTGACGCCCGGTTGATTTGATAGTGGTGCATTAATTCCATAGCTTAGAACAACGCCAGCTCGCCCTGACCCTCAACGATCCGGTCAGCTTTGCGCAGGCCTTTGTTATATTCACGCACATCTTCGACCACGCGGAAGACACTCTCGATATGATCCATGTAGTCTTCCAGCGTCTCTTGCGTGATTCTGCCGGCAGCCACATCGATTCGCATCTTGGAGACGAGCCCCTTCTGAATCTCGCGGACTTTCTCGATACCCAGTGGGTTCATCTCGTAAGAGTCGTATCCTTCGTACTGACTGTTCTGCAGCTGCTCGTAGGATGCGTTGATCCGCTTCCAGCGATCTTCGATAGAGTTGATATTGTCCAGACGACCTTCATTCATCAGCTTCTTGGCTATTGCGTTGATGCCATCGCCAGTATCGGCCATTGCTCGCAGACCTTCTTCAGAGAATTTACCTTGGAGCGCCATTGCTGCATCAATCTTCTTCGCAATGCTTTCCAGAACGTCTGCTTGGATTGTATTGCGATACACGGACGTACTAACCTCAACTTCCTGCGTTTGCTTAATCCGCCAGGATCGGCGGGAAGCCTGCATGTAGTTGTAGGCACTGTAATCCATTTGGTAGAAGTGAATGTGCGGGAACATCAACAAGTCGAGACCGACAGCTACGAGACGGGAGTTTGTCACGAGGACATCCCAATCATGCTGCTCCATCTTCTTGCGCAGCCAAGATTCACGGTCCTCTTGCTTCGGCATCTTCATGCCGTCATACGTGCCGGACGAACGCAGGATGCCTACGTTATAGCCGTCTTGTTTAAGGCGCTCATACAACCAGGTATCCACCCCGTTGTCGCCGCCAGTGAATCGCGCATAGATCAGAACCTTGCGGCCACGCTGCTCCACCTGCTCCTCAAGCAGCCCCTGCAAGTTGTAGTACTTGTTCGGCGTATACTCTTCCGGGAAACTGTACGGCTGGCACAACACTTTTTCGACATCCCGCTCATCCAGATACGTTACCGGATCCTGACGGAATGGCATGTCGGCATACTGATACAGCTTGGTGATGTAGGTAGACAGATGTTTCATTCCGCCTTGCCCCATGGCTCGCTGGATGTTGCCTTCCAGCTCATCATATTTCTGACGATGCTCCTCTTCCATATCGACGAACATCGGAATCTCTCGATACGGCGGCAGCGCGTAGCCCAGATCACCCAGCTCGATGAATGCGCAGTTGCTCATCAGGAAACGCGGGAATACCTGCGGTGAAACGCCTGGAAGCTGCTTCTTCCGCTTCTTGCCTTTACGGTCATCGGAGAACTCGGTTTGAGAACGCTCATAAACGCCGTAGCGCTCCACAAATAGGCTTTCATCGTCATAGCTGATGCCTTCGATCTTGAGCTTCTTGGAGTCCAGACGTGCGATCAGATAGAAGATATCGCGCGCCATACCGCCCAGCAGCGTACCGGTCAGCAGGATTTGTTTATTCGTGTGATTGATCAGTTGTCCGAACGCATTCGCACGATCGGAGTCACCGGACTTGTACTCATGTACTTCATCGGCAATCAGGTACTCGAAGAACCCACGACGAAGGTGTTTATTCAGATACCATGCCGGAGACACCTTACGCTCCAGCGAACGCTGAGGCAGCTTCTTGGCGCTCCAGAACACGTATCCGCATTCTTGTTTCTCGGTAGCTCCTGGCTGACGCTGGTTCTTCGGCAGATTCTCCACACTGACCATGCTGCGGCAGCGATAATTCTCACGGTTCATATTCCACGACCACTTGTCCTTGCCGCGGCGCAGCTGGAAGTAATGCTCGTCGGAATACTTCGTCTTGGTCTTCTTGATTGGCGATCCGCACTGCGGGCAATACATCGCTTCCGGACCAGGGATTACCGTATCGACCGGATTGCCGTTGAAGAAAGTTGTCGATACTGTTGGGCGAATGCGGACTTGATTTCCGGCGCGCTTCTTGGCGATGACCTCATCATAGTCATTGTTGTCGTCGCAGCCATGACGGAAATCCATAACTGGCTCAAGCGGATACGTCTGCTTCGCAGCATCGGAACTCATTACGTAATACTCGATCTCGGTCGGACGATACGGTTTGTTACGAAGAGCATGAACATCCTTCCAGGTGTTGATGCGGTATACCTTTGCATCAGGAACGCGTTCTTCGATCTCACGCTGCCATTTGTCTACCATGATCGCCGGAACAAAAACCAGCGTCCGGAACGGCTTCGGTTTATCGGTACCGGAACGAACGGCATGGGTCACATATGGAATCGTCAGACCCATTGGTGTCTTCCCGCTACCCATCTCCCCGATCAGGAAGACATATTTGTCCTCGGCCAACGTATTCGCACAGCCCATTACAACGTCTGCTTGCGGCGGGAACAGGCCGGTTACGCCTTTGGTATTGGCGTGCATATTCGCATGCCAGAGTGAACGGTGATGCTCCTGCGTCATAGGATCAAAGCGGAGCTGTGAGTTCTCCTGTACACGCTGGCCAAGTTCGCCGGCGAAGTTCTCCAGATACACATCCAGTGTTGTGCAGTCTTTTAGCACGGATTCTTCTTCCGTTGGGCCGTCATCGAGAATCGCAAACGGCATCGAATAGGAGCGAATGCCTTCGGAAATAATCTCTTCGAGATCTTCTTCTGTGATGCGCAGCAGTCCAGCCTCCAGATCATAATCACGGCCGTAGCTTTTTACCACAAGCGGTCTGTAATAGCCGAGATCGATACATGTCTGAACGATATCGTCTTTCCATTCCGGCAGCATCGGTGTATTATACCGGTCGTTCAGAACGCGGTAGATTTCCGAATGCGTGTCACCATTCCAGGCCAAGATTAATTCAGGTTCTGGCGGCAGCGAACGCATGCCATTTTCGATGCGAGCAATGTTTTCGATGCGGCGCATCTCTTTCTTTTTTACATCATTCTTGGCTCTCTTCGAGACAAACAAGATGTTCGTCATATCATCAATGCGCTGCTCGTATTTATCAAAGGAATCCTTCTCCTCAATGAAGATGTTAACGGACTCCGATCTTTGGACTTGTTCATCACCTGCAGGTTGAATCACACCGGTTTTGACTTCAGCCATGTCATAAGCAAATATCTTTTGCTTCGAATCGATATTCATTGTATTCGCCAGATATAGATTGAATGAGTTCGCCCGGATTTCTTCCATAACAAGCAAGTCAACATAGGTCTGAGTCAGCGCCCCAGGACCGCGCGCATGAAAATGGAGCCTAAAAAGCTCATCAGATACTCGTATAGCCACGCTATTTCCTCCTTATAGCAATTTATGAAAATTCCCGTTACGATCGAGATATTTAATTCCAATGTGGAAATACTCACGCTCCACTGTTTTAACTTCGGTGCCAGCTTCTGTGTCTTCTTCCTCTGTGACTTCCGTAGACTTCTTCACGACAGAACCTTTTACCAGGTGTCGATCGTGACCTGTTCCGATATATCCATTCAGCAGCCCGCTCGCCAGCGTCAGGGAAACGTGACCCTTATGCAGCTGCGTCGGCGGCTTTGGTATTTGATTGTCGAGTGTGATGCCGTGCTGAATCGCAAAATTTTCAACGACAGCCGATTTCTTAAACATGTGCATGACCTCATCAGGCGTAACCGGTCCAATACGGAAGTTGACGACCTGATCCTTGTGCGACTCCGGCACTTTGTATGCTGGTGTCTCTTGAAATGAGATGACTGGAATATCTTTATACGACTTGTATTTCGTCTGCATGATTTCATAAGGCAGTGTATCTTGACGAACGTTCCTCGCCCGTCTCTTGGCCAGAATCACACACTTGCGCTGATCTTCATATTCTTCGTCTTCCAGTCGCAGGATTTGAATATCCTCATAACTGTTAGCCAGTTTGAATGCGATCTGTCCGTCGATAAACTCCTTCGGCGTAATCATGACCAGGATGCCGCCCGGCTTCAAATAGCGGGTAGCATTCACTAGCATCAGCTTATCATCACGATACGCAGCTGTGCGTTTCTCTTGCTCACGCAGCGCGCGGCGATACGCAATGTTACGTTCTTCGATGGCTTTCTGAATACGCTCTTCCATGTCGGCTTTGCGCTGTTCGATTTCTTCAGCAGTCATCTCCAGTTGGTTGAGATCGAGATGATCCTTTGTAGACTCCAGGCTTTTCTGACGCTGGCGCTCTTCTTCCTCAAAGTCAGGAATCTGAAATGGATCGTAAGAAGAAAAGATGTCATTGATAAAGTAAGGGCTAACTACCGGATTGACGAGAGCCAGAGAGAACACATCGTTACTGATCTTGGATTCGCTCTTATAGGTCGCAATTGCAACACGTTCGAAAAACTCACTAGCCTGCTTGGCCATAAACTGTGCGGGCTCGGCGCCATACAAAAACCGCTCACTGGCGCATAAAGTCAGCTCGTTGAGCGGTTGTCCATCGAATGCTTTAAAATCGAGAGCAGTAATAGGTTTGTTATATGGAAAATCAAGATAGGTGCGTAGGATCCGTGCGGTTCGCTTTGAAAGTGCCGCGTTCATTTGTGTTGGTGCAAAACTCATTTCTTATTCCCCCAGTCAACGCCGATAACCCACGGCTCTTCTTTTTTATATGACAGGCACGATTTCAGTTCAAGGTGCAGCGATTCGATCAATTCGGTTGGGATGCCTTGCTCAAAATAGCCAGACACCGTTTTGACGTTCTTGCTGTGATAAACGGCGGTGTCAACAAAACGCGGACGTGGCTCAATCTCCTTCAGATCGCTGAGTACGATCATAAATGGCGCTGGAGTATCCAGTTCGAGGGTGTTGTCCGGCATCCGCTTGAAGCGCAGGGTCATCTTATAATACTGCTCCTGAATTTTCAGGCGGCGGTGTATAATGGCATATGCTGCCGACTTTCGTTCGTCTTCAACCCAACCCATAGAGATCAGATTGTTGATCGTTATAGGCGCAATACCGATGGTTTGAAAAGGGATTTGATTATACATATAAGCACTAATAAGCTCCACAATATGGGCCTCCATTCTGTAGCATAAGCTATTATATCATGTTTTAGGCATAATAAAAGACGTTACAGGCAGAAAATTGTAACGTCTTACATTATGCTGCTATTTACTTTAGTTTACTGCGGATATGGTCACGAAGGTCTTCTACATCAACAAAACCTTCAGGTCGAAGTTCCATGTCGTAATAAGCGACATCCAAAAGGGCTTCAATTAGCATCGATGGGGTGATTTTCGCACCGCCACGGAATCGTGCGTTATTAGAAGAGAATTTCTTAACAAAGTCCTCGATCTGATCATTGTAAATCTGATACGTGCTGGTTGCCGGAACTTCCCGATACAGCTCGTCCGGTAAATCAGGTCGTTTAATGAAGCGATACTTTGCTGCCCCTGTTACAACTTGTGGCAATCTTACACGCGGCACGGTGCGTTCTTGGCGCGGAGCCGGTTGTTGTTGGATTGGCACGCTTGCTGCAGGTGCAGGTTGTTCCTCTCGCGTTGCTGCTGTCTCCTGCATAACTTCCTTGACTGGATCAGGCGCGCTTCCTTGGCTTACGGGTTGCATTTTCGGCTTCATAGTGGAAACCCGGTTCTGCCCGCCAGCGGCTGCGTTTCTAAACAGATCATCAATACCCATATGTACACCTCCCTCGGCTTTGATTATACGCAATAACCATAGCCGAGGTCAATATATCATATGAAATAGGAAATAGGAAGTATGAATTAGGCGGCAGGCATTGCGGCTTGGACAACGGTTAACACGGATTGAAGCTCGTCAATATTGAGTTCAGTCAAATACGTGAACTGCTTACCAACGTTATTTACGCATTGCGCATGAACGGTCTGGAGGTTGATTCCCATCTGGCCAAGCTGCTGCAGATAGGTGTTGATCTGTCCTTCCACCTGGATACGCTGTTTCGTAATCGTTTCAGTGTCGATGACTTTCTGCATTTCCTCCTGGCTTGCACTGCCACTATGATAACCCAGGTTATCCAGGGCGCGACCGGTGGCGGACTCTTCGCAGTTCTCGACCCAAGCGTATTGATCCGCCTGGCGACCGCCTGCGATCGACAGTGAATAACCGATAGAGTCAGCATTCATCAGAAGACCGATCGAAGCAGCAACGACTGCCGCATTGTCAGCCGTTACTGTTCTGGCCATCTCTGCAACCGCAGCAATCACTTCCGGACTCGACACACGATCCTTCTTATCTTTCCAGATAAGTGTCATAAACACGACAAAGTGGTTTGCGTAGGATACGCCGGAGACCTGCATCGGATAAATAACCGAATCGGGGTAGTCGTTGCGAAGACGCTCCTTTCTCCGTTTTACCGTTTCGTATTTGGATGGGTCAAAGCTGCCGCGCTTACCTCCGCCATTGTTGTTATAGTTGCCTGCTGCCATGATACTTCTTCCTTCCTATTATTTATTTATTGCTCAAGATGTTCGTAATACTCCGCAATCTGCTCGGGACTGAATGCGCATCCATCGATTTCAAACGAAGTGAGGATTACGGGGACGAATGTTGTCTCTTCAGGATCCAGATAACATTGGTAGTTAACCTCGGTAAGTTGCAGCTTGGTTAAAAGCTCAGCTGTAACATCTTTTGGATCAAGGCCAATTTCAAGATACTCATCATCATGAGCGGATGCAAAAAATTGATGGTCAACTTCAACAACCCAGTATCCTTCTCCGTCAATGTCTGAATTGCCAGTCAACTGATCCCAATCAAAAGGGATTGTATTGCCGTTTTTGTCTACTACAGAATAACCGCCGCAGGTAAACACCTCGGGTTTAACGCTAAGCGGCTGCTCGCTTCTAAAAGTCAATTTTGCTTGCATGTGAATCCTCCTATACTTCGTTTAGAATTGTTTTCAAAAACTCTGGCCCCTGGGTGTGCAGGATGTGAACAGCATTGACCATCGATAGAACTAAGGAAGGGTCATCTATCCACTGATCCTGAGTCCAAATGACAATTTCTTGGTCATTCTGATCATAAATGCGCAGCTCATCATCGGTCATTTCGATGCGCCCTTTGGCTTCGGTTTTGCGATCGAAGTATTCAGAGGTGTAGTCCTCTATAATGCCTCTGTCATCCATAATACCAACAAGCCCCATGCCTGAGAAGTTTGTATTAACTACAGGGTATTCCTTTCCCTCGGTCAAATCAAAGTCACTTGTGTTGGCAATCAGAATATCGCCAGGCTTCCAGTTTTCATCAGCAGATTTCATCCATGGATCTCCCATAAGGCTTCCTCCTTTATATTTTTTCGACGTCAATAAGCGCTCGTGTGACACGGTACCTTTCGCGGCCATGATTCAAAGTTGTAACCAGTCCAGACTGTAGAACAGACAAAGCGGAAGCAGATAACAAATCGCTGCCTACGTTGGCCTCATCTCCGATCAACAGCTCATAATCATCCCATTCGTCGCCACAACTGCAATCGACAACATTGGTTTCACCAACGGGCTGGCATTCGCAATTCGTCAGATCCTGTACGATAACTTCTTCATACGTATCCAGCAGCTCGCGGGCCGAGACTAAAGATTCTATAACCCTGCCGGTTACTTTGCTGGTAATCTTTACTGGGACTTTCATTCCATTCACCTCTTCCTAAGATACAATCGTTTGGTTGCAGCCGGCGCAGCGAATAGCGCCTCTGATGGTCTGCTCCCAATGGTCATCGCTTCCGCAGCTGCATGTTACTTCTTCCAGCGCTTTATCCCAAATTTCATCCAGGATGCCTTTTAAAAAGTGCCTTGTCATATCACTTCACCATGTAGATACCTTTCTCTTGGTAATGCGTTACATGTCCGCGTATAGACTCGTAGTTGATTCCAAATAGCTCGGATGCTTGGCGGATATAGATATCCTTCTCAATCGGGTCCTCAATACTGCTGAGAACCTGGATGACTTTCTTCATCCGCTCGTTCTGCAGCTGGCTGATCTTGGACTGATGGTATACGATGCCTTCATGTGTATCCTGATAAATCTTCTTCAGGCGATACTGATTAACCGGCATCGTATAATGCTCGACAAAGCGGGCAAACGAATCATCTACCATATTAAACTGGTCACAGGCTGTGCATGGATCAAGACCAGGCATCAGTGCTAAAACAAACGGCTCAATGTCATGTTCCTTGAGGATTTTGGCATCACGCATCGTTGCGGATTCACCGGCTTCATCCCCATCTCTCATAATAATGGCTGTCTTTGCACCAGCCCGCTTCAGAAGTTTCACTTGGTTGGCAGTCAGCGCGGTACCCATGGTAGCCACGGAATGCTGTGCGCCGTATTTGTGGAGCTTCATAACGTCCGTCCAGCCTTCTACAATGATCGCAGAACCTAAGCGACGAATATAATCCTTAGCGATATGGATGCCATACAGATTATCGCCTTTGACGAACTCTGGATACGGATGATTCGCATAGTTCGGGTCGTCTTTCTTCAGACCGATGCGGTCCAGATACTTAACGATCGGCGGCTTATTGTCTGCTTTAAGCTGCTCGTTCTTTTCTTTCAACACGCCATCCGGCAGCAGCACCCGACCGGTAAAGCTGATCAGATTGCCCCAGAAGTCGTAAAGAGAGAATACAAGGCGGTCTTTGGTGTTCCGGAAATCCAGAACTTCATCGTCACCAATACCTAAATTCCAAAGTTTAATATCGTTCATGTTAAATCCACGCTGGTACAGATAATTGATCGCGTCTGGATGAGCCAGCAGACGCTCATGAAAACGTCTGCCGGACTGTTCACAGTGCTGCACCCAGCTTGTGCGAAGCCTATCTCGCTGGGCTTCTTGCGGATTCATCGGTGGAAGAGGGATATTAAGAAAAGCGGAGAGCCATTCAATAGCCCCCGCCATGTTTGCATTTAAGATGCCTTTGAGAAAGCCATACACATCGGAAGCCTGGACGCTGCTGTGATTCCTGGAACCAGCGCCGCAGGCGTGACAGTAAAACGTTTGTGTATCGGAGCGGATCTGCATTGAAGGCGAATGATCATTATGAAACGGACAGACTCCAAACACATTGTTCCCCATTGTATTAAGTTGAGTAAATTGACTGATGACTTGGACGATATCAGCCTTGGCTTTCAAGTCTGCTTTATAATCGTCTGGATAGAATGCGGCCACAGAGCGCACCTCCTTCGTTTATTTCAAAAAGCCTTTGCCGTCGTCAGACGGCCTAATTCTGTCGCATGGATAAAAGAAAAAGCTCTTTTATTTTATCGCCTATGTCCTTGCGGAACTCTGTTCGATTCAGGTACATCGCATGAGCAGGCTGTTCGACAAATGTATCAATGGTATAGAGCAGAGCCTGGTAAATATCTTTCGCACGCTGTTCGGATTCTTTATCTTTACCTTTTTGATCGGTAATTTGATTGACCGCTTGACTCAGCGTTGTCACCTGGCTCTGTAAGTTTTGGATTTCCTCAAGATTCCTATTTCTTTCATCCAAGAGGGACTGGATAAACCTCTTATCCTCCACAGTAGAAAGCTGATCCGTCAAATCCTTGAAGAAGATTTGAAACTGAAGCAAGCTTTCAGAGGCAATTGATAGAATCTCCCGGTCATCTTTCGTCAAGATCGTCTCAGCTGAAGATGACTTTCTTCTGGCTTCATAATCACGTATTTCGTCGTCAAGCGACTTTTCTCTTTCGATGATCGCCTGTTGAAACTCTTTATCATCCAGCGGAGAAGATGACGATTGCTCCTGAACCTCTTCTTGCTGCGGAGCTTCCTGCTGCTGAGTATCTGCCGTATGATCCTTTTCTTGCTCTGGCTGCGGTGCAGGCGGCTCTTCAACAACATCAGGCTCTTTCTTTATCTCGTTATTTTGAGCAGATTGCCCTGTTCCAGATGGCAGATAATTGCGAAGATTCTGTCTGAGTTGAGCAATCAAATCTTGGTTTTCTTCTGGATTAATCAACTTCGCCTGCTTAGGAAGACCCGCTGCGCCAAGCCGGTAAACCTTCTTCTTTTGAGGACCAACCATATCGGTAAGCACCAATTTTCCTTGGTTGGTTAATACCCCCAAATGATGAGTCATAGTTGCCGTGGCGACATTGAACTCCTTTGCTAATGCAGATGGTGAAATCGCAATATTTCCGACTTCATCCATATGGGTTTTAATATATTCGAACAGTTCGTCGCGATCGACCTTTCGTTGTGGAGCAGCGCTCATATTGTTCTTCCTTCCCGTTTCGTTTATTGTGAGCCCCGTAGAGGGCTTTCCCCCACTTGCATTATAAACGAAAAGTATCAACGGATGCTAACTTTTTGGTTTAATTTCGGAATGGAAAATTAATTCTTCTGGCAGCTCATCCAGGAAGCGGGACGGATCCTGTGCCGTCTTGCCTCCTTTGAAGTTGGTTCGTTCGCGGGTTGTCGTTAAAATAATCTGATTTTCCGCTCGTGTAACAAGAACGTAAGCCAGACGTCTTTCTTCTTCAACGTCCTCTGGATTAAAGCTTCTCCAGGAAGGAAACAACCCTTCGTTCATCCCAACACCGAAGACTACCGGGAACTCCAATCCTTTACTGCCGTGGATGGACATCATCCGGACAGCGTTATCCTTTTCGTTGTTATCAAAGTCCATAAGCAGGGAGATTTCTTGCATAAAATCCGTCAACGTTTTATCTGGATTTTCTTCTTTATATCGCTCGACAAGACGAAGAAACTCGTTGATATTGTCTACTCTCTCCTCGGCTTCTTTATCTTTCTTTCCGGCCCACATCGCCATGTAGCCGCTTTGCTCCAGCACATAATGGACATACCTGCGGATATCCAGATGAGTCATGGAATCGAAGTGATCCAGCATACCAAGGAAATCGCGTACTCTGCCGCGTGGACCCTTCTTGATCGTTGGGATATCATCGACGTTCTTCATCGCGCGGGCTACGCTAACTTTATTGTTGTTGGCGTATTCTACGATATGGTTTACGGTTGTGTCACCGATGCCGCGAGATGGCTTATTGATAATTCGAGTGATGGCTCCATCGTCTTTACGATTGACGATCGACTTCAGATAAGCGACAACATCCTTGATTTCTTCCCGCTGGAAAAAGCCGGTGCCGCCCACTACCTTGTACGGAATCATGTTGTGCATAAACATTTGCTCGAACGGGGCAGACTGATCATTGGTGCGATACAAGATCGCAAAGTCGCCGTAAGAATGCGTACCGGCTTTGACCATTTTCTGAATCTGATACGAGATAAATGCAGCTTCCGTTTGCTCATTCTGCGTTTTCATAATCAAGATCGGATGCACGTTCATCTCTGGGTTGTGCGCCTGCAGTTCCAGTCGAACATGACTGTTCTGCTTCATCAGCTCATTGCCAGCCCGAACGATAACATGGTTCGATCGATAATTTTTAAACAGCCGGACCGTTGTGCAAGGGAAATACTGTGATTCGAAGCTGAGAATCAGGTTTACTACAGCACCCCGGAATTTATAAATGGATTGCTGGGGATCACCCACGACAAAGATATTATTATGTGGGAATGCCAGCAGCCGAAGCAGGTGATACTGAGCATGGTTGGCATCCTGATATTCGTCCGACAAAACGAATTTAAACCGGGTCTGCCAGTACTCACGAGCATCTGGATGTTCTTCCAACAATGTAACGACATTCATAATGAGATCACCGAAGTCCATGGCATTCATTTCCTTCGCCATCATCTGAAAGTCGCGGTAAACCAGAGAACACATCCGGTCACTAGCTGTCTCTGCTTCTTCGTGCATGCAGTAGTCCGGCGTAAACAGGTTATTCTTAGCATTGTCCATATAGTGCATAGCTAAACCTGGCTTTGTTCCTTCCTCGACATTGTGCATTTTATAAATACGCTTGATCAGGTCCAGCGAGTCGCCGGCATCCATGATCGTAAAGTTGCTCTCATAACCGAGCAGATGCCCATGCTTGCGCAGAATGCGAACGCACAGGGAGTGAAACGTCCCCATCCAGAGATCACGAACGGTCTCTTCACCGACTGCCTTCGCGATACGCTCTTTCATTTCCTTGGCGGCTTTGTTCGTAAACGTGGCCACAAAGATTTCGGATGGCTTCGCACCCTGCGCCAACATGTTAGCGATTCGATACGTCAGCGTTTTAGTTTTACCGCTGCCGGCACCTGCGAGAACCAGGACGGGGCCATAGATAGCCTCTGCTGCAACACGCTGCTCCGGATTCAACTCGTCAAGCAGCTCCCTTACCTTTTCCATCGATACCACGTTTTTAATTTCTCTCTCCTCAATAGCCATCTATGACCCTCCTGTTGTGAATATAAAATCATAAAGATTCCCTTTATGTAAGAAAGCCGCAATTATGCGGCTTTCCAGATCGATCGTATGCTGAATTATGGAGTCGGCTCCACTGCTGGTTCGCCTTCTGCCATCGCTTCGTTGAAGCGTCTGCGGAACGTGTTTGCATGTTCATCCGTGATTTGAAGATTGCGTTTATAATCATTACCGCCACCAGCGATAGTGCCTACATAGCTCTTCTCTGCACCGACATACTTTTTCAGAACTTCCTCGAAAACTTCAGCCATCTTTTTCGTATTTGCCATTGTTGTTTCACATCCTTTTTACGAAAATGTAACGCATTACTATTTTAGCATAAAGGATGTTTACATGCTATCGTCTTTTTGCTGAACCGATTAAAAACGGATACAGCTGGAACAGCTGGCGATATACTTCCTCGAACGTTTGGCGAATATCCCACTGGGCTTCCTCGCTCGTTCTGAGGTTAATCAGATGGTAAGCCTCCCACAGATCGAAGTGAGCAATAACGCGGCGCCTGAACGCATTCAGAATGATGTACGGCGCCGCAGCTTCGGTCTCCTTCTCAGAAGCCAGCTTCTTGAACAGCTGCTCTGCTTTCTCAGCCAGATCGAACAGCAGCCCCTGCAGCCCAGCTTCGATAATGCGCGGCGGCACGGTCACGCCATGATCAGGAGAAGGCTGACTGAATACAAAGTCGGTCTTCCGATTATGACGCAGCAACTGATGCCAGTTGGCTTCGGAAACCAGCAGGTCGAATTTGAAATCTACCTGACGGAAATATTCGGGCGGCGCGTCATGGTTGCCTATTTCGAACAGGATCTCCTGCAGGAAACCCGTTTTGTCTTCCATGACACGGGCGCGACTGTAAGCTTCCGTATAAGGAATACCTGTTACTTCAGAGATTGCGCCGGCAATAACCGAATTGATCGCATGCGTTGGGTCTGGCCCATCCAGCAGGACAACCTGGCTATTCACCGCGTAGTCTGCAACGGGCTGATCCGCCATCAACCATTCCGTGCGCTGCTTGCTGTTCACCTTATATTGAGAAGGTGTCGCATGCTTGAGCAGAGTCGGCAGAATCTTGGTGATCTCCGTTTTCAGGTCATCAGCCAGCTGCTTCACTTCCGGATAACGGCTTGCGCCCATCTCGGCAATGCCATCGCGCCAACTGCGACCGTTTGCAGTCATGCCAAGCTGCGTATACATAGCCATCGGCAGCACGTAGCGAGCATCTTCGAAGGCAAGCTTCATCAGATCGCTCTCGCGCTTCGCTTCCGACAAACCAGATGAAGGATGGAATAAGTCTTTATCCTTTTCCTTCAGGTGTTTGTATACGCCGTCGATCAGCTGCTCGAATACATCATAGCATTCGTTCATAAAGTCTTCGTACTCCTGCCAAAGCGGATTCGGAACCATATCACGAGTGATACCATTCGGATTCGGGATCGACTGTGGCAATGGATTGTGCCAGTCACCGCGCTGCGGCTTCTGGTAGCGCTGCGAGTACTCGGTAATGGAGTAGAAGGTGTTGGACAGCTCCAGCTCCGCAGAGGCCAATCTGGACACCTTCTCGATACCGACATGCGATACAGCATGCTCAGCGACAGAGGAATGGCCATAGGCAACCGTCCATTTCTCATGGAATGCTTTGGCTTTCTCTGACAGCTTTTCAAAACCAGCGGCATTCACGTCCGCCGCATCGATTAACCCATCTTGAATCGCTTGCTGCAGATGCTCCTTGAATGACTTCGGTGAACGACTCACCCAGGCAAACAGCACGGCGATAAACTCTTCCGGCAGATTGGTGATTGCATATACATTTCCGTCCGGATTCGTTACGAATGGAGACAGATCAGGCGCGGTCAGCTGAAACTCCGGCTGCTCGGCAACTTTCTTTGTAGTACGTCTAGTCGTTTTCTTCTGTTGTTCGGTCACGATTGTTCTCCTTCGTTTTGCCTTTAAGCATAACGCCGGCGAACATCAAACGTAGACCGATCATTATGCCAATGGCATTGATAATATCCAGTGTCCATTCCGTAGCAGATTGAGCTACCTCGTTCCAACCGAATGCTGCGGTATACACGATATTTGAAATGAACATAATTACAGTGATGAATGTTCCGCGTTTATGCTTTTTATCATACTGCGGATCGCGAGGAAGTATCTTCGCGACCGCAATGAGTATGCTAAAAAGAAGAGACAGCGAAGCATAGGTAACAAAATCATTTACTTGCATCTGTCACACTTCCTTTTTGCAAGACTTCTCGGACTCTAACCGCTGCACTGTTGGCTTCTTCGATCATCGCTTCATGATAGCCAGCAGAAGCAACGATATAGAAATCCTCAATACATTCGCTCAATGCGCCACGAAGTCGCTCGATTTCCGCTTTCTGGTCTTCGATGATACTCGATTGAATATCAATCTCATCTTTTCTGCGGTCATCCTGGATTTGAGCAGCATGCTTAACAATCTGCAGCTGAGTTTCGAGATCCTGCATGTTAATTCATGTCGTTGAAGACGTCGGTAAATCCGCCGCCATCATAATACTCAGGCTTCTTGCCTTCATCGATTTGCGTACCGACGTTATTCAGGTGCAGTTCGATGTTCTCTGTAACCTTGGTGCAATCTTCACCTTGTCCGTTGAGTACTTCGAAAGCGACGCCGCCGCTTTTACCGATTGTAAATTTCACTTTTTTCTCTTCCATGTTAAGCTACCTCCGTAAATTTAAGTATGATGATTTAGATGAAAAGGGTTGGCCCCGTTACCGGAGCCGGGCAGATTACATCCAGGTCGAAGCGACCAGTTCCAGCTCGCCTTTATCGTTGCGGGCGATCGTGTCATAGTCGATCGAGAAACCATTGCTTTCACACATGTCGATAACCATGTACTTATCGTGCAGCTGCGCTACTTGATTAGTGAATTGCTTTTCGGAAAAGCCAGTCATGAACCAGTCCGCTACACATTCCAGTTTGGCTTTGCCGTCCACGACGTTCTCTTGGAAACCGATTGGAACCAGTTTACCTTCTTTGTTGAGGACAGCCAGACGAACGTTGCGCGTTTGTTTGTAGTAGTCCGTAACAGTTGTATTTTCTTTGAAGCCGAGGCCCATTTCTTGCAGAGCCTTCTTCAAAAATTCGACGTTGTTGACTTCACATTTGTAAGCTTGAAAGTGAGACATGGATAATTCCTCCCGAAATATAGTGGTTGCGCCCTAACCCCACCGTCATGCGCCTGCCGCGGCGGCACCCAAAACGTGCCGTGTGGTTCCCCAGGTTGTTACAGATTATATTTTCCGGCTATAGCACGCAGCAGACCTGCGCGCTTTTTTTGTGACTCGACGACTTCGTTATAAACGTCTGTTGGCAGCTGAGTCAGCTCTTCCTCCGTATACGTCCTTTGAATAAGGTAAGAAGCATTTGCTGCGAACACATTGAAGGATTCCATGAACGGCGGCTTCAATTCAGAATAGATGACGTTATCTTGAAGCTTTTCGTTAATCTCTTTCATCTGTCTTTCCAGATCACGAAGCTCTTCCAAGGCGAAATTAATCGCTCGGCTGAGCTGAGATTGTGTGTCTGGCCGCAGCGGCTGGATCATCTCCAGCGCTTTACGGCGGGCTTCTTCACGACAGTAAGCCATATATTCACTTCCTTATCAGCTAAATTCGATCTCATCACCAAGGATGCGAAGCGGGCTTGCTTTAGACGATTCCGGCGTAGACGCCTGTCCATTGTGCAGATAATTGTGCTCTGCACTGGATACGCAGACCGCAGAATGCTTGGCCCACTCGCGCAGGTCATTGACCAGCGATGGATTTCGCTTAGCGATCGGAACGATCTTCTCAGCCTGCTCCTCAAGGTCTGCCAGCGCAATATAGTGAGACTTGCGCTGTGCCTTGCGGAAAGCAGCATAAGCACGTCGGCCGGCTTCGGACACTGCTTGCTCAATTTCAGCACCGGTGAACTCTTCCATCTTGGAAGCCAGGTCTTGAAGGTCGATCTGATTAAATGTATCCAGTTCCTCCGACTCGCCTTCAATGATTTTGTATCCGCGCTTCTTTAGGTGAATGCCCAGGATCTCCGCGCGTTCCTGCGTGTGCGGCAAACTGACGAACATGATTTCATCGAAACGACCGGCGCGAGTCAGTTCGGGCGGCAGCTTGGTGATATCGTTCGCTGTGGCAATAACGAATACGGGCTTCTCTTTCTCAGACAGCCACGTCAGGATTTCCTGAACCACGCGGGAGAGGGTACCAGAGTCCGACTTATCAGAGCTGGACATACCAGAAAGACCCTTCTCGAACTCGTCCATCCAGAGAACACACGGAGACACCTGTTCAGCAAGCTTCAATGCACGAGAGATATTCTTCTCGGATTGGCCGACTTTGGAGTCCATGATGTCGGACATATTCATCTTCAGAAGCGGAAGGTTCCACTGATGAGCGATGGATTTCGCTGTCAGAGATTTACCGGTACCCGGTACACCCGCCATAACCACGCCACGAACCGGATCGACATTATAGTTACGGGCTTCGGGATGAAACGCATAATACGCATCGTCCGCCCATTCTTTAAATCGATCCATTGCGCCGACATTATCCATGTTGCCGAGCTTGGTGATATACTCCAGCAGACCGGTTTTACGGATAACTTGTTCTTTCTCAGCCACGATCTCCGACAACACGATAGCTTTGTGTTTGGAAATCGATTTGCGCAGGATGTTGGTGATTTCGTTTTGCGTCATTCCCACCAGTGCATGCACGATCGCATCATATTCGCGCCCTTTGGGAACAGGCAGTTCTTGTTTCTGAAGCATCTTCAAGCTGGCTTCGAGCAGTGATGTTACACGGTCACGATCCGGCAGGTCAAAGTTGATCACGGAGATCAGTTTTTCCAGCTCCAGTGGAATGGATGCTTCCGGTGCAGTCAGGATGATAGGTTTGTATACATTGCTTGGCGTTTCCAGCCAGTCACGCATTTTACGCTTCGCCTGCGCATTTGGCCAGACATCGTGGAAGTCGCGGATGACATACATGTTCTGCTTGTCGTCTTTGGCGATTGCATCGAAAAGCTGAATCGGATTGTCCGCTTTCTCTCTTGTTTTGCCGGTGATGGCATCCACCAGCCCCGAAGTGACAGACCAGAAGTATACGTTTTGGTAGCCCTTCTCCTGGGCGATGTGTTTCAAGTTTTCGATAAAGCGGGATTCCTCGTAAGTTTTAACCAGAATGGCTCTGTGCCGCGAATTAAGCAGCACAGAAAGTTCGTCCACAGATGATTGTTGAATAGCAGTTGACATGTATAGTCCTCCTCAAGACGGTTAAATTAAAATTCGATATCAGTAAATAGGTCTTCCAGTTTGTTTTGCTCCGCGCGCTTCTGACTGGAACGAAGAATAGCACTTCGGTCGGAAACGAACTTCTCTTTGTACTCCGGATAGAACACATCATCGGCAGTCAGGTTCTTCAGCTTCTCACGGGAGCTGGATGCCTCCTTGATCATATCCGATTGCGTCATATCCATATCCTTCTGAATGGATACCTTGGTCGGCTCCAGACGCAAGGAGAAGGAAGCCAGAACGGAAGATTCAGGTGCGGCAGCCTTAACATTGGTCAGAGAATAGGCGATGTTATCATCGGTGTTGTAAAAGACGAACACATACCGATCGATATTATCCAGAATGGTGCTTTCATTGCCGATCGACATCGTGACATCGTGGATATAGTAATAATTAGAATCACGATTCTTCTCGACAATGATCTGCATGGATTCGAATACGCCAACTTCTTCTCCGGATAAAGTATCTCGGATCAGGCCCAGCCCTTTGTCGTAATCATGGATTCCGGTTTTCAGGAACAAGCGACCTTGTTGTTTCTGCTGAAGAATGTATTCGGAAATGGATCGTCCGGTCATTTCTCTGAATAGGGGTGTCTGCTCGATGCGCAAATTCTTGTTTGCGTCGGCATGAACGATGTCCGACATTAACTTCTCGAACACATCTCGCTCAACCGGTGTTTTGATTTCCTCCGGCAACTTCGACACGAAGTAAATGTGGCGATCGTCATCCGGCAGAATAGCCAGGGAAAAATCGACCTTTTGTGTGGACATATTCTCAAAAGAATAAATGTGATCTGGATTCATGACCGTCTTGTGGACGATAGAATAATCCACGTAATCCATTTCACCAGGTTTGTTCGGGTTAGGGATTGGCATGTGAAGAACCTCCAATAATTCTTTGTAATGTCGGTGAGCAAGTACGTTTTGCGTATGCTCATAAGGCGTAATGCGCTGCTGCAGATAAATGTCGTTGAAATCATCAAGAGCAGCAGAAAAGCTTTGTATAAGGTCTGGCATGGGCTGACGGAAAAGATCAGGCAGCTCAGCTCCCAGTTCAGGCGGATTCAGCGCAATAGACCGCAGCGCCAGAAAGGTATTGTTTGGATCGCGTCTGGACATCTCGGCAGCAGCGGCCGCTTCAAGAGCAGGCGTCAGATCAATCACAGGTGCATCATCTTCATATGGCACGACATCTGCCAAGTCATCGAAATCAAAGTCGTCCATCAGACACCACCTAACAGAGCCATCTCTTTATCTCGCTTGCGATACAGTTTTTTACAGAGGTCGTCGCAATAGGTGTTCGTTTGAATCTGCAAAGCATGACCGCAGCACTTACAATGCTTCAGGCGTGAATGTTCATCCATCCACTCGTCAGCATGCAGGTAAACAAATGCCGGTTCTTTAGAAAGTGTCTTTTGCGTATCGAATACACGTTGGTTGCTCGAACCAATAAACATACCGTCATTCATATATTTCTCGGTCGGAATCCGGTATTTCGACTGATAGTCGCCATCGACCAGAATATCGATGACTTCCAGCAGCTGTCGGATTTGTGCCGGAGTGGCAATAGTAAAGCGCTCTTTGTTCTCGTCCCAGCTTTCGCTATAGGCGAGCAGCGTCTCCCTTACGGCTTCGTCATCGCCTTTACGAATGCGATAAGTAATCCCGTTATTCAGCAGATTCTCAAGCGTATAGGCTGTATAAACCACGATATGGAATCGCTTGTTATGGCGTTTCAACTCTTTACATAATCGAATAAGATTGCGCGTTTGAAGCAACGGCTCACCGCCGCAAAATGTAACTTGAAGATTCCACGCATCTCGGATAATCATATCGGCTGTCTCTTGGATGTGCATATCCCGGCGTAGACCTCCAAATTCCCACGTAGAGGGATTGAAGCAGCCTTCGCATGGATTTACTATGCCACGAATACAACCTTTCAAAAACAGTTCCAGGCGCTTTCCTGGCCCTGCTGTTGTCGCATCTTTGGTCACGCCAATAAAACGCATTTGATCGCGATCTGGATGCAGCTCGTCGTTCATTTTCATAAGGACACCTTCTCACATTGTAATGCGTTACATTTAATATAAACTATAACATAGGGAAAAACAAGCAGAATCCAAAGTATTTTTGAGCAATAAGAATTATTACATTGGAAACTGTACGGCGTTGCATTCATACAGTTTCCTATATCTTAATTCGAACAAAAAAGGCGCTACATCGATCGTAGCGCCTTTATATTCAGTTCATGCGAATAGACAAGGATTTGCTGGAAGGAACATACGATACGCAGTCTGGAATCCATTGTTTGAACTCTTCGATTGTTTTCTCGATAAGCGCATCCTTTTCCTTATGGACCTCTTTCTTGAGCTCCGCATACTTCACCTGGATGATCTTCTTATCAGCCGGCTTTTTGATTTCCTTTACTTCTTCGTTATACTTCGCGTCCAGTGCGTCCAGCTCAGCCTTGCGTTTAAGCTCGATACCTTCAATCGAAGTATCCAATAAACCAGTAAAGTACGCTTTGATTGCTGTTTGGTCGTACTCGGGTTTCTTGAGGAATTTATCCTTGTCTTCCCGAGTCTCAATCAGAGTAGTCAGTGCATCCAGGTCGGTGATCTCCACTTTATGTTTATTGGTCCGCGTGCTGACTGTAGCAACATCCAAAACGACGCTGCCGCCGCGCTGAAGAGCATAGTTGTAAATGATCTCATTGATCTGCTCAATCTGATTATCTTTGCTTTTGATGCGTTGATTCCACTGATCGACAACGGCATCTTTCATTTCCTTGAGGCTGTCTCTTTCTTGCGTCAGATACTTACGGCGAATAACCATACGACGAATGTCCAGATCGTTAAACTCTCGGACAACACCGCCATTCTCCTTGTACTCTTCCAGCATGGCGTCCAGCTCAAGCATCATATCTTCATGCTCAACCATATGAGCCATATTAAGCAAGTTTGTCATACCAATCACCCTTTCGTTTTCGTAAAGCCCTTGCCGGCGTCAGTCGGCTTGGTCTTCGAGTTTGCTGCGGTAATACTGAACCTGTTCTTGAAGTACCTGGATGATCTGCACATAGGCAAGCATCCGATCGTAATTCATCACGACATAATCTTGATCCTGATCTTTGAAGGTGAAGGGGAGAAAGTAAAACTCACGATTCATGAGTTTTGCCTCCTCCTCCAGCTTATCCAGCCATTCCTTCTTAATCGTAATTTGCTTGGCACCGGTCGAGCTTAACGTGCCGCGCTCCTTATATTCCGCAAGGGCTGCAGTGAGGGCTTCTTCTGTAATCATATCGCCCAGCGCGTAATATAAGGCTCCTGATGCGATCTGCCGCTTGGCTACATCCTTTGCCTGAGAAACCGCCTGGTTGTATTTCTTGGTTCCACGCTCCTCAAACGCCATGCCTTCCTTCTTGCTCTTTTTGGCCCCGGATTGTTGACCCAGGCGGCGCTGTTCTTTCTTGGGGCGGAACATATTGTATCCGAAACACTTTCGGCAGGACTTCCCCAGGTTGGCGCAGTTGTCAGCATGCTCGCATTCGGACATGATTGATCCCTCCAATATATATGAAATAGCGGCCTGGAGAACCAGACCGCTTTCTCTGTCTACTTTGACAACGACTCGTATTCAATCTTGAGTAAGGCATTGCTGGTGATTTTCGCACCAAGCTTTCCTTCGATGGCTTTGATTGTTGCTTGCATTGAGTAATACAGGTTTAAGATATTGGCTTGCAGTTCATACAGATTGACAGCCTCAAAAGGATATCCCTCAACAGGAAACCTCCGGGCATGTTGGATGCCGCCAGCGCGTCTCGCTGCATCATTAGCACCCGAGTATAGATCCTTCAGAACACTCTCAAGCAGGCCGTCCATGATATCTTTCATTCTGCGTATTCGGCCATAATCATACGCAGCGCGAGTATAGAGCTCATCCAGTCGCATATTGAAGTCCAATAATGTGACTGTTGAATTTTCTTTTGGAACTTTTAAATTCTTTGTTTCATGTTCGTAATTTGAGGTTAATTCATTCCAGTACATCAAATCTTCCATAAGCAGAATGTCGATTACAGCCACATACAGTCACTCCTCGCGGAATTACATTAATACATATTGAGTGGGTTGAAACTCCCCAATTTCATCCCGAACACTCTGATCGATCTCGATCGAGTTCGTAAAGCGACAAATGACTTCCACAAATCGTAGAATGCCGTCATCGTCGTAGACGGGCTTTAATTTGGCTCGGTAAGACTCTCCCGTAAGTCCACTGCTGATGAAATCCACAGTCTCACCATTCCATGCGCGAGAATAGCACTCCCGCGCATTGTCCACGTACTTTTCAGGCATAAATTCCTCTGAAAGCTCTTTGCCCAGAAATTGATAGGAAGTTACTCCAATTCTGCAGCAAAATTCATAGTCTGCCTCAACATGTACAAGCTTCCCTTTGACCATTGCTATACGGTAATACGACTCGTCCAGCGAAGGGCGGTCAAACTCATCCAACATATTCGACATTTTATCGCAGAGCACGTCACCCATCAGGTTTTTTACCATGCCGCTGAATGCGGGATTATTGGCAAAAGAAAGCGCTAGGCTTTGGCGGTAGTCATCCCCACCTAAAGCTCCGCCATTCATGACGGAGCTGGCTACCCAGCGCGCAACAGTATCAGATGTGCGTGATTGTTTGGTCAAAGTATTAAGCATGTGGACATGTTCCCCCTTGGCGGTCTTAATGAGTTTTCACAAGATAAGCTCGAACTCCTTCGCCAACTTCGGTAATTCCAAGGAATTGTCCCTCGGTGAATGGATTGAAATCACCCGTGTTGATCTGTTTAAGATCATTCTGCAGTGATTCCAGTGTCTGATTCAATCTTCGAATCTCTTCATTCTTGCCGTCAAGTTGAAAGTACAACTGCTTTTTCTCTGTTTTCAGCTGATGAATCTCTTTGTCACGATTCTTCAGCATGGTTTCGAATCTGCGCAGGTGGCTGTTCAATTTGTCGGCCAAGTCCATGATGTCAGACACTTGCTTCTCTTCATCGGGAAGTCCCAGGAAGACATACTCGTTTGGCTGTGAGCTATCTGGTGATTGTTTGATATCGATTATGCCTTCAGACTTCAAACGATTCACTGCGCGTGAAACGGTTGCTGTACTGATGGCGGGATCCGATTTTCCCTTACCTCCGCCTACTGAGCGCACATTACGAACGGCGATGCGGTCTTTAAACATTGCACTAATGTTTTCAGCCATTTGCACCATCGATTCATGAACAGAACCCGTAATACTCGATTTCTGCTTAATATACTCGTAGACCAATAGTTCATTCTTGGTTAGGCGGCTTTCTAAATAATTTTCGGACACGATTGTTCATCCCCCTCGCAATTTTGCATTGCCTTTTGGCACAAAGCAACGCACACTACTCCACTTGTTAACGATATTATAACACGTTACAAAGCGAAAAGATAGAATGCGCCGCATTTTAAGTATGCGGCAATAGCGGAAGAGGCATATTACTCCGAAAAGCTGACGATTGCGCGAATTTTTGAAGGATTAAGGCATAAAAAAGGCCGGACAGTATACCCAAAATGTAATAGGTTTCTGACCAGCCCTAGCTGAACATCACTATTTCAGCTAATTGCTTATCGTTTAATGAAAGGCTTCTCTTTGAGCGGGAACACCGCCAGCAAGAGAAGGTTCGGTAAGTATCATTTTTTCAAGGTCCATGTTTAAGTGACATACGCAGACGCAATAAGAATTAGGAATGCCGGATGACAACTGGATTTGCTGGATTTGAACTCCGTGTCGCAAAGGCTCCACCATTTTGGTGAGGATCGGCATCAACTGCTCTGCCCATTGATCAAGCATAGCGTCTACAACACCAGATATCTTCAACTGACTAAACATGGTTTGCTCCAACATTGTGAAATCAAGCCTACTACGGAAGATGATTACGGAATCCACGATGCGTACCTTGCAATCTAACGGACCTCTACCGGTCGATGCTTTAATGACCTTGGCGTAATCCGCAGCAAGTCTTCTCTCTAGCTGTCTTATTTCCATAAAAGCTCACACTCCTGCTCGATCTCTTTGGAATCCTCACGTTTCCATCGATTACCGATTTACTTTTTCGATTATAAAGAATCTATCAAAACATGTCAACGAAATTATGGAACGAAATTGAAAAAAATTTGAAATACTTACTGTCATTAACTTACGAAAGCTTCGCCTTGTCATTCAATAGATTCTGCACTGCCGCATCCACTTCAACGTCGTATATGCCTCTTACCTTAGCAATGGCTTTGATCTCGTCTACGCTATAGACGCGATAACTGTGACGCAGACTCTTTTTTATCGATCGTCGGGCCGGTGGGATGAGGTTTTTTTCTTCCCAGTACTTGATGGTATCCTTATGGACGCCAAGTATCCGGGCTGCCTGGTGTATTGTAAAATCCCTTATCATGCTGTCTTCGTCCCCCGCAAAACATTTAATATATAACTCAATTGCCCCTGAATCGTGTCGAAAACCATAGATTCCTGGCCGTCTTTCGCATCCGCAAATGAATAGGTCGCAAGAGCGTAAGTGTGGGGCGTAATCTGAACATACTGGCCAAACTGCGGCTGCTGCATTACAGCGGTTGATGCTTTGTAACCCAAGCAGACCACAATCGATGGCCGGACAGTCAAGATTTCGCTCGTCAGATGATGTGTGCAACGCTCCGTATCGGAGGACTCTGCGCACTTCGTAAGCGAAGTCAAATAAACGTCTTTCAGATCAATGCCCGTCTCCACTAAAAGCTTACCAAGCTTTTTGCCCTGATCCCCATCAAAAAGCACATCGCCGGGAGTTTCCCCGACGATCATGATGGACGCATCAAAGTTGCTGAGAGGCAGCGGCTTGGTAAGTTTAGCAAGCGGACACATTCTGCAGTTTTGAATGCTTTGACGCAGAATATCGTGCGATTGCTGCAACATACACTCCTGCGGCATTTCATGAAGTAATTCATCAAAGTAGACAGGTCTTTCGGCCGCTGCCATTTCAACCACTCCCTATTTTAGATTAAAGTCATTTCTTCTTCGGTTGCGCCTTCCTCGTCTTTCAGTTCTTCTTCCGAATCCGCAGACTCGTCCACAAAAACTGTGTCGCTTGGAATCTTACCCAGAACAAGGTCGTTCGTGTACTCATACAATGCCGGACTGACACGGAGAGCTTCCAGCAAAGCATCTTTGCCTTGCCATTTCAATTCGTTGCCTGCACCGTCTTTGTAGACGTTCTTGCTGTCGGATGGATCCGGACCATAGAAGTAGTACGCACCGCGCTGATGGATGACGCCCAGGTCTACGGCAACATCCATGATGTTTTTGACTCGATCGACACCTCCGATCCAGTAGTAATCATACTCGGCTGTCGTAAACGGAACGGCAACTTTGTTTTTGACGATCTTCACTGTTGTTGCAAGACCCAACTCGGTATTGCTCTTGACGATCTTGGTTGCTTTCACTTCCATACGCATAGATGCGTAGAACCGCAGTGCTTTACCGCCTGGTGTTGTATTAACTACCATACCCTTCATGCCTGGCTTCTCACGCAGCTGGTTGATAAAGATAAATGCCGTATTTGTTGTATGCGCAGGCCCTTTTAGCTTACGCAAACCTTTACCCAACATGCGAGCTTGCAAACCAATCGGGTTATACTCCATATCATTCTCGACTTCCGCCAGCGGCACGAGTGCTGCAGCTGAATCGACAATGACCAAGCCAAACTGTCCAGATTGGCACATGGCTTCCATCAAATCAAATGCGCCTTCTCCGGTCTCCGGCTGATTGATCAGCATACCTGTCTCCGGAGAAACGTCAACGCCCAGATTCTGAACGTGAAGCGGATCAAGTGCGTGCTCTGCATCGATGAAGCCGACTTTCTTTCCGAAGAACGGACCTGGAAGTCTCGCAAGCTTCTGAAACTCTGCGGCAACCATGAGGCACAGGCTGGTTTTACCCGAAGACTCTGCGCCGTAAATCTCAATGATTCGACCGGAGGGAATACCACCGATGCCACTGCAATAATCCAGGGTCGGAATACCGGTAGGGATCGGTGTAACCTTTGCCCGATCGCTGCCGCCAAGAGTGAAGAATGTGCCTTCGCCAAAGCGCTTGTTGAAGTCCGCTTGGATGGCTTTGTTATCCATCATCGTTGGCGATTTTTTCTCTGTGGCTGCTTTTTTCTCTGCTGTTGCTTTACCTGCCATGATCGAACACCCCTTTATAATTGACAATGAAGTCGTTAAGGGCGACTCTTGTCTTATGCAAGTCGCTTATAGCGACTCGGAGTGTTGCGATCAACTGTTCATCTCCGGCCGCTATAGCGGACTCTAATTGTTTGGTTAACGCTTGGCCGCGAGCCTGAAGCGTCCGGACTGCGAACTGTGCAGAAATCACGGTCGAATGATCAGGGATGTCTTCCTCGGACTTCATCATTTCATAGATGCTGTCGAGGGATTCCTCATACATTCGGCCTTTTGCTCCCTGCACGTTCATCCCCTTATCTCGATAAAAGGCGAAGATGCCGTGCAGGAAGCGCTTAAAGGCTTCTGCAGGTTTATGCTGAGACATAGTGCATCACCTGCTTACTGATTAACGTTGTGGGCCGCCAAATGGAGCTTGGAAGTTTCCATTCGGAGCACCAGCGGTTTGTGGAGCGCCGTAGCCTTGTCCAGGAGCTTGGCCAGGAGCCTGACCGCCTGCGAAGCCATTTTGCTGCTGCTGGTAGCCTTGTTGGTTGCCCCATTGACCTGCAGCTGGTTGACCAGCTGGCGGCTGCTGTTGGAAACCTTGTTGCTGCCCAGCTGCGGACTGCTGATATCCGGCTTGTTGTTGGAATCCACCTTGAGCTGGCGGCTGCTGCTGGAATCCTCCCTGCTGCTGACCATAGCCTTGCTGCTGTTGCTGACCATAGCCTTGTTGCTGGCCGTATCCGCCTTGTTGTTGCCCACTTTGCTGTTGTCCACCGCCGCTGCCGCCGTTTCCACCCTGTGCGTTGGAGCCCAGACCTTTGATGTAGTTAACTTTGATGGTCGGGAACATGCGCCCCTCTGCGTTCTTCTTGAGCATCGGAATACCTTTGATGAACACCTGGCGACCCTTGAAGCAGTGATCCATCAGGAAGTTGAAGTTACCATCGCGCTCGCCGTTTGCCCAGATTTCCAGGTTCCAGTAATCCGGCTCGTCTTGACCTTGCAAGTTGACCGCGATGCTGGCGTTAGCTACCTTGCTTTGGCCGACTTGTTTCGCGTAAGCATGGACACGTTCGCCGTTAGGATTCTGTGGATCTTTGACTGTTGCCAGGTTGGCGATGATTTCGATTTCGACGTGGGACGGAGCGCTGTTATTACTTTGACCATTACCTTGACCGTTATTTTGATAGTTAGACATGTGAAGTCCTCCTCATAGTGTTTAATATAAATTTTCAAGAAGCCAACGGAGCGTCAGCGACCTAATACGACAGCTTGTAGAGAATCCGTTTTGCTTCATGCACGATTTCAGCCACAACAAAGTGGTGTTCCGAATTGTCTGTCATTTGCAAAACCAACTTCTCTCCGACAGTGACATCGCGGTCCGGAGGATACATAAAATCCTGCTCGGTGCCGTCTGGAAAAACCAGTACATTCCTCATTGCAATAGGCTCATATCGTAAGCAACGACAGAGCACTCCTTTTGCGGCAGTCTATCGATGACATTCAGCACGCCATCGATCCGAACGAATTGCCCGGGATGAATCAGCGAACTGAACTCCTCATATCCTTCCTGGCTGATGTATACACGGGTCTCCCCTATGTAATCATCAAGCATAAACGAATACATTGCAGACTCGCCCTCGTTAATCGGGAGCGGAGCCGGATGAACTGAAGTGATTTTGCCGGCGATCGTAACATCACTTGCATGCTCGTTTTTTTCTAGCTGCAAAGAGAAATGCGTTACAATTTCGCGCAAATCATTAAGAGTTTTCATTCAGCTTCACCTTCTTTTGGTATTCCTTCAGCGCTGCGCCCAAAAGATCGTTCGATTCGGCCTCAGTAATGATGCCTTTCTCGATCAAAACATTAAGCAGCACATTGCTGAGTACAAATGCAGTACGCAGTAAGTCTTCTCTTTCCAGCGGAGCATGTGCTGCTGGCTCTTCATTTCTCGCCGGTGGAACAAGATCGTTGAATAAATCTCCTTGCCCTTCCATCATGTTGCTTCCTCCTTCAAACAGATAACTTCTCCTCAAACTTATGACTACGGGAGCGAAAGCACCCGGACTTTAACAGTGTCTCTTCCGTACCCTGACGCATCAGGAACATAGATATCGATGTGATGACCTTTGATCAAACGACCCGTATCGTCAGCACGTCGTCTCTCTTTTCTGCCGTCTGGATACACGACTTCGACCCATGAACCCAGAGGAATGACGGATGGATCTACTGCAATCGTAACGCCTGATTCTACATAGCGTCCGCTGCGGGTAATTCCATAACCGTTATCTCCAGGTCTCTTACCTGTTGATGCAACGCCTAAATCATAGTACGTAGCCAAATAAGACGAACCGGCACGACTGCTTTCACCTAGCTTTGTAGGCATAGCAATCGTACTTTGCTTTGCTTGTTCTTTTTCGCCCGAAAGCTTCTCAATCTTCTGAGTGAACAAACGATTTTGCGCTTCCAGTTGTCGATCAAACTTGCTCTGATCCTCTTCCCTCTTCTCCTTGAGAAGATTGAGTTTGTAGACCAGATCGTTGTTTTCCTGCGCCAGCTTTTTCTGATCGGCCAGCTCCTTCTGCTGGTTGTCGATCGTTTGCTGCTGCTTATCGACAGTCTGGTTTAAGTCATGTATCGTGTTGTGCTTTTGTTGCAAGCTACTATGTGCCTCTTGGGCGTTAGTAACAAGTGCGGCAGCAAGAAGGACATTAATGACGCCGGTCGCATAAAATCTGCGATCTTTCATTCTGTTTCCACCTCGCTTTGTTCGGTTGTCGTAGCTTATCATAGCATTTTACCCTATGTTTTGCAACGCGTTACAAAATAAAAAACTATAAATATTGTAACACGTTACATTATAGAGCGAATAGGCCCGAATAAACAGAAATAACCTGCAGAATACGAAAGATTCCGCAGGTTATCATTCAATTTGTTGCCAAAAGGACATCTTCTTGTGTGATGTACTCCGTTCTGGACAGCATCGTAAGCGCATTGAAATACGTGACGTGTCCGAACAACGAATAGGAGCCCATTACGCTGTTTAAATGGCCTGCCATGGTCAGTGCAGCCATCTCGTTCGTAATCATCCGCTGCGGCTCATAGAAGACCACATCGCCGCAGGATTCGGTCGGCAGCTTCGATTCGGTCTCGGTCAGCACATCCTCGAACAGATCGCCTACCGATTCCAAAATGAGCTTCCCTTTGAGTTTCAAACCGCACACGACCTGTCCGGAATAGCCAGACATCGGATCACTCTCATCGTAGGCTGATATGCCGCTATCGATGTAAAGAATATTGCCGGTGTGCTGATGGAAGTATTCGTGCATGATTCGTCTGGACGCATGGTTATCCACGCAGCCGATCAGGATATCCAGCTCATCGGAAGAAGAACTGCTGCCGAAGGCTTCTTTGATATGATCGACCGACTCAATATACGTATCCCTGAAATACATCGGGATGTTGTAGGTGATGCCGTATCGCTCGGCCAGGACACGGGATTTCACCATACCCATGTCATCCTCGATGCAAGGCTGTCGAAGCAGATTCTTGCGCTCGAAGCGATCGCCATCTACCAACGTGTATTTGAACCGGAATAGGCCGTCCCCTTGCTTGAATGAATACAGCATCTTGGAGAGCCGCTGAGTCAGGTATCCCCCATTGCCGCCGACACCGATCTGCACGATATTAAAGCTGGTGTTTTTGTCCGCAAGCGCAATGCTGAGCATAAGATCACCCCTTCTTCGGTGCTTTGGCCACGTTCGGAATGATATACTTCTGAGCCTTGTCCACCATCATTTCGGTGCGATCCTTGGAAAACTGAGGATAGTCCATTTCCAAGAAGTGACGAATCTTATCCAGAGTCATATCATCTTCCGGAACAGGAATCCGCTGGTCGTACACCAGGCATATCCAATCGGTGCCATACTTCTCATCTTTACTTGCTGGCTTCTCCGCGTTGACCTTTGGCTTCGGCTTAGACTTCCGAGTAGATTGAATCGGCTGCCCGAACAAGTCGAGCTCCACATCTTCTTCCTCGGCAGTATTGCCGGCAGCATCATCGCCGCCTTCTTCATCCTCGGGATCCGGCTCAACCGCCTGCTTCAAATAATCGATTTGCTTCTGCTGCTCCAGGTCTTTGTTTTCTTGCTCTTGTGAAAATTCCATGTGATCTCCTCCTAGTTGGCTCTAATAAATTCCTGCGCCCATGTATCAAATGACTTCTGCATCGGGGTTAAGATGTTGTAATCGAAAGGCTGCCCTTCAAACCGCTTGTAGACATTGAACAGCGTGTCTTTGAGCTGATTGGTCTGTCCGGCAAAGTAAATGTGATCATTATTCTTTACGTCTCTCCACTGATAAGGAAACGTCTGCAGCTGAACGAGATCGTGAACCGGCTCATTCGTGAAATAGCAGAGCTTGCCATCAGAGTGGACATTGGAATAAGGAAAGCGGAATAACTCCGTTTTATCTCGGAGAAAGGTGTCCTTATACGTTGCACAGGAAGCTCCCACAAGCTGCTTGCCGGCAACAGCAAAAGCAAACACCATTTTGGGGTATGATACGCCTTCAAACGAAAACTCGTTATACTGAATGTCATGCGTTACTTCATCGACAGTCATGAAGAAGTAATCTTTCCCTCGCGCAGACTTCGAATACTTTACTGTCCCAGGCGGCAGCGCCGGAGACGAAAGCGTCACCTCATCATTGAGAGCCGCGATATTCTCATCCACCGAAGACGTAAGCATGTGAATGATTTGATCTGCGTACACGTATTTGCTGGTTTTATTGCCGTCCTCCTCAATGATCAGAAGCGGCAGCTTCTCCGGATGTAATTCGATCATTATCGTAGACATCGGAAGGCACCTCCTTTAAGTATTTCTTTAACTTGTTGAAATCTTCCATAAATTTAATAGCAGCAACGCCGTATCCTACGTAAAAATCAGCGCGTATCGATAAACGATCGCCTTCCCATTCATCCCAATATTCGTAGGATAGATCATCGAAGGCATGGTGAATACCCTTCTTCATTTCTTCAGCGATCTTCTTCTCCTCTTCCGTAAGATCATCCCTGAAATGAAATGTAATATCCAGAATGCTGTTGGGATGTGTATCGTCCTCATATGGATGAACGTATGCGTAAGGGTCAAGGATTTTAGCCATCGTCTTCCGGAAAAACGTAATGACATGGCCATCATCTGCGCGAGAGCAAAGAGCATACTCGTTTTCCTCGATTTCCACGTTATAAAGACGGCATAGTTTCATGATCGCCAAGGCGTCTATTTGATTCAGCCAGTACTCCTTCTCCTCATAACCGGACAAATAACCGACTTCGTGCATGGTAAAACCTCCTTCAGAAAAACTTGACGACAGGCTGGACGGGAGCCATAGACAGAAGCTCCTCTAAGTATCCGCGGACGTAAACATGTTGGTATAGACTTTCACGGAGACTATCAGAAGTTCCCTCCTCGATATCATCTTCGCATGTCGTCGAGTAGTTAACGATGTCGAAAGCGCGGCGAATGCCTTCAATGTCCACGTTGTCGATCATCTCATCGTTTGCTTCGTCATGGTTTAAAATGACGTTAAAAACCTTCATCGTCTGATTTGCATATTCTACGTCCGTCTGTCCGATCGGTGGAATATCGGCGGCCATCCGATGAATATGATCAAAGTTAAACTTCTGCTTCATTCCAATATCCCCCGATCCCTGGCTTCTTTCAGCATATTAATATAGGTTCGGCTTTTTCGTAGTGAGCGAACGACTTCTCGGATGTGGTGATCTTGATAACTGTTGTTATACGTGCCATTGATAACTTTCGTGGCAATCGATCGGATATTAGGAATACCCATCTTATCGATATAGCGTCGCTCTGTCATGGCAATGGAGTTTAAAAGATGTCCATCACGCATATTCTGTGGAAGAAGAACCAGTCCTTCTTGCGTTGTCCAGCATCCTGGAAAGCCGCCGTTTTTTGCTTTTGTTCGGTTGATTTGTGCCTGGAACTCGCCAGGTGGACGATAATGATAACCACTCATTAATTCCATGTGACGTTCACCTCGTTACATATTCATATCGACCGGAACCATGTCACCATCGATTTTGCGATAGAATGGTCGATCGCTGTTATCAGGTGAATAGTACAGGTGGTTAATGGTGCATCCTAAGAGTGCTGCTTTTTTATTAATCGAAGCAGGTGTCAGCTTGTATTGCTGAAGTACATTCTTAGGTGTTTGTATAATCGGGACCATATCAGTACCTCCGAGTGTAATGTTTATCTAAGATGGCCTGCGCCCGATCGCGCAGGTGGTATTGGTAGACCAAATTATTCACGTTAAGTTGCGCTTCGATTTCCTCGATGATCGCCGGATCGACCTTGCCTCCGCCTGAATATCCATCCCCGTGTATATGGGTAAAATGCACATGCGGATTCTCATATACGCCATGTTTTTCATCGTCGATCTCTTTATCAGGGTCTTTCGTATCCATGAAGAAATGGAATGGGATATGAAAGTTAAGTCGGTAGTCGTAGAACCTCCCTGTGCCAAGCATCGGGGTTCCGATACCCCAGGAATTACTTATGCGATCGGTGATTGGGTTTGCGCCACAATAAGTGGATGCGACCCATAGAAGACCGTCCTCGCCAAAATCCTTGAAGATATGTGTTACCTTATTTTTATGAAGCACCTTTGGCCAGACCTCTTCACGGAAGTAGTTGGTCTTTTCAAACTGTAGGACTCGGCGCACGCATATTTTGGCAGCTTGCTGCTTGGTTACGCCTTTAACTTCACATATGTTCTTTTTATGGCCGTACTGGTAAAACTGCAGGTATAAGTCAAAAAGAGAGCGCCAGACACGTTTCTTCTGGCGCTTGTCGTAACGATGAACCCGCTTGTGCTCCAGCCGGCCGGCATAGGTGTGCAGGTTTCCGAAAGCTCCGGGCTTGATCTCGATGTTGTAATCACCGGTAAAGAAGTATTCTTCTCCCCAGTAATCTGATCGATGTACGGCTTTGAAATCCACCAGCTCATGAGCATAGCAAACTTCTTCTTTAACCGCCCCTCGCCAGCTTTCGGTCTGCCTGATAATAACCGGCATGTTACTCATGGTAGCCTCCTTTAATTTAGGACGGCTGCAGGCTTCATTTGCTTCTTACGATCCTTGACCATCTTATCCATGGCCAGTTTGCTGATATTGGACGATGAAGCCGTTGCCCTGCCGCCATCAATAACCATATTGGACATGGTAGATTTTCGCTCCAGGATGTCCAGCAGATGTTCATCATACCCACCATTCATGATGGTGTAATAGATGTTTACGTTGCTAAACTTATTACCGGTGCGATCGATCCGGCCATTTCGCTGTTCAACCAGGGTTGGATCCCAAGGCAAGTCGGCATGGATCATGTAGTTGGCCACCTGCAGATTCAGACCGGTGCTTCCGGCATCTGTGCAGACGATCGCTTTAATATTGGGATTGCTTACGAATTGATCCTTCGCAAACTCTTTGGCATTATCACTGAGTCCGCCGTGGTAGATGACCGAGTTTTTCAGCTTCTTCTGGATGAGCATTGCCATCCGCGAGAACTGCGTGAAGATAACGACTTTAGAATTGGGTTCGTCAAACGTCATCTGCTCGTAGAACTGAACGATGTGGTCAACCTTCGGTGACTTGAGGTCTTTCTCTGACAGCGGAATATCTTTAAGGACATTCTGTGCCATGGATGAATCGGACATGACCAGCAGCTCAGGAGAATCACAAACACTGAGCATGAATATCTGATAGCCTTGCGCAAGGGAATCATAATACTCCTTGGCTTCGTCTTTGGACATGCTCCTCCCAGCGATAAATTGATACTGGTTCGGGCTGGATGTAACCTTCTTCGCAGTCTCCTTCACCTCCATGTACTTATCCAGAAGATAGTCATGGAGCTGGCGCTGCTTATCGGTCATGTCAAGGAAAATCGGATCACTCGTCACCGTAGGCAGCTGCTGCTGAACCTCTGGGTTCTCTTTTGTCCGTCGTATAAAATACGGAGCGATTCGGTAGTAAAGCTCGCCCAGGTCTTTGTAGCCGGTGATGCCAAACTTGGTTCCGTATTCGCAATACTTATCACGAAAGACATACCAATTACCGAGGATGTTTTCATCGATAAAGTAAAATAGGCTCCACACTTCCTCTGCCTTGCCCTGCATTGGCGTAGCCGTTGCAATAAAGCGATGCGGGATATACTTCAGCTCATGGGTTGCTGCGGCAATCTGGCTCGGGAACATTTTTAGATGAGTGTCTGTAACACCATTCTTAATCTTCTGAGCCTCGTCGAGTCCAACAGCGCTGAATGGAATATCCGTAATCATCTTACGAAGTTTATCATCGCGCAACATCTCATAGTTGATCACCAGGTACTGTGTCTTCTTATGACTGGCGAATCCTTTGATTAGTTTCGCTCTTTGAGAAGCGGTGCCGGTTACAGGAATTGCTGGCTTACCGGTAAACTTCTCAATCTCTCTTGCCCACTGACGTTTCAGTGAGTTCAAGGTGACGATCAGCGCACGTCCACCGCGAACACGCTCGAATATCTTTTCGCAGGCGCCAATCAGCTGCGGTGTCTTGCCGAGACCACATCCATCGAATATAGCTCCGCATCCGCGATCGATCAGGAAATTTGCTCCCACCTTCTGATAAGGATAGAGCGACAGTTTAAAGTTTTTAAATTCGGATTCCGCTTCCCATTGCAGATGCTTTTGAACGACCTCATCGTGTATCTCAAGACCTGCAACAATTTCTTTGAGCGGCGTCATCCAAATAATTTGGTTACTGAAATTGAATAAAAGCGGTCCGACTTGATCACGGGAGATCATCCATTCGCCAGTCTGCATATTAAATGCGCGCCCGGGCAGACTTCTAACCTTGGAAAGTGTGTAGTCGATCGTATCGGGGTTATCAAGGACTTTGATGTATACATTTTCATATTGACTGCGAACTTGAATCAAGATGACTCCTCCTTTCTCCATACATTATAACACGTTAACTCATTGTTCAATACTTATTTGTGTTAAATAGGCAATTCATTCAACACCTGATCTATGAAAGCGTCAGGTGCTGTAGCAGTGTCTATTTAAAAAAGTGGCTTGCCATTCTCTCCGTATGCCGTCCACTGCGGTTGACCTTGGAAGGATTGCTGCTGCGCATAGGCTTGTGGCTGACCCTGCTGCTGTTGTGGCGCGCTTTGCTGCTGCGGCTGACCAAACGGCTGCTGACCAGCAAAGCCCTGCTGAGTGCCGAATACAGGCTGCTGTGGAGCGAATGTTGGCTGCTGGCCAAATGGAGCATGGAGATCAAACGATTGTTGTGGCTGGAAACCGTACTCCTGCGGCTGTGCAGAAGAATGCTGCTTCAGCATTGCCAAAGCGCGCTCCATTGCAATCTCAATGATCGTCTGCTCCTGGATATAAGCCAGCGCTTTATACTTGCTGCGCACGTCCTGAACATATTCGAATGGCGATTGATCTGGGTGTACGAAAGACGTATTCGGCGTATTGCCGGGTTGGGTTAATGTCTTAATGTAAGGCGTTACTTGGCTGTTAGAACGATCCTGGTACACCTGAAGCATGCGTCTCTTCTTCGGTGTCAGGGAAGCATTCTGCTCTGTGAATATATTCGTGTTGCGATCCCAGTAGTTTTCCGAGCCGATCAGGTGACGGCTGCCTGGGTTCTTGTCGCTGTTTACGATACGGAAATTGATATTCAGCATGCGGAACGGGGATTTCTCCTGTGTAATCGTGAGCGAGATGGAAACGCTGGATTCATACTCGACGGCTGTAAAGCGAGCGCCGTTCATTTCATAGGTTGCACGTTTTGTATTGTTATTGCCCAGCTCAACGAGTTCACCTTTCAGGAAGCGCTGATCTACACCCATCAGGACGTCATATAAGGCGCTGAAGTTGGCAATACGAAGTGTAGAGAACGCTTCTCTGCCATCATACAGTCGTTCTGGGCCATTGGTTGTAATTAGCTTCGGATTGTATGTCAGCGACCAGCCGCGAGTAATAGAGCCCTCCAAGTTGTCTTGCACGATAACCGGGAAACTTCCGTTCGCGTTTGTTTGCCCAACTTCTACTGCAATTGCACCTTGAATCTGATTTTTAATGTTTTCCAACATCGTAAATTCCTCCAATGATTAGTTTTTATTTTACCGTCTATGCGGCTTACGTTTAGGGAGCTTAACTTCTTTCTTCCAAAAGTGCTGGATCATAGCAAAAGCAACGATCGCCGGCAGCAGCCAGAACTGGCCAGAGACAACGGCGATCGCGAATACGAAATACCAAATCATACGCCAACTCTCTCCAATCGATCAAGCTGGATAATGCCGTGCGCTTTGCGTTCTTCTTGCAGCGCCAGATCATCGATCAATGCCAGCTTGGACATAATCCAGAGCGCATGATGCGTGTTTTTCTCCGCAATCTGAACTTCGGCAGCTGCACGCAGTACTTCATGACGCTGCATAGGAGCCAGCGGTGTAAGCAAGCCATGGATTCCTTCCAGTGTGCCACACGTTACAATTCCGTTTACTACTGTCATTAACATAATCAATTACCTCCGCAATGTTTATTCATATAGCCCGGGGAGCGTCAGCGACTAATACAGATAGCTGTCGTCCAGATAAGTCAGTATTTTCTTGGCAGAGCCTTTGTACTCGCCAATATATTCTTTCAGTGCATTGAAATGCGTTACAATCAGAGAAGTAAGATCGCTCATTCCGCCATCGATAAGACCAGTTACGAATTGATGCGTCTCCTGTTCCGTTTTGAACTCATGTTCTTTTTCAGGAGTAGAACTATCGGGTAGTTTGACAATGATACGCCTTACAATATCCCGACAAGCATCTTTATCTTCTTCGCTGTAGGCAGAATCAATCGCGTTGACGATCTGCCAGTACTTTTTCCAGCCGCCAACCTCAACATGGAAGCCAGGGCATTCCATCGGGCGCTTATCGATCTGATCAGCAAGCTTCAGCGCTTCAGAGTAGTTTGCATCCCCGAAATCGAGCGTAACCTCCGATTTACATTTTAAGCACGTCGTTTTGATTTGTTTTCCCATTGCACTTCACCCTTCTGCATTGCTGCGCTTATTAAGTAATCACGTTGAAGACTCCATCGAACATAAAGACCAAACATCATGGCGACGATAAGTATAAGGATCAATCCAAACATCTGCAGAAGACAAGCGGCGACAGCCAGGGTAGCCGCGGTCAACAAGCAGAGCCACATCCGATCTGCAATGAAGTCCATAGCAGGACCGACAACATCCATAAAACGTTTCATTCTGGCAACTCCTTCACAATTGGATTTTGTACCGCAGGATAGGGTATTGCACTTGGAATAGTAAAAGCTGGTCTATTCTTCTCCACATCGATTATCGATTTAAAAATGCAAAAACTATACGAGTGAGATTCGATCGTTGCTTGATAGATGCGACCTTGGTACATAAATTCAATGACCGCCCCCTCGCGAACCCATCCGGGCCTGTTTGCCATGTAAGGTAAAACCATGATTATGATCTGCCTCCCTCAAGATACTGCCATAGCAGTTTCGTAAATATTTTGCTGTGCCTTCATTGCATATTCGCTGGACGTATGGATGACTTCGATGTTACTGTCCGGCGAAGGACTATCTGACATGTAGTGAACTTTCCAGCTGATCGCTTTCTCTTGAAGCAGAGCATATATTTGGCGATACAGATCTTCATGCTGCAGCTGCTGGCCGTTGGCTTTCTTAAAATCGTTTTGCGCCCATTTATGGATGTCTCTGTTGAGACCAGCGCTAACCTGCGGGATGCCCGTATAAATATGAACAAATGCCTTCTTCTTGATCTCGCGAAGACCTTCCAGAACCGCCTTCAGTGTCATTCGGGTAACGGTAGTGTCCTTGCCATATCCGGCCATCAACTTGGTGTAGTGTTGGCCACCCAGGACGGAATGCAGCTTAACGCAGTATCCGCCATCTCGGTCTGCATTGGCTGTGCCAGACACCCACATCTCAATACGCATCTTATCGAACTCTCTTTTCCCATTAGCATTACTCATTGCCAATGCCTCCTTATATTAAGTGAATGTATTTGCTGAAACAGGTGGATGACCGAAGGTTCGATCAACCCACATCTATCAACAAATCGTATGATATATGATCTATATCGTATAACATATTTCATATATCATATGATATGAAGAATTACATACGAAAAAGGCCTATATCGTATGATATAGACCAAGATCGTATTTCGTATTTAATATTTCATATGATATATGAATTAGTGGATGCCGAGCATTTTCTTGAGTTCTTCTGACATCGCGTCCTTGATTTCGTCTGGAATGTCATTCGGACCGAACGGACCGCCAACAATGATGTGGCTTGGCAGATCGCCCATGCCGTGTTTCTTACCGAGGAATCCAGGGAGATGATCCATCAGATCATCCATGAGCGAATCCACCATCGGGTGAATCTGTGGCTTCGGAGAATCCGGAGTCAGACTGAATGTGATCTCATCCAGCTTGATATGTGTTTGCTCTTCACGATCGGAACCTTCAACCGGCTTTATGTTGTGGATAGACAGACCTTTAATAGTGATATTCGCGTTCATAGTGTGTATTCCTCCAAGTGTATGTTTTATTTTTATCAAGAAGCCTGTGCAGTCGTTAGACTGCTAAGCGGGACATTAACAATACCGTCGAGACTTGCGATTCTCAAGCATACTGCGGACACCGTTGCGGAAGTTTGCTCTATTGGTACGTGGATCGCGGGCCTCCATCTGACGTTCACGCTTCGATTCTTCTTCAGACCTAAAATAGCTTCGGATGCTTTCGACCGTATCCAAGTAGATAAAGTGTTCGTTCACGCTCTCACCTCCTCTCTCAGGTAATCGGACAGCTTCATTGTCGAATGATCGGGAATCATCGTCCAACACTCTTTATTCTCGTATAAAACAAGTTCGCGCGATGTCGATCTTTCTCCGCGCTGGTCATACGCTTTTATCCAGTAATCGACGCGATTCCCATCGATCTGTGTCGCTTTGAAGTCGAATCGATACACGCCAGTTATCGACCTGTCTTCGACCTTATGGACAACCAGCAGAGTGCGTTCGCCAGATATAGACCAAATCGGATCGCTGCGGAAGAATGGAATGTCATAATAAAGCCCGTCAGTCTGGCACGCCTCTTCTATGCTATCAGGAAGCGGCGGAATATCCAGAAAGCCTTCGCATACCTCCAATGCAAGTAAGCCCAGCCCCGCGCGATATTGCTTCACTGTTACCGCATCAAGATTAGGGAAGCCCGGAGGGCGATGTTTAGCCCAGTTCTTTAACTGCTCATCCATTCGAAGTAGCCTCCTTCTCTCCAACTTTACCGACACCCTGCGCCCACTTGGCGAAAACATCGACAGGTATGCACTGGGTATAATTAGGCTTACTGGCGGTGTAATAGCAGATCATGTAACCAACCCAGTGACACAACGGCTACGTGTCTTGCCATTGTTAAACCAGATGTGACCATTGGCCTGCGCCACATGACTTAATAATTCCTCGCGTTTCATGTTAAATCCCCTTTATTCGACAATGTTATACGTTACATTGCAAGATTATATTTAATAACTCTGTGATCAAGGCCAATACGCTTGCAATAATTGATCATGCCTTCCGATCCACGGCTAACACCATCCCAGAAGATTACGGCAGCATCGGCATTGTCTGCCATCTCACGATTGCGTTTATGACCAGCAGCATTATCATACGGGCCTTTTGGACCTTGAGGGCGCCAATCTGGAATATACGTATCGATCAGCAGATCTCGATCCCTGGCATATTGCTCACCAAGCTTGTCTGCTCCTTCTGCGTTTCCGGATACGATGATCGCGTTCTTTTTGAACTGCAGTAGGTAATCGAGTTCACGGGAAAGGCGATCGTAGTCTTTGAAATGACGAGAGCCGGCAACAACAACGCGGAAGTATTCATCCACTTCTCTGACGTCGATCATGTCCAGGGCGGAATCATCAAGATTCCACATCTGTTCTACTTCGTACTGATCTTTGCAGATAGAAACTTTGAGTTCGCCATAGCTGGTCTGGTCTTTATATTGCACCAGATACATTATTCCACAGACTCCTCATCAAGGTTATTCATGAAGTCGATATAGTCTTGGATATCTTTATCGACAGCTGCATAGAACTCTTCACGAGTCTTGCCGACAACTTCCAGGGTCACATCGATAAGCTGCTGGTATCCGGGATGAATCATGTTCTTATCCGGCTCCAGATCGCTTCCCTTGTCCACGACTTGCGATAGGTAGGCTGCTAGTGCCCCGTAAGGCTCTGCGCCCTTCTGAAGGCATTCTACGCAGTATGCGAACGAGATTGGGCCGCAGCTGGATGCTCGGACGTGAAGCTCTTTAACCTGGCTGCATACATCGCATCTTCTTTCGTAAGTATGCGCTTCGCCTGTGGATGCTGCTGGTGTTACTGGAATATTAGTCATGATGATCTTCTCCTGTCGAATGGTGATTGTATTTAGATTCTAATGTAGAATGTAACGCATTACAAAGTTAATTATAAGCTAATTGTGAACAAATTGTGAACATTCTGTGACTGTGTGTATTTACCCCATGTTTTCCGGTAATCTTTATATATAGAGAAAGCTAACGAAGGAATCGAAAGAAGTAACGCTGGTATTTATCGTCAGCTTTCTTTGGAAGTAGAATGATAAAATAAAAAGGAGGAGCAAAAACGGCAGCTTCCGAAACAAGAAGGAAACTGTCGCACAGAATCGTCTGATCCTTCTTTAGAATGAGCTTACGAAGTAAGATACATATACAGCAGCCTTGGGGCAGAGTCTGTCCAATTTTGGAAAAGATTAAAACCCATTTAAAACCCTATACATGGGGTGGTTACAGGCATAGGGAAACGAATCAAGAAGCGAAAGGATCTTGCTGAGACAGCACCTCATGGACTCTCGATTCGAGGGCCTGACGATTCTTGGCATACATCGTGTAACGACCTTTCACAAAAGGCTTCGCGCCTTCTTCGATCGTGATATCGCCCTTGCTGCGGGTTGCCACGACAAGAGCGAAGTTATTCTGAATAGGTTTCATAAAATAGCGTACAATTTCGTTGTTATTCATAGTAAGCACCTCGTTTGGAATAGTATGTGTTGCCATACTCCCGACGACCCGGGAGCCCGCGCTTGGCCAAAGGCCTATTTATAGTCGCCAAGCCGACTTTATGCGTCAATTTTCGTTTGCGCCTCGTAACACTGGACAGCGTTCTGCCGATAAGCTTCGCCGGACTTCATGCTGATCGGCATCGGCTGATAGATCTTAATGCCCAGCTTTGCGCATTCTTCCTCGATCTTGCCGACCAGCTCGGCAGCCTCGTCATCCTTATCCTGCAGATGCAGGGTGTCCGCCCGAATCAAATCCACATTGAGTTGAATCGGTAGAAATGTCTTCTGGAGAAAGTAGATTCGATCCTGTAGATCAATACCGCTCACAGACGTATAAATGTTCATCGTTAACCTCCACAATTTTAAATTCATCGGACAACTCCGACACCGTGCTGTCGTACAGCTCCTGGTAGTCTTGATCATCCAAGCCGCTGAAGTAGTCGTAAAAGAAGTCTGGATGCGTACCCAGCTCCTTTAAAGTGTCCACCAGCAAGTGCTGCGGACCGTGCAAAATCTGTCGATCATTGCGATCGATGATGATAAATTTCTCCATGACATATCCTCCTAAAATGGCACACATTCAAGACAAAATTCGTCATGTTCGCAGCCGCATAATTTGTAAGAATCGACATCCTGCTCGTAACCGGTGGGATCGAACCCCCATTGCATGGTTTGGAACTCCGGATCATCAAGAACAGTAGGTTGGGACATACTCATTTCCTCCTTTGCATACAAAAAAAGGCCTGCCCTCGAAAGAGCAGACCTGAGATTTCGTATTGGATTAAACTTTGAACCGGCAGAGAACGTGATCGACTCTTTGCTTCATGATGATGTCGTTCTCGGTTCCGATCAGATTGAACTCGCTATAGGCAGGTGTATATTTAACGATGAATTGAATGATACGTTCTTCGCGCTGCGCCGGAGAGTTAAACCCGTCTGGCAGCAGATCGCCGGCAGCCAGAACGAAATCATCATAGAGATGATGCCCGGGAATGAGAGTGATCGACCGCGAATTGATATGGCCGCTGCCGTATTCCTCCTGGTGCCGCCAATAGAATCGTTTGATGATCTCTTCAAGGGAAGTATCATCCGGCGTCATTTCACGCGTTGCCTGAAGATAAGCAATCATGTCATCGATCGTTTCCTTGCTGGCGCCCAGCAGATCGGTGGTGCAGTTCTTTAAGAATACTTTTCGCAACCGGAAATAGTCATTGTGTCCAGTCATAATTCATTCTCCTTTGGGAATTGGTCTTGGATATCACTAATCTTGCTGTCTCTGGCATCAGCAAGCGCCCTATAGATTTTGCGTTTCGATAAGCCTTCTTCTTTAAGCTTGGCTTCGAGAGGGGAGAGGAGCGCCTGCTGCTCATCCCAAGTAAGCTGCCGGACATAGATGATCGGATCGACCTTGGTAGTGCGCTTGATGCCGATAATCGGGCCGGTGTATCCAGCAAGCTCCAGCTGACGGATGGCACGTCTGAAAACATAATCAATGTTCTCATCCTGCTTGATCGTGCCGTCTTCCAGCAGATGCTTATTTGGAATCCATACATTCTGATTGGTGCCGTTCAGCGTAAAACGCTTGGCATCGTAGCCGGTATAGTCACGGCGGATCAGCTGGAGCTTAATCTCCTTGTAAAACTGAAAGTTATAATTCATCTTAATCGTCAACGACAACAGCCTCCTTGATTTCATCCGGGAAATAAAAGTACTCTCCAGGTTCGTAGTCATCTCCGCAAAAGCAATTAGTGAAGCACAGCTGGCGACCATGAGCAGCGTAAAAATCACCATAGACTAGATTGCCATGGTTGTCAGTGATCTCATATCGCTTGCCGACTTCCCATACATCAGGTTTGAGGGGAGTGATGGACTTCTGGTAAGCTACGATTAAATTCATATGATATGTCCTCCAATCCTATGAAATACGAAATACATCATACATCGTAGGAAATATATCGTATAACGTATGAAATATGAAATACTTCCTATGATGTATGAATATCTAACAAGTAAAAAGCGAAGATAACAAGCATCAGAAGAATAACGACACCTGTATATTTGAATCTATACCAGAATCCAATCGAAGGATTGCGCAGATCGTGCAGGCAAATGATAAGCCCCCACACGCCGATGGATTCAAACAAGATGAATGCCAAGGTTGAAAACAAAAAATCCATAGAACCTCCTACGATGCCAATATAAGCATAACGCCGAAGACAACGGCGATAAACAAGGCGATTGAACCAAGGGCCAATCCGACAAATGCCAAACGTTCTTTAAGCATAATGCGCCTCCCATATAATATCATAAAGCCACTGCAGCCGTAGGCTGCGCTACATCGATAGAGTAAAGCATCTGCTCGCAATCAAGTGAGGGCACTCATTGTCGGTGTAGTTCCTGCCGGAAAGAAGAAGGGTTGTACCCGCAGGGCAGGACGTGGATATGTAGTGGATCATTTCCGGCTGCTCAAAGAACACCGGATAACAATTCGAAACACCTGGGATATCGAACAGTGCCAGCAGCACGCCATCAGACATATGTGTATCGAGAAGAGTGCCTGTCGCTTCGAACACAGGCACAGTCTCGAATGGAGTATAAATAAACGATGCGATTTTCTTCATGATAATCAACCTCCATAGGGGAATGGGCGCCCGTAATGAGCGCCGAGGATTAAAGATTCAGTGCTTTGACTTGATCATCAACATGCTTCCGGATTGCACCGAGCATTTCATTCAGCTTCGCGTCATCGTTATAGATAGATGCACTGAGCTTGATGCGACCGGATGTGAATTTGCGAGCCTTATGATCGATTTTGTAATGGCACATCGATTCGGCTTCGACCCAGAAGACACCATACTCATCGGTGTATCCGCCTGGATTGCCAAGAAAGCTGTCACTATACAAAAGGTCGAAATCGACAACTTGGTAGGCATCCAGCATATGCTCCATGATGACAGAGTGAAGGGCATCCGCCAAAGCACGCTTGAGTCCATCGATCACGTCTCCGTCATGGACTTCCCATCCTTGTTCATTCAACAATTGAAACGCAGTAGAAACGGACATCTTGGAATTAGTATATTGAAATTCATATTCTTCCTGCATGCCTTCACGGAAATCAGCAGCATCAAATACACGATTAGTTTGTTCGAGTTGTGTCATAAGAAACACCTCCAGTTTTATTCTGTTTCGCTGCACGACAGCTCATCAGTACGGTTGGATAACCGCAGACAGAATAGGGAGCGTGGCTCCCCGATTTTAACATAAACGTAACGCCATACAAAGCGAGATATTAATCAGTGCTGCTATCTATGTAATGCTCAAGAAATGTGGCTGCAACCAGGCAAAGGATGAAAATCACATGAGCTGTATTCATTTGAGCATCGGCACCTGAATAACCATGCCCGGCTGCAGATCAGCAGCTTGCTTGATATGAGACTTGTCCATCATATATGCGATGATTGCACGTTTGTCGGTATCGATGTCGCTTTGATTTGCGATAGACCACAGGGTGTCGCCGGATCCAACTACATATTCAACAAAGCGCGGCTCTGGCTCATAGTTCTTGAATGCAACAATCGCGAACAGGACAACAAAGAATAATACGGCGTATCTAATTTTCATGGGAAACCCTCCAATAGTGTGTGTAATAAAAAAGAAGGCCACCGATTGGTAGCCTTCATTCGTTAATGGTGAAGCATTCGTATATCTTATCGCGGTCAACTTGTGTAGTGAAGAAATCAGTGTGAGCTTGCAGCTTGAGTAACCGATCAATATAGGTGAGGATGTGGTCCAAATTAACATCGATGTGTGCAGACATGCCATCTTCTTCGAAAAAGAGCATCAGGATCCTACCGGTGGAAGTAACGGACATATCGCAGTTTTCATCCATGGACTCGACCAGCTGCATCAGATGAATGAGATAGGTCTTATTCTGAATAAACTTATCATCTCGGGTGAACGTGAAGAAATCATTGAAGCCTTTACGCTGAGTCATATGGCATCCTCCTAAAAATGAAATTTCTTACAACTGACAATGCGATGGATAGATACACACCAAGAAGGATAAGGCATGTGATAGCCGCTTGGCATAATATACATCGTATTTTTGAGCGTAATCATAGAATCTGAACGCTGATCATAATTACCCTGGATGATGCCGCCGCGATCATCTTCGATTTCATACATATGACCAGGAACCATCTCTTCATGGCGAACCTGTTCGTGTAGTGCTGTTTGCATAATAAATAACCTCCGAAATTAAAATAGCAGCATGGGTGCTTCCGGATCGGAAACCCAGCCCAGCTTATCCTCGAAATGAATCAAATCTGCTTCTTCAATGACATGACCGTCATTCGTGTGAAATTCACGGGCGCGGTAAGGATTATAGTGGACCTCAACATCAAGTCCGGCAGGCTTTGCTTCATCGATAGCAACCAGGGTTCCAGTAAACATGGCACACACAGCACGCTGCTTCTTGTTCTGAATAGAATCATACTTGCTTTGACTGATACGGGAGCGGGCTTCTCGTAATGTAACGCGCTCGGCATACGCTAAAACTTTGTTATACGTGGGGCTCTTTGGCTGCCGGTCAAGGATACTGAACAACCCATTCTTATTCAGATTGACGTATACCTCAACACGGTGGCCAATAACAGGGGAACCATTGCGAATCTCCAATTAAAATCACTCCTCTTTCGGATCGATGAGATCATCCAGATCCTGAAGCTCGTCCGGACGGAATAAATCAAACATTATGCCAAGACGAATAGGGAGATTGATATCTTTCGCTTTTACCATATATCCCAAGGCGCCGGCACAATAGACAGCATCATCAACCTGATCAGCATGCTCATCCTGGCTGTAGTCAATCGTTTTATGGCAATGGAGGGGAGCATCATTGTGCAGGGATTGAATGATCTTATCCATACGGACACCTCACTGGTTGCGGAGAATGCGAATACGTCTTTGCAGCTCCTTATTTTTAGGGCCGACAACGGCAGAAACAGCTTCGAGGGCAGAAGAGAGGATGACAGGGCCAACCTTGCTTGCGGCATACTGGTCCGCTTCAAGTTCGATGTCTTGCACACCATGAATAGCAGCAGCCGAACGCTTAAACAGATTCTTCATGTTGGCGTATTTTCCTCCTGAAGCGAGACGTTCCAAATGCTCCAGGTGAATGTGGCCAAACTCATGAAAATATATAGCCAGCTGGTGGGCAGCATCCATTTCAAAGAAGTGATCATCAACGACAATCATATCTTCAACGACGTCGCCCATAATCACACGCATAGCGCCGGCAACCATATATCCTTTGCTATGAAGTAGGGCAGGGTCATGTAGCATTTTGCATTGTACACCAAAATGGTTCATCTCCACAATCTTGCTGGTGCGGAAAGGATTCTGCATATCGATCATACCCTGAGCAACCATCTTCACCTGAGAAACATACTTCTTAATAGACTTAATCATTAATATCAGCTCCTAAATAGTTTATGTAGTGAGATAAGTGTTAAAGGAAGTGAAGGAGGAGGATTAACTCCTCCACCATACACCTGATGCAAATGCACGATTGGCTGCTTCTTCTGTCATGTAGCCAGATTCACGTTCATAGTGCATCTCGCTTCCTAATTCGAAATCATAATAGTCGCGTCCAATATAATAGCCGGCTGGAGAGCGTTTAACGAGTGGAGGAGAGATCAGATCGCCAGCAGCATTGAAGTCATAACGATACTCGCTATCGAGGAAATCGAAGATGCGCTGCACCGCTTGTTCTTTCGTTTCATCCGGACCGGAATCGTCACGCTCTTCCAGCTGATCCAGCAGATAGCTTCTGGATACCTTACGAGCATTCGGATAATGAGTCAGAGCGACATCCAGCATCATTGCAACGAGTTCTTCAGTTACCTGCGTTTGTTGAGTTGTCATATATAAAACCTCCAATAGGATAATAGTCATCGTCAAGCCGATGGAGCGTTAGCGACCATTCGTATGCTGCATTCGAATACATGAAGCATCATCCGCCGATCGCGTCTGCCCGAAGGGTAGACAAAAGAAAAAGAGAACCTGTTCAGCAAAGGCTGCACAGATCCTCAACATAATTAATATCACCACGCCATATATGAATATCATCGTCATCATCATCTATAAGAATGATATATTGATCATCGATAGAGGGAGCAAGAGTACCTGTCGTTTCATAGCTGCCTGTCAGATCCGCATGCCTGATGCGCAAATAATCTCCGTAACCAAAGCTTCGATCTTTGATAGTTACGCCGCCGATACCTCTGGTTAAACAATAGCGACTGATCAGTTCCATGCGGCATCACCACCATGTAGCTTGATATGAGTGATTTTATTCGTGAACAGAGACATCTGCTCACGATGTATATCAGCATCTCGCCATATAATACGGAACAACATTCGATGATACCATTTATCATCATCACGACCGATATATTCGGCAATATAGCGAGCATCTGGATCGTCGTGGTGATACAAGAACTGATATCGGACACCAGGGATCATATCAGGCAGCGTCACATAAGCATTATCGATATAGTAAGTCATCAGCTCCATAAAGCACACCTCATGAGTCAGTGTCTGTCTGGTACGAAGCTTCATAGAGGAATCGAACGTTATATACGTCAGACTCAACCAGGAAGTGGCCAGTGTACACTGTGATCGTGTCGGCGGAGAATCTAACCTCCACATAATCTGCATGATCGAATAGGGAAGAGGGGAACGCAGCAAGAAGACAGGTAACAAGATTCTGAAAGTCAACAGGGTTGTCATAACGCTCAGCACGGATCATATTGTATCCTTCACCTGCAGCAGGGCGCGCATGAGGATACAAAACGCAGAGTGCATTCAATGCTTTAGATTGTTTAGTCATATATACCTCCGATAAGATTATTTAGACTTCATTTTAGCATAGCCAGCTCCAACAAGGTTCTGCAAATATCGAAGCTGCTGCGCTGCATAGTTTGGGTCATCAGAATCACCCAGCCGCTTGGATACATCCTGCAGCGCATAAATAGGGAAGTCATACTTCGACAGTAGCTTATTGATCTCTCCAGATACATATTCGTGTGTAATTTCCATGATATCACCTTCCACGTTCGCCCATATAAGTGGCGCCACATTTAACAAGCATGTCTTTCAGTAGATGACGATGACAGAACTGGCCATACGCACAGAAGCATACGATCGTCGCCTCATCTCTGGATAGAAGCTCCATCCATTTGTCATAGTTCTGGGTATATGAATCGCGCATCATACGATAATACTCATCCGTATACTGCTGCTCGGTGATCCGACCTTTCTTCACACCCATGACAATATCCCAGGTCGGCGCAAAGATACCATCACTGCTTTTCACTGTGGTATCCACACGATCCGGACCACGATAAGCATACTGAGCTGTATATAGCTTTAATGGCATAAACATTCCTCCTTGTATAAGCTGCGGCAATCCGCGACCAGCATATCTCACGACATTCTGGTTTCGTCCCACGCCAGGGACTCATCAGGCGGCTATATAAACGTATGACCGACAGCAAGTGCAACAGCAGAAGCAAGCATGGCGCCAATAATATGCCAAGCGAACAGGTGGACAGTGCTTATGTCCTCATTGTCACCTCGAATGATTGAAACCAGTGATTTAATCATGATACCACCTCACTATACGTAATGTAACGCCAATCAATTAACTTTAGAAGACCACAAATCAAACTGTAGCTGAGTGAGCGAATGCCACTGGTCAAAAATCTTACGCTGCTGATCGGCATCCATCTCATAGTATTGCTTATCGCTTATACCCATTACATCCGTCATAAACTCAGCAAACGATATAGCTTTAAAGTTTGTGCTCATTGCGGGAACCTCCTTTCTGGAATCAATCAACATCAATCACTTTTGCTGCCATCCATCCTGCCTGCCAACCAGTGCGGAAAAAAGTAGGAGGCAATTCAGCTGGATCAACATAGACAAAAGAAAAAATGAAACGCGTTACGATTACGACATCCCATATGAAGCCGCAAGCTTATCGTAATCTAATCGCACTATAGACGATAATAGATTCAACCGGCTGCGGAACTCATCCAAAGACATATCATACATCGGATTAGCAGCATACTCCCGGATAATGTCCTCGATATCATACGGAGCCTTATATCCAGACATAAGCACAGGAATATAGCTGCGCACATCCTTCATACGCAGCAGTATATCATCATAGTGCATGCCAATATCGTAAACGTTCATTCGTCATCACCAAAGCTTATGGTATGGTATTCGTCTCCCGCTGGAGTGAGCGACAACATCTCTTTGCCTTGATCGTTTACCTCCAGGTGCAAGTGACCAGCATCAACCAGCTCGCGGAGAAAGAAAGCCACCTCGTTCTCTCTTAGAACAAAGCCTGTAGCAAATCGCTTATACATCTTCACTGCCGTTTGAAACTGAATAGAATCTCCAGACATGGCATTAATCATCTTGGATATAGCACCATATACGGATGACTGGCGCATGGCGATCGTTTTCTTCATATGATGAATCCTCCTATATAGTTAATCAATAGCCGCCGTTATGTTCGGTCAACCATTCTTTCAGCTGAACCTGTGCTTTCGCAAAGGCCAGATCGACATCCCAACCCTGTACATGAATAATGCTTTCGCCATACTTCGGATGCGATGCCTTATAGCCAACGGTGATAGACCAATCGACTATACTCGAATGACGAATATCCAAAGCCCAGTGTCCTGGATTGACTTTAGCGTAGAACCTGATGAATGCTTCCATGTGATGGAACCCCCATTGCATAGTGTTTTAGCGCCGATCCAAAGGATTGGCAAAAGAAAAAAAGGCAAAGCGCCATCCTATTAATCATATATCTAACGATATAAAGTCTATATAGCATAAACAACCTATATAGCCATCATCATATATGCTATTTACGCAATGAACGAAGATACTTAATCTGTCCATCACTCATAGCACGAGGATATAGAGTAACAAGATAAAGAGATGTCTCACGACTAATATGACCAATACATTCACCTTGTGCATTGTTCACCCTATATGCAGGGAATAAAGCTGAAGGAATCAACGTTAGAGTAATACCTTTACCAACAACCATCTCTATAGATGGAGCCAGATCATCGACATTCTCATTATCGAAGTATCTCTCTATACAAACAAGATCGTCATTGAAATCAAACTTAGGTTGCCAATCAGGATAACTCATATATACATCTCCCTATATAGTCATAGTATATCTATCGTCATTCGCGTATGTCCGATTAGCATATAGCCATACTCATAAGACACACATTCACAAAGCCACAGGAGCGTTAGCGACCTTCGTCTACAGCATCCTATTTCATCATAAGATACCTATATAGGCTATATGAAATCATACTCAAGTAGCAAGAAATTTTCGGATGTGGGTTCACCTCTTTCGATAGCATATGATATACGAAATATGAAATGAGCATACAACGTATGAAATACGATATATGATATCGATCACACACATATAGCAACATACGCAAAATACGCATACGCCCAGGAATAGCACACCCTTCGGGTAGGTGATGATGCCATCGACTATATAGGAAAACAGGCTATATTTCAGCTTACGAATAACAGCAACGATCGTGGTGCGAAGCAGCTCCCTCACACACCGGTCGCAATAATCGTATGATTCAGCCGTCGAGCTGAGTTGCCGTAAGTTTGCCTATATATAAGCCGCTGCATAAGAACGCGTCCTATAAGCCGCCTGTCGTCTCGTCTGCCGCTTCCTTCTTGTCGGTCGAAGGATTCGTCATGCGAGAGGAGCAGGGCGTCACAGGGCAGCATGCAGGCGTCTGTCGATAGCATTAGCACCTACCCGAAGGGTGTGCTATAATAAGGGTGCAGTCGATGTGCTGAGAACACACCGACTGCAGTAAATCTCATGAGTGCTTCGTGTTATTTACGACCTACGCTGGAGACTGTCAGGGTCATGGCTTGTCCTTTTGCTTCTGCATTGGATACATTCAGTTCGAAGTGGGTAGCTCCGGTCATGAATGCAACCTGATCCTGATAGAAATCTCCGACATATACCAGTCTGCTGCCTACAGGCACGAATGCCACGTAACCATACACACCAGTTACCTCGTTCAGCGTATACATAACCTCGATTGAACCAGCTTGCTTGATAACCTCAGCCATCTTCATACCATCATAGTGTTTGCCTTCTGTGCTGCGTGGATCTTCTGCAATACGGAAGTTTGCTTTGATTTCAGAAGCGGGAACCAGATAAGGATTCTTCACGATCTCGCGATTAGCAATCTTCGCGCACAGCTCCAGGAATTGTTTCTTAGCCACAACCCAAGGGAAGCTGATCGAGCGGTTGCCATCTTTACCACGCTCCGTATATGTCACCATATAGGATACATAGCCGATATCTGTAGCAGAGTAAGACAATTCCAGTGCAGCGAGTGCAGCCTGGTGCTTGAATGTGATCGCATCGCAATCTTCGCTATAGATACGTTCGATCTTAGCTTTCGCCATACGAATAGCGTGGTCGTTGCCGTTGTATTTGATTTCAGCCAGCTTGTTGAACTCTGCATTCTTATTGCGGGCATTCATCAGGTCGGCAGTGTAGGATGCACGGATCGAGCGGATCACAGCAGCCAAAGCCTCATACTTGTTAGCATCGATAGCATATTCGCTTCTCAGTACATGGATGATGTTGTTGTTCTCGACATCGTTCTTGATTTCCTCAGACTTGTCGATTACATTCTCCTGTACGAATGCTTTCATGTGGTTGTGTACGCGGCTCATTACAGAACCTGTATCGATTCCACCTTCAGTGCCTTTGTGGTGAGACAACCATGCTTGCTTGATCCATACGCGTTTCGCTTTCGGATTCTCCTGGAAGCCAGCATACTTCGGTGGGTTGTTGATGAAGTTAAGCTCGGCAGCCAGTGCTTCTTCGTATGCACCGCCATGCTTCGCACGGTCAATCTCCCATCCTTGTGTCAGACGAACCAGATCGATCATTTCTTCCATGCGTACAATCTCATGCAGCAGATCTTGTTTCTCTGCTTCGGTACGATCGACAGCTTGACCGAACTCGTCTACACCCTCAGCATACATATAGCCAACCTTACGCACAGCATCCGCCAGACGTGTAGCGATGTTTGTTTGCTGTCCGATCTTGTTCGGGTTCAGCGTGCGGATGACATACTCTTTACTCAGCTCATGCACAGCTTGGATGAAAGCATCATCGTATTGATCAGCAGTGAACTTCACTTTGAATTGTCCATCGTGATCCACGCATGCTGCACCGAATGTCAGCTTCTCATCGGATTCCATAGGGAACGGGCAACCGGAAGCCCACTCACCATCTTTGCCTACATGCAGGTCAAGCATAGCCAGGAACTTGGATTCGCCATCTTTGCCCATGATGCTGTTTACGATCTCAGGCACTTGCGTTACGAATGTTTCGTCACCATCGTTATCCGCGCCGCCTTCAGCGAACGTGTCCAGATCGTGGCAGCTCATGATGCAGACCGAGTTGAATGCGCCTTTCGCAGATGCGGTTACATAGTTCTCCGGAGCAGCACCTTTCAGTACGCGGCCTTCACCTTTAGCGATCGCTGGGTTACGGAAGGAAGCAACCGGTCCAGTCACAAAGTGTTTGTTATCGCGTGCAGTCATGAATGTTTGATGCGGACGCAGACCAACGGAAGCGGGAACAATCATATCACCATCTTCGTCAGCCACAGCTTGCAGCAGAGCATACGGATCCTGAACCATGAAGCGATACTCGCCTTCTACAGGGATTGTACCAGCAACCCATTTGTCTACTTGCTGTCCCATCAGTTGCAGAGCGCGTGTTTGCATGTAAGCATCCTCATACGTGAATGGGGCATAGTGCATGAAGTTAGCAAATACGGATACAAGGGAACGATCACGCATAAACTCAGCTTCCGCAGTCGTCAGCTTGCTCAGGTCTTCGAGGTGAGCCACGCCAGTATACTTCTGGATCAGTGCAGGGTTGGACAGTACGTTTCTTGCTTCCTCCAGACGTGGAGCAGCTACATTGATCATTTGCTCTGCAGTGATGCTGGATACGTGAGCGAACTGATACGGCAGCTCTACATACTCCGCTTTCTTACCTGGACGTTTAGCAAAGCGAGCAATACGCAGCTCGATGTTAAAGTCCAAGCGTCCTTCTTCGTCAGCGATCAGGCGGAAGTCACCTTTCACAGCGGATTTGAATGCAACGATGTCTGCATCATAATACTTGCGCAGGCCAGGGACGAATACCATCAGACCTTTAACGAATGGGGTGATACGTACTTGCCATGCGTCAGAGTCATTGCCATGCTCGGCTTTGAGTGCCCAGTAGATCGACTCGGATGCCAGAACCAAGCCATCGCCTACACCCAGCTTCAGGTAGTTCATAGGCAGCACTTCTTGTTTAGTCAGACGGCCATCTTTCCATTGAGCGGTGAATACACCATCAACAGCAGACACAGTTACCACACGGTTGTTGTAGAATGCTTTGAATGTGCCATTGGTGATCTTTGCAAAGCGATCCTCGATAACCGCCATCGTGTGACGATCGGATTCAACCAGGTATTCACCAGTAGTCATATTAGCCAGCTTGCTGATACGAGCATTCGGGAATGTGATTGCTTTCGAAGATACCGAGCTTGTACCAGACAGACCTGGACGTTTCAGATACTTCGTGATGTCAAGTGTATAGATGCCATCTTTGCTCAGTTTGCAGTAAGCGAGGAAGTCATGACCCAGCTTCTTGAATGCTTGCGGGATCGTCATGAAGTCTTCGGCAATGTAGATACCTTGCAGCTGACGAGCCTGGGATGCTGTCTGAATGAAGAAGTTGGCTTTGTGTGTAACGCCATCCACACTGTAGTAGAATCCGTTGCGTACAACCTCGACCTGCAAGTCTTTCAATTCCTGATTCTCTTGATCAGCGATGTTGAGGTCGATGTAAACAACGTGAGCCATATCCAAGTACAGATCGCTCTTGTCGTCGGCAGCAAGGGAGCCAAACGCATCAGCCAGCTGAGACTGAGATTGGAAGTTAACCTCCGCGTTGAGCACCACTTCACCAGCTTCGTTGCGGGAGTGCTTCAGCAGATCGACCGATACAGTACGTACACGTTTACGAGTCGGAGCCATAACCATCTCAGGGATGTCGTCACCTTTAGCATCCATGAATGCACGGAAGTAACGGTATTGGTTCTTCGCTACGCCGGTCAGCTCCGGATTAAGCATGATGCTGCGCAGGCTGTGTCCTTCTGCCATAGCTGCTGTGATCGCTTCATAGTTCTTCGTTTTCACGCCCAGTCCTGGGAATGTAGCGATCGCATCGAGGATTACAGAAGCAGACTTGAGTTCGGACATTTCAGCTTTCACTTTGTTGCCTTTTACAGCTTGGTTGAACAGACGATTAACTTGAGCCAGTTGCTTGTTGATTTGAGCTTGTTTGTTGTTGTTAGTAGTTGTCATTGTGGAAAACCCCTTTTGGTTAGTTTTAGTTTGGTTGGACAGAGCGGCGGACGACAGACGGGACGACAGATTAGCGGATGACTTGGAATGAGATGAGTTCACTGATGGAATCTCCTTTCAGGGAATAAATGCGGTATTGCGGCTTACCGAAAATAGAAAGGCCCGATTCTACCGAATACAGATCGCCTTTCATTGGGCAGAAGCCCAGGTGTTCACCTTTGCTTAATAAGAGTTGCTTTGTCATACAGAAAACCTCCAGTAGTGTATTTGCTGTACTTACATACAGCTCCCTATATAGGGGGTGCCATATAGAGGGGGTCTATATAGGCCACCTATACAGGGAGCTATAAGTAAATAAAAGAAAACCCCTGCACACTACGTATGGGGGCGGCTGACCCTTAACCAATACGTACTATGCAGGGGGTGTATATGAGTAAGCGCACCTACACGCCCATATGCCCACATACAAGGCATAGCATGATACAGTACTGCTACCTATGTCACCATGCAGGACATAGATAGAGGGCATAGCCTATAGAGGGGATCATCCACCGTTATCGTGTACTCCCTATATACCTATGCCATGCCATGTCCATGACCTATTAGATCACGAACAGGGCAGCTACTTGTACGAATACAAGCAGCATACCTTTGAATACGAAGAATGCACCAAAGATAAGCGTTGCAAGCAGGGTGAATACAGCGAATGGAATAGTAAACGCCCATGCTCCAGAAAGAAGCGCTGCTGCAATGGTTGTACGCCAGTCCATAGCTTGCTTCTTACGCTTCGCAATCAGGTAGTGTACAGTGACAATGGTAGTCATAGCCAGGATAGCAGCCAGTATAGAAGCCCCTACCATAGTGGAGGTAGCCATGCCACCTACCACAGCAGAGGCTACTGTTACACCTGTCTGCCATTTGTGCTCACGTACAAAGCCTGCCAACTGAACGATGTCATCACGTACCATATCGTATACAGCGATGCCTACCTTCTTAATAACGCTCCATGCCGTACCCAATACAGGGGCAACCACAGCAGCTACCTTATCCATGCCACGTACTGTTTGACCCAGTAAGCGTGCGCCTTGGATGCTTGCTCCTTGAAGAATGTTAAGACCTTTCTTGCTGAATGCTTGTGTAGTCATGATAGACTCCTTTCGTTTGTGCAGTTTGATGGGATCACTGCCAACCCAAATGTGTGTTGTCTATTGAAGGGGGTGGGGCGCCGAACGCTACCACTCACCAACAATAAACAACTAGGTACCCTCCGAAAAATTTTTTTGTAGAAAATGCCCCCTATAGGAAAATTACTTGTTGTCAACTACTTTGTAACGCGTTACAATCTGAGAATACGGAAGTAAATAAAAAATAAAGGATTGATCAATCATGTTGGCAGAAGCATTCATCATTGACGTATATAAAACAGGCGGGAAGAAAATCGACAGCGTACCGGCAGGCCAAGCGTATCCATCGGCAGCTCTGATCGAAGCGACGATCATCGACACTGAAGGAGACTACGCCCAGGTTCAGAAGATTCATGTAATAAAAAAATGAAAAAGGAAAAGCCGGCAATCAACCCGATCTGCAAGATGGACGACTGCGATTCGAGAGTCGTGGCCAGAGGATACTGCTGGAAGCATTACAGACGATACATGCGGCATAACGATGCGAGCATTGCACTGGCTTCCACAGGAAGACCGATACACGAATACATCGTATGCACCGTAGAAGGCTGCGGGCTGCCGCATAAGTCGAAAGGCTTCTGTATGAAGCACTACCAGGCAGACAAGCGTAGACGCCGCCTGGAAGCAGGGAAATGCGTAGCCTGCGGCACACCGAACGATGGGCCTTACGAACAATGTAGCAGCTGCCGTGCCAAGCGTAAGCCGCGCACCATCAAGAGGGCAGGTGCCTAATGGAATTGATGAAGGCCTATTCAGAAAAAAATAGGGAATACGACAGGCAAAAGCGATCGATGCACCTCGCGGATACGATCCACTACATTCAGCCAGGCGAAGTTGCGTTGAGTGAAAATGGCAGATTTGAGATCAGATGCAGTAAAGCTACTACAGGAGAAAAGCTGGTCTACTGCTTCAACGACCTTGAGCTTCACACGGGAAAATGTATGGAAGTATACAAGGGGAGAATCATGCAGAGATTCCAGTCCGTTCTACTGCGTCCGTTAGAATTATACGAGCAGTTATACAGAATAGAGAGGTAAAGAGAAAATGGAGCTGTTACAGCAGTATCTGGATAAGGTTCAAAACATCGGCGGCGTGCATATCTGCAAAGTCGAACAAGACGTCAAGGTGGAACTGCTCGTAGAGATCGGGAAAGCATGGAGGGACAGATACGGGGCAGGAAAGCCCATCATCTTCGTCCCAGCAGAATACATGGACTTCGAGTATGTCCATAAGTTTGACGTGAGCATCGCAATCGTGATGATGAAGTCTGGACACGTTGTCACCAGAAGAGATGGTTCAGATGTCTATCTCAAAATGGAGCTCGGCGCTGTCGTAGGTAGAACGCATGACGATGAAGAGTGGAGACCATACCGACTCACAGACGGAGACCTGCATTCGCAAGAATGGCATGTCATTAAGGAGAATTAAACAAAATGAATATCACAGACAGAATCCGCAACGCGCTGGACGCGCATATGGACGACATTGAATCGATCGTGTCAGAAAACGACCGTATCGTCATGTATATCGGGGAAGAAGCCATCGAGCTGCACGTTATCAAGCACCAACCGATCGATCGCATCAATATCTCGCTGGAGTTAGGAGCATAAAAAACTTTGAGCCTTCGGCTCAAATAGGAGGCAATGGGTTATGCGTACCCCAAAAATCGGAAGCCGCTGGCAGCATTATAAAGGCGGCATCTACGTGATCGCAGACATCGGAATCGATGCCAGCCGGCACGACGACGGCAAGTCGATCTGGTACTACAACGAGGATCAGCCAGACCAGAAATACCATCGACCACTGGTGGAGTGGCACAACGAAGTAGAGTACGAAGGCGAGACCTTCACCCGCTTCGAGGAAATTCTGCCGAAGGGAGTCACGCCGCATGGAGCTGTTAAAGGAATATTTGGATCGAATCGTTCCAGTAAAGGAAACCGTCCAAACTATCGTCGTGGACGCATCTGATCGAGACCAGGCGTGGCAGCAGTTCCATGAGTCCACAGCAGAGCATATCGCCGCTGTCGCACACAGGGGAGCAGGGAAGAGCTATACGCTGTATGAGAAGGCGCTGGCATCCAGCAAGGACGTGACGTTCTTCTGCCGATTCAACCAGCAGCTGCATTATCACCAGAATGCGTTTGAGCGCATGCTGCGCGAACGTGGTGTGGAATATTACCGAAGCCGTGCAACACTGATTACGATCGGGCCGCGGCACAGACAGCGCACCGTTATATTCGCAACAGATCCGCAGGCGCACCGGCCAGACGGATACCAAAACGATCTCGTCCTCTTCGATGACGCAGACAGCTTTGTTATTGATTCTGGATGGCTGGAGCAGCTGATGACCTATGCACAAGTCATCATGGTTTCGAGCTATTCAACCGTGATGGATAACGCGTTTAAGAAATTCATGGACAATAAGCTCAAGCCAGCATTCGGAGACGGATGTGTCCAGCCTTTCATTATTCCTCATCCAACGAAAAAGGAATACAGCGATGATAATTACGGCATGAGTGAAGAGCGGTTCCACATGGAGTACACCTGCGACCTCTCAGAAGCCCGCAGGCACGCATCTAACAGGAGAAGGAGGGAAATGTATGCTACTTACCAAACGCCGGATTACACGCCGGAATAAAGGGGCTCTGGCAGCGATGCTGCTGGTCATTGTATCCATGACAGCGCCTCACGTATTCCAGACAGCCAAGGCGGTCATTGTAGACGATAAATACGTCCAGGATCAGCGATACGAAGACAAAAGTAAAAAGAGAAAAAGAAAATTCTAGTTTGGTATTGTAACGCGTTACATTTTAGTGTAGAATGAACTCAAGTCGAACGATACCACAGACTCGAACGACTGGGCAGATGACGACAGCCTCTCCTCAAACTGGCTGACTGGTATATGCGCGTCCTGGATTGCATCGTGGGTTAGCATGGCCCACGACACCTCCTTCAAACAAGTAATCCGGGACGTGACCATATACGCCATTCTTTTTCAGAGAAAAGGGCTTCGAGAAAAAAGCTAAATCATATCCTCTCAAAGGTATGTTCCTTCTCACACCTCACGCATATTGTGTTTCCTCCAAGTTCACAATAACGCTGGCCGCGTTCTCGAAGCCTTTTCTGTGAAAAAGACAATCACAAAAATAGGAACACTTGTTCTTGATATTTATTGCCAACTGGCATAAAATATACTCAGCTAGGACACCTGAGATCTCCAACCTCACAACAGCATCACTTGTTAGAAAAGCAGCGGGCGGCACACCTGCTGCTTTTTTCGTGCGTAAAAAAACCTTACAAATAAAGCTTGCTTCCTCTAATGGGACATGTTATGATCGATTATGAGAGAACACATCAGAACATGTCGTAACATGGTATAACATGTTGTAACATGTCAAATTAGGAGGAAATATAATATGGCGGTTAAAACAGGTGCAGCAGCAAAGGCAAAAGCTATTGAAACAGGTCAAGAGGAGACAGGCCAGCGCCAGACAGTATTGCAAGTACTCGCTGACGCATTCGGTTATGAGATCGTTGGTCTCGATATCGGATTCGGCGGAGCGAAGCGTCTATCCAGCACAGGTCAAGCAGGCGTAATGCCATCGACTGTGCAAACAACAAACGAGAAATATGCAAACTCTTTGAGAAACACAACAATCGATGAGGATCGTTTGATGGTGAAGACTAGCGATGGAATCTTCCACGTTGGCACCCAGGCAATGAAGAGCAATGCGCTTCTGGTGACAAACCGTACCACCAACCACGACCGGGCAAGCGATCAGAGTTTCCGTGTCCTGTTTGAAACAAACCTAGCCATGTGCCTGCCGCACGAGGATGGGGATTACAATGTGTACGTGACAACCGGCCTGCCAAACGATGACTACGAGCTGGGAATCAAGAAGAGACTTGAAGAATACATTAATCAGACATTCACGGTGACATTCTACCTTGGATTCGGTAAGACGATTACCAAGAACATCAACGTGATTGGCTCTGAAATTGTCAGACAGCCAGAAGGCACCGTATCCTATTCGCAATTCGCGTTTACGAGAGAAGGTCTCCTGACAACTGAACTGTATCGATCCATGACGGCTGTTATCGACATCGGCCACCTGACGACAGACTATGCGCTGTTCTCCGAAGGCGTGTTTATGGACGAGCAGGGTACTTACGCTTCCACTGTGGCAACATCTGAACTGTATAAGCGCCTGAGAGTGAGCATGCCGCGATACTTTGATGAAAATTTCGGCATCGCCTACACGCCAACCGACGCAGACCTGGACGATGCTGTACGCGGCATAAAGATCGACTTCAATGGCGATCAGCACGACATGGCTCCGCTAGTGCAGCAGGCTGCTAAAGAGATTGCCGAAGTCATTGCACACGAGGTCATCACATCGTGGGGTCAGCATGCAAACCGCGTGAAGATTATCTTGCTGACCGGTGGCGGCGCCCACATCTTCCAGGACGCACTGCGTGAAGAGTTTGTTGCCCGCAAGGTGCAAGCCTTCGTTGCTGTCGATGATCCGCAAATGGCAAACGTGTACGGCTTCTATATCCGTGCAGCTATCAGCCAGATCAAGCCGCAGGAGGATGGTTCGCTGAACTTCGAAGCAGTCTACGATCGTTTTATTAAGAACGTATTTGAAAGCGAGGCATCATGAACATGGCAGAACACAAAGCGCCGAAGATTCCGAAAATCCAAGTTATTATCCGCGAAGTGGATACGGAGATCGATGAGCATTTCAGCAATATCAAGCCTGGCGATTGGGCGAGCGAGGGTCGGCGTTTGCTGCTCAAAGCGATCACAATGGAGAAAAACGAAGGAAAGTAGGGTATTCTCCTGCAATACAACAAAACGAAATAAGATTCGATAAGATGGGGCTCCGAGAGGGGCCCTATTTTTTTATGCCCTTCTATACGGAAATGTCCTGAAAATACCATAGCCTGTACAATTGACATAAGGGGATAGACTGCCCAAACAGCACCGATCGGGGTCAGGGGGCCATTAGATCTACCCCTTTTTGCGTACTTATAAAAGGAGTTGATATAAATGAAACCCTACGTATGGAAAGAAGGCATGACACCGGAGCAGGAATCCGATGGCGCCTACTGGGAGCGAAACATGCTCGCACTGCTGCTGGCCAATTATACGAACGACACTGTTCGCAATGTGATAGGCATGGCGGAAGTCAGCCCTGAGTATTATCCGTCCGGATGGTATTACGACCGGGACAATAACTGGGAAGGCTGGCTTCGCGTGATATCCATCAACAATGGATCGATTACATTCCATATTCCGGACAGCTTTGATGTAGGCACACTGCCAGAGATCGAGCCGAACTGGGATGGTCATTCAACGATTGAAAAATGGAATAACGTCATGGATATCTGCGGCATTAAGCCGGAGGGAGAGTAATCCATGTCGAACACTGGACCTCGCACCGAAGCAGGAAAGATGGTTGTTTCCCAGAACCTGAACCCCACTGCTTGGACACAGAACCCTGCAGCTGTACAGGCGATTGACGTCGCCCGCAGACTGCGCAGCACAAAGCACGGACTGTATGCGTCTGTACCTATCATCTGTAAAGCGGAAGGCTGCCCTTATAGAGATGCCTGCCCGCTGATGCAAATGCAGATGGCCCCATTCGGAGAAAAATGCCCCATTGAAATCGCTGCGATCGAAGACCTCTTTGAGCGATACTGCACCGACCTGAATATTGACCGTGATGATCCGCGGAATACTGTCGATCTGATCATGGTCAAAGAGCTGGTTGATATTGATGTATCCCTGCTTCGCTGCGACAACAAAATGGCGATCGATGCGGACTTTATCATCGATAATGTCGTTGGCATGACCGAAGAGGGAGAAGCCTTGACCAAGAAAGAACTTCACCCTGTCGTGGAGTACAAAGAGAAGCTGCGATCCAGCAAGAACAAAACGCTGCAGCTGCTGAACAGCACACGACGCGACAAGCAGGGTACGAAGCTGACTGTCGAGCTTGATCCATCTTCAAGAGCCGCACAAATGATTAAGGTGCAAGACGACATGGCGACTCACATGGAAAAGGAAGACGAAGCAGAAGAAGCGTACTACAGAAAAATGCGTGGGGAAGACAATATCATCGATATTAATCCGATCGATGTCGAACCCATCGAGTAGGAGGTAGGCTATGGTCTACGTAAGAGGCGCCTACAATGTAGGCAAGTTCATGGCCAAGCAGGTGCCTTCGCTCTTTGAGCGGAACACCCAGCGAAGCATCAATAACTTGTATACAGGGATAGGACTATCCAGAAAAGGAAAGGCGGCTGCTCTGACGGGTATGGGCACTTACGCTTCCTATCAAGTCCTCGCTGGACAGCAGGAAGCCGCTAACCAGAATGCGATGGATCATATGGATGACCGTGGAATCATGTCGCTTCCTGGAACCCAGGCAGATGGCATGGGGTACATGGGCGATCCAGCAGGCAATCAGGATCTGGCAGCCCGAGGGGACCTCGTATTCGCTTTGCACAATTTAAGACATGGGGGCTAAAGTAAATGCCGGATTTAACGACACAAGCTCTGCCGCCAGCATCCGGCAGCGGGGCTGCTAAACAGCTCAGGAAAGAAGGCATCCTTCCCCGGACATTTGGTGCCGGCATGGTTGCCTTCGATTCATATTCAAGGATCAAAAACGGAGAGAATGCTGCCGTGGCGATCGGTAAAGCCGCCCTGACGAACGCCGCCTGGGGGCTCGTTCCCGGAGGGTTTCTTGCGATGGGTGCTATGGCTGCTGTATCGATGACGCCGGAGATCATCCGGATGACAGATGCGGCGAAGTCAGGAATCCGTCAGAAGTCATCGATGTTTGGCGGCGGATTCACTCAGAACGAAGGACAGATGTATATGCAGCAGGTAGGACTGCAAAACACCACCAGCGCGCGCAGCACAGCATCTGGCATTATGTCTCGTCACGCGCGAGGAGCTTCGAAATCCTACTGAGGAGGTGAGAAGAGATGATGCAAAGCAATCAGCCTTACCAGCGTGTTAAAAACCACGACCCTCTGTATAACAGCATTGCAATCGGCGCAGCTTCGGGCGCGGCTGGTATGGGCGCAATCCATGGCTCTGCCCGGCTCATGAAGAAACACAATAAGTTCTTCGGCAATAGCTGGAAGCGCGCAGGCGTATATGCTGCGGCAACGGTAGTCGGCGCCGGACTTGGCGCAGGAATCGATTATATGACAGATTGAGGTGATTCGAATGATGCAGACAAATAATCCGTACAACCGTGTGGATGACGGCATCGGAGCTGGAGTTGTCGGCGGTGCTGTAATTGGCGGTGCGGCGATGGCGGGCTTCCAATACGGAGCCGGACGCCTTTCCAGTTCGATCACAAACCGTCCAATCCGAATGGGTGGCGGCGGATCGTTCGGGACAAAAGCCAAAGGCTATGCTGGCAGCCAGGTAAGACGAGCTGCTGCCCGAACTGGAGCAATGCATAATAAGTTTATGGCTGGCTCCGGAAAACGTAAGGCGTTAACTTATGGCGCAGCTGCTCTCGGTGGCGCACTACTTGGCGGTATTGCTGACAGTGTGAACGATTGATAAAGGCAAGCGTACAGGAGGTGTTGACATGCAACTTCATCGTTATGTGAAGGAGCGTGACGCACAAAGTGTTTATGAAATCAAATCAAGCTCTCAACAGGATTCTGCTTCACGGTCGAAGGAATGATCAATGGGTGCCGCTCAAGAACCTAACGCCACATGGCCTGCACGATAAGATGGACTGGAACAAGGCAGAGGAAGCGGGACTACTTCACATGCGGAATAATAAGGGCCGCGGTTATGAGGTCAACCTTTCGCAGAAGGGGTATCACCAGCTGAGCAGCTTGTATCGAAACTAAGGTGATCGCATGGCAAAAGAAACAGAACAGCAATTAATAGAGATGGAGCGAGAAATACGCTCAGATCCTGTTAAGTGGGCATATTGGAAGCTGAAGGATCCGAAGGGGAACGCTTGGAAAGCCCGCTGGTATCAGCGAATGATGATCAAGGGCATTCTCAGTGGAGACAGACGTATCGCCGCCCGAATGGGACGACGTGTAGGTAAAACAGAAACAATGGTAGTCTTCTGTCTTTGGTACGCGTTTCATCATAAGAATAGTCGTCTTCTTGTCGCAACACCATACGAGCACCAGGTTCGACTGATCTTCATGCGTCTCCAGGAGCTTGTGCGCGACTGCGAGGAGCTGGCTGCGTCCGTAACGATCACAAAGAACCCGTTTATCGCATCGTTCGGTAACGGTTCGAAGATCATGGGTTTTACGGCCGGCGCCAATGCAGGTAGCCAAGCCGGTGCCTCTGTCCGTGGTCAGCGGGCGGACTGGCTGTTTCTCGATGAGGTCGATTACATGTCTCGTGACGGTATCGATGCAGTTACGGCCATTGCGATGGAAGATCCGAAGCGTATCGGGATTTGGGTTAGCTCCACGCCGACCGGTAAGCGCGACTTCTTCTATGACATTTGCACGAACCCGGATACGGGTTACAAAGCCTATCACTTCCCTTCGAAAGTCAACCCTGACTTTGATGAGCGGATGGAAGGCGAGCTTCGTGCAACAATGACCGCTCAAGGTTACATTCACGAGGTTGAAGCAGAGTTCGGTGAGGAAACTGTCGGAGTTTTCAATAAAGACGCGGTAGAGCGAGCAAAAAGCCAATTCTACTATAGTTATCGCGAGCTGAACCTGTATGAGCGCGAGCAGTATCAGAAGCAGGGTCTTAACCTGGATGACATCGTTTATTATGGGCCTTATACTATAAATAACCCTGCTCCACGGGCGCTTCGGATCATCGGTGTTGACTGGGATAAATACGGCGCAGCCACCCAGATTATCGTCACCGAGTTCGATGAAGTCCATAAGAAATTCAGGGTTGCCCTCCGATCAGAAATTCCTCGTGGTGATTTCACCTTCGATAACGCCGTTAAACGCATCATCGAGCTGAATGACATCTACGATCCAGCATTCATCTATGTGGATGCCGGTAGCGGTGAATATCAGATCGAAGCCCTCCGTCTTCACGGTCGAGAAAACCCATATACGCGCCTTGATAAAAAGGTTAAACGGATTCAGTTCTCCCAAACGATTGAGATTCGTGATCCGGCGACTCGGGAGATCGACAAGAAAGACGCCAAAAACTTCATGGTCAACCAGACTGCCATCCTCTTGGAACGAGACCGCATTATCCTCTCTGCCTTTGACGATATGGTTTGGAAGCAAATGATGGACTACCAGGTTATCCGTATCTCTCAAAACGGTAAACCAATCTATACTTCTGAAAACGAGCACGCACTGGATGCGTTCATGCTGACGATCCTTGGATTCACGATCGAATACCCAGATATCGCGAAGATTCTGGAGAAATTCAACGTGGCCAGCCGGGCGTTCACCGTCAACAACCAATTCGAGCAAAAGATTGCCGATCGGGTGTTCGGAGACAACCGGGATGTATTCAGCACACAAAATAAGAAACCGGAGCGCGAGCTTCGAGATAATCCGAACTGGCACCTGGAAAAGGTAGCCCTCGGGTACGGCGGGAAAAGAAGCCGGTCGGGCGCAAGTGTATGGGGTCGTGGAAACACGAAACACCGCCCGACAAGAGCCAAGTTCTAAATCCTCTGGAATGCCTGATGTAATGCGTTGTCCCTTCCTGTAAATGCGCGGGCGGGTGGAAGGCACAAAATCCCCTGTATCCTTTCTGGCTAGGCTCATCAACTCTCTTTCCCTGGGGCGCAGACTACAACGGTCTGCGCCTTACATATAACAGGAGGTCGAATCAATGACTGAAGATATCTTTGGACAGCGCGGGATAGACACGTCCTATGAGCGCAGCCAAATCAATTATCGCCCAGACGTAAAGCTGCCGAAAAAAGATCGATTCTTCCGGATCGACCCATCCACTGTACAGAAGATCAAACGGTCCGAGGACTTTACGATCACCAGCGCCCTGACCGGCTATGCTGAACTGGTTGAACGGATTGCTGCCCTGCTGCAGGTCATCGACAACCGCAACCAGACGAAGGATTTTGCCGCGTATAAGGCGGCGCTCACCAGCGGCAAGCAAGATGCCATCATTGCGCAAGAGGACATCCTATGCGGTCCACGGGGCTCTGGCGATGCTGAACTGTATACGATCCTTTACCGAATGAAGGCTTCCTGCCAATTGCAGCAAACCTTTCTGGATAATCACTACCGTAATCAGATTACGGATAACTCCGACCTGGAAGCTGTAGCGAATGCCGAGTCGTCTATGATCGATCAATGGGTGCAAGCCGAACAGAGCTTCAACGATCTGACAGATCAAATTCAAGACGCCTATTCAGAAGAACACAGCCATGAGGAAGACACGGAGAATACAAACATCGCTTCGATGGAGAAGGAGATTTACAACCAGGATGTCGCCCGTAAACAAATGGAGACGCTGCATGTGTCTTTGGCAGACACATCCTTCGTTCACCGGAACCGGTATGTGATGTATTCCCAGATGATCGATCAGTTCCAGTTCCTGATTGCCGACCCGACCATCGTTATGAAAGATGATCTGAAGGAGATGATCTTGCAGCTGAATACGCTGGCAGACAAATCCTCGGCAGCAGCTTACATTATGTTGTCCTTCCGAACGATCAAAGATAAGCTGACTTCTCTCAAAGGACAATACGCGCTGGTTGATGACCAGAAGGAAGCGTATGTGTCGAAGCAGCAGTGGTTTCATCAGCAGCTGGAGTCCAAGTCCGGCACTGGTGTAAAGAACTGGCTCTACAATCAATCTGAATCCAATGAATCGATGAATGCACTGGCCGAAATCATGGTTGGCTCCCTTTTGGAAAGCAAAAAACAATACGATTCCAGTGTTACGGATATGACTCGTTTTTATCAGCAAGAAGCTATTTTTTATAGCCAACAATATCAGCTGATTCAAAAAAAGGAGGAAATACGAAGATTTTTAAGGATATTAGAGGATTTGCAAGAGGTCGGTGAAATCACCGACGAATGGGCGAGTGAGTATTTGGAGGCAAATGGATACCGCGTCTAGTCAAAGTGTAACGTGTTACAAGTTTAATATATAATTGATAAAGACAAAGTGACTTGCTCGGAAAGGAGATGTGATTCTTGGCTAAGCTTTTGATGAAGGCATTGTCACGTATTGGCCTAAAGAACGCAACTACTCCATCGAGCGGAAGCTCAAGCAGCGGCGTCACTGTCAATCGTGATCCAAAGGCAACCCAGGTAAAGCGAATAGGGTATGCGGTAAAGAATAGCTCAGGCGGAAGCGACGCAGAAAGTCCAAAAGCGGATCTTGCAGCCATTGCCACCGCCATTGAGCGAGATAGTTATCTGACGCAGACCGTCATGAAATACAGCGAGCTGATTGTGAAGTCCGGATATACATTCAAGGGCAAGAACGACGAAGCACTGCAGTACGTCAAGACGCGGCTTGATATGATGGCTATCGCCACTCAGGTGCCGACCGATGAACTTTTCTTTGGGATTGCAGAAGATATGGTGCGATTCCACAACTCATTTATCGCCAAGGCGAGAGCTAAAGGCGGAGTAGGGCTTGCGCCGGGTTTACCGGCAACGGCAGTCCTGCCAGCGAAAGATCCAGTCGGCGGCTACTTTAGACTTGCACCGGCGACCATCTCGATTACTCGGGATGATTCCGGGAACATCAAAAAGTACACGCAAAGCACCGGATCAGGCGGCGATACGAAGGATTTTCAAATTCAGGATATCGTCCATATCGCAGCGAACCGTCCGGCAGGCGAAGCATTCGGCCTTCCATGGCTGGCTCCGGTAATCGGAGACATTCAACTTCTTCGGAAGATGGAAGAGAACGCAGCCTTACTGCTGTATCGTCATATTTTCCCGCTTCTCACCTACACGGTGGGTATCGATAAACCTGGCTACGAAGCCAGCGATGAAGAGCTGGACAATATGCGGTCGGTTATCGAAGATATGCCGACAGACGGGGCGATCGTAATTCCAGAACGCCATAAGGTTGAAGCCGTTAATATTACTGCGATCGATGGACGAACGTATCTGGATTACTTCGAGAACCGCGTGTTCTCGGGTCTCGGAATGTCTCAGGTTGACTTCGGTCGAGGAGATACAGCCAACCGCAACACGGCAGACGCCATGAGCGGTAATAAAGCGGATCGGGTCAAAGGATGGCAGCAGATCATCCAGATGTATATTGATAAATTCATTATCGAAGAACTTCTGGTTGAGGGCGGCTATGATCCAATGGCAAACCCGGATTTCAAAGTCAACTTCGTCTTTAACGAAATTGAACAGGAAATGCGGATTAAGGTAGAGACGCACGAAATCTTCAAGTTTGAGCATAACGTTCAGACATGGGATGAGACGCGTAAGAACCTGGGCCAAGACCCTGTAGCCGACGAAACGCGATTGTACTATCAAATGGTCGGTATGCAACAAGCTGAGCATGCAGCCAGCCTTGCAGCAGAGAAAAGTGCAGAAACGGACAACAAGCAGCAGCCGACCAATCAAAACGGCACACGCTCGGGTCCGAAGAAAAGCACGGAATCGATCAGAGAAGCACTGGATAGAGCGATCCAATTCCCAGTGAAAGAAAGCAGCCAATATCAGCAGATTCAGCAGGAATTTAAAATCCCTCTTGAATCGGTGCAGTCACTCCATAAAGAGATGGTCAACATCTTCGACACCATGGAGGCCGACGTGATTGGCGAGATTCAGCGGTCACAGGCGCGTAATCGATTCCCGATGACGTCGCCGGCCGAAGCACTCTCCGCTATTCATTTCAGTAAGGACAAAATGGATCAGGTTATTCAGAGAGAAGCCCGTAACGTGCTTCTGGAAGGAGCCAAGAAGGCAGCAGCTCAGCTGAAGCTTTCCAAGACGCCAGGGATTAACCTGTCGCAATCGCTCCGGATCGTATCTGAATTTACCCAGGACTCTTTCGATCTCATCGAAGAGACAATCCACGGCGTGCTGAACGAGAAGCTGAAGGGCGTTGAAGATAGCAGCAATGCAGCGATCATCACCCGCAGCGTATTCGAATCCATCAGGCACCGTATCAAAGCGATCGCAAAAACGACAGTGATTAAGACATACCATTACGGCTATGTGCTGGCGCTGGGCAGAAGCGGAGTGGAAAGCGTAAAGGCACTGAATGAGCCTGGAAGCTGCTCGACTTGCTATGAGCGGTCGCAAGAAACAATCTCTCTGGTAGAACTCTCATCCTACGATGAGATTGCTATATTCTATCGCATTCCTCCGTTTCACACGAACTGCGAATGTGATTTAACAATCCATGACGAAGGGGGTGAAACTCAGTGAGGAATGTGTATTCGCTCAAAGAGCATGAGCAAAAGAAATGGGTACCAAAAATCCTGAATGAAAATCTCGGCACGATCGGGAAGATTCAGCAGGAATCAATACAAGTTCTGAATGAATCAGCGAAGGGGAAGCCAAAGAAACTGATCGTTCAGATCGAAGCCATCCACGTTGGCCGTACACGTAACTTTACGTACTACACCAAAGAAGGATTGACCGCGGGATTGGAAAGTTGGACATCGCCACGGCAGAAGCCGGTGCTAACCCACCACAATGATGTGGACGGTGAACCAATCGGACGTATCCTGAAAGCAGAGTTCCATGACGTTACGATGTCTGGTAAACCAGGACTGATGTTTACAGTCGAAATTACCGATCCGGTTGCTATTGAAAAAGTACTGGATGGACGTTATCAGACGGTTTCCATCGGCGCGAACACCGACAAAGTAACATGTAACATCTGCGGAACGGACCGCACTCAGGAGTGGTGTGAACACTACCCAGGTGAGAACTACGAAGACCAAACTTGCCACTTCATCATCGGAACAACCTATGGCCGCGAGGTTTCATATGTAAACGTTCCGGCTGACGAATACGCCGGCAATACTGGCGTAACTGCCGTTTACGAAGACGGAAGCGATGATAAAACATCTGCTGCTTCACAGGAATCCGTACACATGCACATCTTCCAGGTCGCTGAAGGCCTGATGCAGCATGTAAACGCGCCGAGTGTGAATCTATTCGAACAAATGAATGAAAGTCAGAAAGCAGCTTTCCAAAACCTGCTTACTTTCGAGGAAGGGAGCCAACCGATGACGACACCAAAAGGAACAACCCCAGCGGATCCTGCTGCACCTGCAGTACCTGCAGCTACACAGGAAGGCGCACAAACAACTCCGCCAGCTGCTGGTCCAACTACAACTCCGGAGCCTGCCGCAGCAACGACTGCTGAAGGCGCACAAGCAGCAGGAACTGAACCTGCAGCAGTAACTACAGAACCGCCTGCGACTCCAACAGCAACAACTGCTGAAGGCGCACAAGCTACGCCACCGGTTCCGGCAGCACCTACGGTTAATGTAACCGAGATGCAGCAAACCATCACCAATCTGGTCATGGAAAACCAACGTATCAGCGGTCAACTGGCTGAGTCGAAAGCTGAGGTTCAGCGTCTGACAGCAGCACTGGCCGAAGCAAATGAGAACTCCCATCGCGCACTGGCAGAGAGCGTTGTTAAGCTGAAACGCGATCTGAACAAGCCTGATGTGGTAGGCGTGGATTACGAGGAAGCTGTACAAGCTCACGCAACCCGCACCAAAGAGTCTCTGGAAAATACGAAAGCTGATCTGCTGGCAGAAACCAAAACGGCGAAGCCGGTACCAGGCAGCGTAGCAAATCCTGGACTCAGTACTGACGAGAGCGAAAAGCCGAAAGTCATGACTGGCCAAGATGCTTTGAACATGTTTAAGGGCATGTTTGGCAGCAAGAAATAACAAAAGCCTATAAAGGCAAGTAAACCAAATTAAGGAGTGACATTCACAATGGCATTGTTCTCTGGCAACTCTGGCCCAATTAAAGACACCCCGGATAACTACAACCGCACGAATACCAAGCTGCAGGCAGGTACTCACGATTCTCCGGGTGAGAAATTCGCAATCGACCCACGGCTTAAACGCCTGTTCCGCTATCATTTCGGTGGCGATGGCTGGGTGGTCATCCCTAAAGGTCGTGCAGTAGCACCGGCAACGGACAGCTTCGGCGCTTCCCAAGATGGCGTAATCAAGGACTTTGACAGCAACACACTGCTGCCTGTTCTGACACTGGCAAACGGCGGTAAAGACGTAAACGACGTCCACAAAACAGACGGTTCTACGTATGTGCGTAAAGCCAACAAGGCAATCGGCGTAGCCTACGGCAACCTGTATGAAGAGTTCGTCGATGGATTCAACGGCATGCAGCCAACCATCGAAAACGAAATCTACATCGAGCTGCCTTACATCCCGGTTAAAGCGGATGCTGAAGAAATCCACTGGGGTTCCTTCTACGATGCTAACCCTGCGCGCCCTGCGAAAAACGGCGACCTGGTAATGTCCGATGAGAACGGACGCATCATTGTTGCTGACTTCGACCAAATCCGTGAGCAGATCAAAGCTGCTACTACACTGGATGAGCTGAAAGCTCTTATGGAAAAAGAAAGCATCATGCGTGATCAGGTTATCGGCCAGATCTGGGCTGTTGAAACCAACATGCCGCCGCAAGGATGGTTGAAATGGGTTGGCTGGTCTCAAGAAGACATGCGCACAGATGACAAATGGATTAACAACTCCGGTTTCCGTCCTGAAGACATTGGTGCAACTGATGGCTTCCCTGGCTACCCATACGAGAAAACGTATGCGAACTGGGATAAAGGTCAGTACAAGCCGCAAGGTATCCCTGGCCTGACCAACGGTGCCAACATCGAAGTTCCTTACGCTGACGAAGTGATCGGTACAATCCAGCCTGGACAATCCGGCCGCCACGACTTCCGTCTGGAACATCTGCCAGCTGTAGCCGGCACAATCGAAGTGAAATTCGACGGTCAAGTAATCACACCTGACTATGTAAATGCTGAACTCGGTCTGGTTGTTGTAACAGTGGACAACACTGCTGGCACAACTCCGAAAAATGTAACTGCGACGTATAAAGCGACTGGCCAGATTCCTGGTATCCCAACAGGTTGGGACTTCAAAGGTTCGATCGGTGCGGTCCGCATCCTGCTTCATAAATAATCCGTATTCAAGGAAAGGGGCCTAGCCACTAATGATTAATCTTAACGAAATGCAACTGAAACCCGAGGCTATGAAAGTCTACGAGAGAATGCAGCGTCAGCTTAACCTGGAAGAGGATTGGACACAGATTCCGAAATCCGAACTGGTTGGCGTAAAAGAAGCACTGTCCACGCAGGATGCTTCCATCCTGATCCCTCGCGTCATCACAGGTATGATGCGCGAAGCAGCTGAGCCACTGTATCTGGGCTCCCAGCTGATGCAGACGGTTCGTCTGACAGAAGGCCGCTCCATCGAGTTCCCGTCTATCGGCGCAATGCGTGCGCACGATATCGGGGAAAGCCAATCCTACCTGGAAGAAACTGTTGACTTCCAAATGCACCGCACACAAGAAGTCAAAGTTGGTAAATCCGGTATGGTGGTCCGCGTAACTGATGAGATGATCAACGACTCCCAATGGGACGTAATCGGTATTCTCGTTCGTAAAGCGGGCGAAGCAATGGCTCGTCTGAAAGAAGAAAAAATCTTCAATCAGTTCTCCAAGCACGGACACCTGGTGTTCGACAACGACATCCGTCAGAAGTACACCGAAGCGGGTACAACTGGTCGCGATATCGATGGCAACCTGAATAACACAATGAGTACTGAGGACATGATCGACCTGTTCATCTCGGTAATGGCTAACGGCTTTAACCCGACAGACATCATCATGCACCCACTGACTTGGAGCGTGTTCTTCAAAAACGACCTGATGGATTCCCTGTCTCACGCAGCACTGGGCGGTTCCCAAATCACGAACCTGCAAATCAACCCAGACAGCGTACAAGGACGTATCCCGTTCAGCATCAACCTGAACTTCACGCCGTTCGCGCCGTTCAACTACGAGCAGAAGAAATTCGACATGTACGTGGTAGACAAGTCCAACATCGGTATCTTGCTGGTGAAAGATCCATTGTCCACTGAGCAATTCGACGATCCAATGCGCGATATCCAAACAATCAAAATCAAAGAACGTTATGGTGTCGGCGTACTGAACGAAGGTAAAGCAGTAGCAACTGCCCGCAACCTGGCATTCGAGCGCTCCTACCCAGCTCCACAAACTATCCGCGTCGTTTCCTAATGGCGAGTATGGTATAACGCATTAAACAAAACAAAACTTTGGAGGGATCATAAATGGCGACAAAAGTTACCGTGGGCTTGGCTCCACGTAAACACGGCTATTTTGATCCCCTCACTAACACTTACCTTACGCTGGCTAATCCTACACGGTCATTTGAGTATGACGAGACCAAGCCTGAGACGATGAAAAATATCGTTCACGCTGTGTTGTGTAAGACGCCAGCGTTGGTGTTATATGAGGGGAATCTTCCAGCTTCCGAGATTGAAGCATGGAAAGATAAATTCACGAAGATTTTCAACACCAATACCGCGGAGTTCCGCAGAAACCATGAAGGCAAAGTGATTCAGCCGGTGCCATCGATGGCTGCCGATCGTGCTGATCAGCTGGCTGCAGGTAATGCAGATATGCCGAATGCGAAAGAAGTGGGCGAAGCTGAAGTCGTTACGCTGAAAGCAGAAGATACAGCTGCCGAAGAAGCAAAAGCAGAGCCAGCTCCGGCAAAAACCACCACAAAACGCACAACTGCGAAAGCAGCAGCAAAAACAGAAGAATAATATAGCGTGAAAGGCAGGGACCATCATGAATGAAGAAATGAGTGTCATGCCTTTCACTGCTGATTCCAAGAATCCGCTGAAAGAACGGATTTTCAAACAGGTATCATTCCCAGGAAGCGAAGGTGTCTATCGCCTTCGCGTTATTTCTGCGGAAGGTGAGACCAAATCGGCAGTGACACAAAAGTACGTTGATACCGGTATCCCAGCAAACAACGTAGACGGCGCTATATTTCGAATCAAAGCTGTTCTCGATACGCCACAGGATGAGGTATCCGAATCCTACTGGTTAACACTCGGCAATGGGCCGCAGCCAGGCGAGATCAGGCGGCTGAATCAGTACCGAATCAGAGGAATATCCGATGTCGGCTATCGAAGCGATTGGGTCTACTCCGATCTGAAAGACGACCAGAACGAATTGCTGGTCTATGAAATGCTCTATGATCTTCTGGACATCATGACGATGGTCCGGGAAGGAGAGATCGAAAGCTTGATCTCCCTGATTACAGAAGATGCTCTGCAGGCTACACTCCGAAAAGACCGTATTCGCTATGACCACCTGATTGATCAGGCGGAAGAGGCTACGATGGCCGGAGAAGAGCAGATTGAAATCGGGAAGGGCGGAACTTCCGAGGTGAATGAGCAGGTGACTGCCGTTCTCACCGAATTGTTCCAGATGATCGGCAAAGAACTCGGACATGAGTTCAAAGAAAGCTTCATGTCATCCCAGAAAGAGTTTTCTGAGATTATGAAGCTGTACCGGGTGGCGGATAACTATCGCAACCGGACAACCGATATGATGACGATGATCCTCGAAGTTTTCCTGGAAGATTCACTCGATCGGATCGTAAAGAAGTCCACTATCGAAGTCTTCGTAGAAAACGGGGAAAATCAAGCGATTTATTTAGATGGAACCATTGATTTCGATATAAAGAGTGAGATATTGAAGGCATCCTATGATCTGATGCCTCAAGACGACTTTGTGATTGCGACAAGCAGTGCAGTACAATTATTGTTAGAACCTGCATTGCAGGAACAGGTGGATTACGTCCATCTGGAGTCCACAAAGACCGAACTTCGCTACTTTAAAACAGAAGTCCTGGAAGCGCTCGTTGCCGAGCCGGCCGAAGAGCTGCTGATGCTGCTGCGGTTATTCGTCCAGGATGCGATCTTCCCTTATCTGGCGATCGACCAGATGCAATCCATCGTCCAGCATAACCTCCATGATGGATCTGACCTGAATAAGAGCAGACCAGCGGGTATCGTCCAGTACGACCTCTACGAGGATGATAATGTAACGCAATACATTATTGTAAAAGACATTATTAAGGAATTGATCGGTGGCGACCTGCTGCCGCATATCGACGACTATTTTGTCACACTACTGGATAAGCTCATCTACCGCGTCCAGGAAAAAGCTCACATCATCGTTGATTACGAAATGACCGATGTGTTCAGCTATTTTGCAGGCATGGGAGAACGGATTCACAGCGGCTATACGGCGATTAAGACCGCCTATTCAGAGGAATGGGCAGTTGGCATGGCGGACGCTGTAGAAGCCCGTCAGGCGCCTCTACTGAGCGCTGTGGATGTAATGGGTGTAAGCCTGAACGAGTCGCACGCGATGACTGAAAATCTGTTTAATCGCGTGGCAGAATCGATGGATGCCCTGTTTGGAGAATCGATAGCATCGTCTGCCGGACTTTCTGCAGAAATAAGTGAGCAGACACACATGAGCATCGGATTCACGCATCAGATCATTGCAAACTACCAGCACAGGCTGCTGGAGTACTACAATGTCCTGATCCATGATGATACAAAAATCCGGGCAGATATTGACGGCAAGATGGATGAAGTGGTTTCACTGAATCCGACAGTCGGCTTTTACCCGGTATACATGCCAAATATCAGCGATCAGAGCAAAATCCTTCCGAGAGACCTCAAAACCCAGAATATCCTGCCTGAGTTGTCCGATCGACTCACGATTAGCGGCAAAGAGAAGGTGCAGTATGCGCTGGGCAATGACTTTGATCAAGGATGGCCGCTCGGTGAGTTTGTACTTGGCGTCAATACCCTTAAAGGAGTGGACTCATAATGAATTTGAAAGCAATCGGTAAATTGCTGAGCAAGCTGCCGGATGGCCCGAACAAAGAAAAGCTGATGAAAAAGTATCAATCGGCTTCGGCTCCTCAAGCAGGCAGCGGGCTGAACGACACGTTCGAGTTTGCAGCCAAAGGTCACATTACTATTGAGCGCATTGACGAAGCTGGCAACAGCCTTGGCGTTCTGGCTGACCAACCCAACTTGGTCGTAGATGGTGCGGAAGAAATTATGCTGCGTGCATTCTCCGGCGATCCGGATCGCACTCTGTATAAAAACCGCGTACCGAAAGATGCAACCGGGGTAACGAAGAAATTCCACATCGGACTGAATGGCAACATCTCGGCAGTTGTGGATGGCGTTGATCAATTGAACTTCGCACCGAATGTGTTCTGGAAAGCTGTCGATGACAGCCAGTTCAAAATCACATTCAGCTATCGTCCAATCACGGTATATCTGAAAGAAGAAACCTCGGATCAGGTAGGGAAGAAAGCATTCAGCATCTCGACGAAGCCCGTCGCTGGATCGATTGCAATTACTTCTGAAATCTACAGCTCCCAGACAAACATGTTCATCGGACTCGGTGATGGTTTGGACCGTGCGATCGACCTCACAGACGCACGCATTGCCCTTGCAGGCGGCTTTGATGTAGCAGGCGGTAAAGCGACGGCTGATACGCTGAACGCATCCCTAAAGCTCACTGAGAAGCTTAGCCGGCTCGTTATTCAGTACGAGAAGTCCAACACGGGTGGTCAAATTGGCATTTACGTCGATGGCACTCTGAAAGAGACGATCGAGACGTATGATTCCGCTCTGTCAGCCCCAGAAGCAGCACAGAAGGTTATCACTGGTCTTGACCGTGAAGCCTCTCATGAAGTCGAGCTGCGGTTCTCCGGTAAAGATCCTTCGATCACAACTGGCGAGAACATCGTGATTACAGGTCTTCGTTCTGATGGTCTGACGACTTCGATGAACACACTGGCTCACGAGTTCGAGAACTTCACGAAGTCCTTCCAGACCGTGACCGCGTACAGCACGACTACCGTTCCTCCGTATCTGGCGCAGCTGGAACACTTCCCAATCGTTCCGGAAAGCCTGGTTGTCGAATATGACGGCACAGAGCTGCAGCGTGTTGATAAGGAAGCAGACCTGGCTGACGGCAAATACCTGCTGGATGCAAAACGCGGAACGCTGCAATTCAGCAAAACGCTGAGCGGACTGCACGTAACGTATGACATTACAGGAGAGCGCTACGACCTGAAAGCTGCAGCTGCTCTGACAAGCGGAAATGTAACCAAAACCGTAACGGCAGAAGCAGTCGGCAAAGGCGATGCAACCGCTGTGAAGTTCACACTGGCTCATACGACACTGGTTCCTGGAACCCTGGTGCTGAAAGTAGACGACGCGGCAGTAAGCAACTTTACGCAGGATAAAGGCGTGATTACCTTCACAACTGCTCCAGCTCAAGATGCAGTGATCACTGCTGACTACAAGTACACTTCGGCCACCAAGACGTACACTTCCGCTTATGCACTGGACACGGTTGTCGTAGCCAATGCAGAAACCGGCGAGGTATTTGCTGCTGTTACTTCCGATGAGGACTTCGGCGCAGGTAAGTACAAACTGTCTGCGGATAAAAAGTCCATCGTGATCAGTGACCGCAATGCAGACAAGTCTGCTGTTGTAAACTACGAGATCGTGTTTACGACTCCTGATCTGCCAGGCTTCGCTACGGGCTATCACCGCGCCGTTATCGAAAAGCCAAAAGCAGGAACCGCCTACCCATGGTACCAGCTGGATAAAGGAACCGTTAGCTTCATCGCTGAGTTCCCTGAGCAAGTACCTGCTTACAATGTAACGATCCGCGAAATGGGACTCTTTAACGGCCCGCGCACGGACGACAAGGTAGAGGGATTCACTGGATTCCCAGTTGATGCTTACTCCCTGGTTCGTACAGGCGAAACCGTCAAGGATATCACAACCGGTATCCGCGTCACATGGACAATCAAGCTGCTGAATAAAGACGGAGACGCCTTTAAAGGTGGATTCTAAGAAATAGGGGGAAACAGACAATGTTAAGAGACTTTCATAGCGCTCTGAATCCAAAGGGCCACGTTAAGCTGGAGATGTACAACGATCAGGATGGTGTCTTCTTCACAAAAGAGAAGAAGAATATCGCTGTTCACAGTCTGAACAACATCATCGCACAGATGATGTCTGATCCTGCCGGCAAGACTCGCGCAAAGCACACGGATAAAGGCGACACTACGCTGACTCCGAATGCAAACGGCGTTTATGTATTTGATCTCAAGCATGCCTGTGAATCCGAAGGAACCTACACGACTGATGTAGGTTCCGCTAATACAAGCACTGAGCTTGTCATTCCGGAAATCACACGTCTCTTGAGAATCGTATCTGTTCGCGTTGATGGGCAGGATCTGGTCCTGAATAAAGATGTATCCATCAAAGATGCAGACACAGCAACCGTTCGATTTGCAGTAGCACCGAAAAACACCGTATCCATCACGTTCCGCAAGGTCGTAAGCGACTATGCAGAAATCGCGGAAGGGTCCGAAGTCGTGACTGTAAATGGTCAAGCCTATACGCTGTCTGACGTTCCTTCGGAAGCAGACAAGCATTATGCGATCGACTACAAGATGGGCAAGGTATACTTCGCTGAAGCGAAAACGAACGTTCAGGTAGACTACCAGTTTAAGCTGTTCTACTCCCTGGGCTTCATGGGTCTTGGCGGCAAGCCAGCAGGTCATCCGGATAACAAGCCGGTTGAGTTCTCGGATTCCGACAAGATCAGAATCAAGATGGAAGGCGAGTTTAAAGACGCGCGCCAGATGATTCAATATCCATCCGTAGTCAGCACAGGTGATCCAGAAATCGAAGTCTTCCCTACGAAGCCGATCGCTTTCACGGAAAAAACAGTAACCGTCACCGGTGACGGCACACAAACAAAATTCCCACTGAATCCAACAAACAAAGTACTGAAAATCCTCAGTGCCAAGCTGGATACAAATGCTGCAGACGTAGCATTCACGCAGGACGTTGCAAACGTGGTATTTACTACTGCGCCCGCTGCCGGTGAAAAAGTGAACGTTCGCTTCCAAGACCAGCTGGATAACAGTCACCTGATTTTCGATATGGCAGATGCTCCTCTGATGGAGCTGGTAGCTGTTCGTCACCAGGCACTAGACAATACCGTCAAGGAATACAAGATCGTAGATAAAGGTCTCTCGCTCGGTCAGGGCGATGTATGGATCATGAACTCTGCCAAGGGTATTGTTCAATTCAGCGCAGCTCCAGTTGGTGTTGATCCGCTCGATCCATCGAAGAAGCCGCCAGTGGTGGAAACACCAGGTCTGCTGACTTTCGAATATCGCGTCAACAGCGGAACGGCTGTGCAGTTTGTAGCAGACTTCCCGAAAGGCGTGCCGGGTCCAATGAACGTGGAGAAAACAGAAACCCTGAACATCTCCGCGGCTGTAACAACTTACGCACTGGCTAAAGCAGCTGTGAAAGATGCAAACGGCAAATTCATCCTGGAAGTTACGCTGAACGGTGTGCTGCAGGTAGAAGGCACAGGATACGAAGTTTCCGCAGACGGCAAGCAGATCACATTCAAAGTGACGCTTCAGGACACAGACAGTGTGACTGCGAAGTATCAGTACAGCGAATCGACACATGTTATCTATCAAGTGGGTATGTTCGCTGAGCAGGAAGACGGAAAGATGTCCAACATCTCCGGTATCGGTCCTGTAACGAAGGATGCCAGCACAGGCATGCGCGTAACTTGGGCAATGACAATCTAAGATAGGGCGGTGACAGCATGGCTACACCCAACTACATGAAGCGGATCGCCTTCCTGGATGGACAAGTTCTGCACGATTTCCATCTGAACACGATGCAGAAGAATATCTCGGAAGCGATCAAGCTGAAAACCATGTACGAGCGATATGACATGCTGTTGCTGTGCTCTCCATATAAGCTCTACTTTGCAGAGCCGTTTGTGGATGAGACGTACAAAGACCCATCGAGTACTGCCGTACTGGACACGTTAACCAACTCCATCAAGGCAGACTCGTGGGTCTCTGTGCTCCATGAGCTACCAGCAACAACAGACGAATTATATCTGCTCGCCAACCAGGAAGTGGACACAGCAAATGGCGCGTCCGTGGAATACTTCTACCGCGTAAACACAAGTTCCGCTTGGAGGAAGATTTCAACAGACAACGCCGTATATCTGGCCACACCATCGAAGTTTATACAAATCAAAATCGATTGTAAGTATACCGGTACGGTTCGGCCGGCTGTGTATGATTACTGTCTGATGTGGAAGTAAGGAGGGGGAAGCATGGCTCACGTAACAAAGCACCCGACGTATCCCAAATACCGGCTCAAGATCGGTCAAATGCCGGATTTCAGCGGAGCCAACGATATCGATGGCGAAGAGCCTTTCGGTGTCAAAGATGGCGTCAATAAGATCTTCATGCTGGCGAATGATCCTATTAAGAACTCTTATAAAGTTTTCCGCGACGGTATGAGACTTCGGCGGGGAGTGGATTACGATTATGTCGTGAACGGGAAGGAAATCACCTTTACCGAAGCGCCTCCTGCCAAATCTACGATTCTGGTCGATTACAAAATGATGGTGGTCGTACCATGAGTCTAGTTCTCAAAAGCCTGCCGGTTCACTTGAGCCAGAAAGTGGATCTGGACACAGACATCGAAGTCAGATTTCTATTTGATATTCTGACTGAATCCATAAACACCAAAAACGTCATGCTGCTGAACTTGAATACGCAGCAGGGCGAAGAGATTGCTGTCGAGTATAAAGACAAGCTGCTGAAAATCCTGCCGGCCAGAAGACTCGCACCGCTTACGCATTATCAGGTGGAGCTGGTCGGCGGGGCAGACGGCTGCATTCGGGATATCACCGAGCGGCCGCTTCTACAAAGCTACAAATTCGAGTTCTTCACGGGCAATGAAACTCGGATGGCAAGACCAATGCTCACAAGTCCGACCGATCTGTCTGAGATTACCGGCGATGTGAAGTTCACCTGGCTGCCTGTCGAAAAGGCGGATCATTACGAGCTGGAGATTTCCAGAAGCAACACCTTCGACGTATTGGTCTGGCCACAGGAGAATACGGCCCTCGTCTTTGAGACACAGGTTACGCCAGACATTGACTATCGCAAAGGTGTAACGTATTACGCACGGATTAGAGCTGTAAATATTCAGGGCATCAAGAGCGCCTATTCTGATCCGATTCGCTATTACTACAACGGCACCGATGAGGTGGAGCCGGAAGTGAAGAACAGCCCGGTCGTGGAAGGGGAAGCCACAAAACCGGCTGAAATCGACACCCTAAAGGATTTCTTCCAAAACGAGATCGATAATGAAGTAAAACCACTGACTATGAAGCTGAAGCCAAAAGACGGCACGCTGATGGTTAAGGATATCTCCAGAATCGTCATCGAGTTTAGCGAGGATGTAAATCCGGACAGTATCTCGGCAGATACGGTGTATATCGTTTCAGAGAAGAACTAAGAGAGGATGAGAAGCTTGGCTGAGATTAGGAAAAGGGGCAGCAACGCAATGGCGGTTCGCGTGACGAACCAAATGACATCCGTTAGAAATGAATCACCCATTCCAGCATCTGAGGACAGCCAAACCTTTCAAACGAAGAATGTATTTGTGTCAGGAACACTCTTTGTTAGCTTAAACGGAATGCGGATGCACGCCGGCGAAGATAACGACTATGTGGAGCTGAGCAAGAACAGCTTCCGGTTTAACTTTCCACTGGACGCTGAGGATGTCGTGATTTGTGACTATATATTAATCCTCTAAAGGAGTGACACATCCATGGCAATTTCTCGTATCCGTGGTGAACAAATTAAAAATCTGGCTCTGAAAAACGAACACATTGCAGACAATGCTGCAATTGCAGAGTCCAAGCTCGCGGTAGACTGGAACGGGCATTATCAGGCAGCTCTGGAAACCAAGAAAGTCGCTGACTATATTCAGGTCATTGCTACAGACGTAGCTGGCGTTGCCAATCTGGACGTATCCGCGATCATTCCGGCAACTGTACCCAACGTGTTGTCTGACCCATTGTCTGGCGAAGGTGTCATCATTGATGCGCCGAAGAACAAGGTCATCATCCGTGATGCTGTAACCGGCGAACCGATCCTGGACGACAAGGATCAAGAGGTATACGGCCGCATGACATTTGAGAATGGCGTCTTCGTTCTGAAATTCTATGTTCCGGACGGCGCAGGAGAAGTGACATTCACGATGCCTGCTGGTCAGAAAATCGACTGGCAATACCTGAAGCGCTTCAACCTTCAGTCCGTATCCGAGATGTTTGCAGCAAATGAAAAATTTGCTGAAGGTACGGCTGATGCTACTGCACACCTGAACATCAACCAGCTGGCGCAGGATCTTTACGGCGCAGGCTTCTCCTTGGACCGTGACGGCAACGGCAATCTGCCGAAAGCCATCGTTCAGCAAATGGCAGAGGAGATTGAAGCCCGTCTTGCTGCAGACAAAGCGATCCGCGACGATCTGGCTAGTACAGAAGCAGGCAAGGGCGCAGGTGCAATCGGCGTCCAGGATGCCGCTGGCAACTTCACGGGCGCGACCGTAGAAGCAGTACTGGCTGAGATTCACACTGCGCTGGACAATCTGTCCAACGGCGGAAGCACTACGCAAACCGAAGTAGACGCTGCGCGCGTATCGACACTGACTGGCACCCACGCAGCTCTGGTTGATCGTCTGGAAGCCGATACAGCCAACCTGGTTCAAAAGGTAGCTGACGAAAAGACTCGCGCAGAAGCAGCCGAGCAAGCGCTGGACACACGTCTTGATCGCGCACACAACGAAGACGGAGCGCTGAAAGCCGGCAAAGATATCCATCGCCACCACAAAGCGTACTTCCAGGCTGTTGGCGGCGAATCTACAGTTGCCATTGCGGACTTCAATGTGACTGACCTTCCGGCGTATCAAGTGGGCGATCAATCCTTGGACGTATACGTGAATGGCCTGCTGCAAAACGAAGGCCTGCACTATGCAGAAGTTGCGGGTGGCCTGACCATCGACTTCGGTATGGGTGACGGAACGACTTTAATCGCCGGCGACGTCATCACCATCAAGTACCATGTGAACAACGCCGAGTAACGAAAACTCCCCTCATTATGAGGGGAACTACATAAAAATCAGCAAAGGAAGGTGCCGTAATGAAGCACATTGGAGAATATGCGAAAAACCAAGAGATTATCTTAGAATTATTGACCTATGATGAAGAAAGCATGCCTATCTCCGCTGATTTCAGCCCCACCGCTTTGCTTGAGCAATATGGTCAAAATGGTCTTATCGAAGTAGCCCGTGCTACACTTGAAGAAGCAAAAAATGGTCTCTATATGAAGAGTTTTACTGTGCCTGAGAGCTTCGCTCCCGGACACTATGTAATCACTTACGAAGCCACCATCGACGGCGAATCATATGCGACCCATGAGCGGTTTACGGTCATCGGTTCCAGTATTACATCGCCATCTACACCTATTCAGAAAGTAGCGGTATCTGACCTTTCTATTTTGACTCCAGCAGGGCTGCCTACAACGGTGGTCATAGCAGGCGGGCCTGTCCAATCAGCGACTGTCCGCATATGGAATCAGGATAAAACGAGTCTGATCAGCACAGCAACGACCGATGCTCAGGGACACTGGACTACATCCTTGTATCCCGGCACCTACCAGTTCGAGTTTATTCATCCGAACGGAACGCTGCTGCGAACTTTAGAAAAGGTGGTGAAATGATGGACATTGGATATAAAGACTATATTCCGCCCAGTATGTTCGGGATGGAAGCCGATTTATTCGTGCTCCTGGACGATGGAACGGAAATGCCGATTGAAGAAGCCCAGGAAAAGGGACAGCCGGTTCGCAAGCTGATCGTGAAGCCTAAAGAGCAGATCATGTTGAATCACAATTACACTGTAGTCGTGGACGGCGTTGAAAGCACAGCAGGCAGCACGATGGAAGCAACCAGCGTATCAACACTGAGTTCAGAGTTCAGCCCCCTGTACGCCAAGCCAGTCGAGCTTCGGCCCCTATTGCGACAGCTAATCACGTATTTCTCGGTCTATGAGCTGTACGTCGCCCTGCGCGATGCCGGGCAAAAGGCACATCAATTGCAGAACTATGTTATCGATGCCAACAACAGCCGTTTTAAGCTGCTGGTGGAACGGGACACCTCTTACTATCCAACCCAAAAGTTCGTAGTATATGAGGCTGCCAAAAGCTTGCTATCTTCCCTGCTTGTCAGCGTGATGGAGCAGCAAAATATCGGTAATCCGACTGAAGCAATCAGCGTGAATGGCGGCGATGAAGTTCAACTGGGTGATTTACACATCACACCAGGCGGATCATCCTCCACCACGGGCGGCTCGTCCAGTGCGACAGCCCCAGCCAAGCTAATCAGCAGTGCGCTCGACGCCTTGTCTGGTCAGCATAAATTCTGGCTGGATTCCATGATGGGTCAGAATAAACGCGGCTTTGCGACCCCAGTCAGCGCATCGATGAGAGTGAATAACGGCACGACGCCAGAAGATCGGAGTCTTTCCTAATGAGTAGAGACCTGAGAGCAGACCTGTCGAAGCTATTCGACCAGTATGCGCACGATATCGTCTATGTTCGCCGCGATACACGATTCCGATGCACCTGCTACTCCGAAAGAAGTGGGGAAGCAACAAGCGACTGCCCGAAGTGCTTCGGCACCTCCTATGTTGTTACCTTGCAAAAAGCAAGAACACGCAGGAAGATTAGCGCCGTTCCAGAGTCGCTTCCAAACAACAACATGAGCGCGACCTTTGGTAACGTCGTTCCGAAGCAGTATGTGTACTACTTCGAATATGATGTGAGTCCAAAGGAAAACGACCTGATCCTCGAAGTGGTCTGGGAGAAAAACATCCCGGCTCGCATTATGCAAAAGCATATGATCAGTGTAGCGAATCCGCTTTATGGGCTTGGCGGTAGAGTCGAGTTCTGGACCGTCTATGTTAAATATGAAATGGGGGAGGCGGGAGACGATGCAGCCCTCACCAAGTATTGATTATTCACGACTACCCCACGCCTATTTCAGCACAACGCTAACAATGGGCAAAAGGATTATCATCCTCGGGGAGTCCACAGCAGGCGCTATGTACGATCCCGTGGCAGTCACGAGTATCAGCCTGGCGCAGGCTATCTTCGGAGAAGGACCTTTAATTGAGCGATTCAAAGATTTATCGGTCGGAGGGAACGTAGGCGCCTATCTTATGAGGGTAGAACGTAACGCGTTACAAACAGCGTTTAGTGCGCTGATCAAATTCCCCTTCGATCTGATCTATATCGACGATGTTTTCTTTAACACTCATCCGGAGGCCATCGAGCTGTTCATAAAGTTCGCCCAGGATAAAGAGTATGAAGGACAGCTTATACACGGGTTCTTTGATCTGAAAGACCTGGATTCCATGGAAGGCATCCGTGCAATCTACCCTGCGATCGCTAACCTGACTCAAATCACTGAGGACGGAGAAGAGGAGCTGGGAAAATACATGTCTGTCGTGCTGAATCAGGTCAAAGACCATTCTGCGGCAGCCGTATACGCCGGACTCGTTGCTTCATTGAATCCAGAAATAAGCCCTGTTAATAAGACCCTGCTGGTCAAGTTAAACAAGGAGCTTTCCAAAGAAGACATCCTGGAGCTTCGGGCTGCTGGGATCGTCTGCTTCAAGGACAGCCTGAAAAAAGGCGTCGTCTGCACCTCATCCAGCTGTGCTGTTGCAACGCCCGATAGCGCAAGCAAGCATATCTCCAATCTCCGTATTGCCCAGTTTCTTATCCAAGAACTCGCGGATCGCCTGCAGGTTTATGTAGGCCGGCTTGGGATGGAATACATCCTATCCGAAGCAGAAGCGATCGTGGAATCGATTCTGGAAAGCTACGTCGATGCTCAGCGTGTACGACGTTACGACTATGGACTAACGCCGGATATGCTTCGAGGAAAAATCGATATTGAGATTGAGATTGTGCCAGTGTTTTCGGTGTATGCGATGAAACAGACTTCACAAGTGAGGGTGAGAAAGTAATGGCGAAATTCCCGTATCCAGAAGGATATGATCCAACGAAAGACCCTTATCTGGACAACCGCCTGCGGGCGGATAAGCCGATGTCCTTCCTGGGTTTCATTGATGAAATGAATCGCCTATGGAAGCTGGCCGGAAAGAAAGGGTCGATCAAAAGACACCAGCCGCTCAAAGACGAAGCAGATCTCCCTTTAATCACGTTTCGTCTGATCTATCGAGAGATTGATCCAGACTTCGGTGATCGTAAGCCAAGGCTGCGAACGCAAATCTATCATCCCTACATTCCCGGAGAAATCGTGGAGTTATGGGGGCAGATGTTCAGGTTTACGATTCAATTCCTTGTGCACGGGAGATCAGCCGAAGAAGCGGACGAGCTGGCTGCGGAGCTGGAGGATTTTATCTTCTCCTATACCGGCCACTTCAAGCAGAACGGCGTGCATGAGCTGATGTTCCTCGACCAGCTGGAAGATGTGGTGATCTCGGACCAACGGATAAATGTCCCGGCCCGTCCGATCCAATATATGATGCGCTTTGAGAAAATCACTCCGAGATTCCCAGGACGCATTGAGCAAATCGCAGTTCAAGCCAAAGACCTCGATTCGCAAAAAACAAGTGAGCAACCTTTTAAGGAGGATGAATAAACAATGGCAACTACTGACAAGTACGAGAATCTGCCTGGGGTAAAAGTCACCTATGAAGATGGCAATCTGTTCTCCAGTAATTCTCAACAAACTGCGACTACACAGTCCAAGCTGATTATCGGTAGTGCGGTGGACGGCCCAACTGGTGAGCCAGTATCCGTTCGTGAGCTGGGTATCAAAGCAGTCGATAAATTGTTCGGTGGCATGATTAGCCGTACTACGAAAGAACCAAATGGTTCGTCTCTGGTGCGCGGCATGTACGAATCGATTCTGGCTGGCAATGACGATATCCGCCTGATCCGCGTGGATGGCAAATCCGCAATGACGATCCTGAAAGCCAAAGACCTGGCTCGTGCAACCGAGCAGTTCCTGGACTACGCAAAAGGAAACACTGCATTCGCAGCAGACCTGAACGTACCAGCTGGCGGACGCTTCGTTGGCGAAGTCGCTGTAAACGAGATCGACAAAAACACAGGCGTATCCAAAGCTATCGCAGGCGCGGTTCGCAACGTGGATGCAAGTGTGGCCGGACAGGAGAAAGCGTACTTCTACGCTGACAAAATGCGCCCAGGCAACACTGTGAAAATGTCCTTCGATTACGAGAACTACGTGTACACCATGGTTCCAAAGACGGATGCACAAGGTGCTCCGGATTACACAGACCCTGATTACACACTGACTCGTGACGTTCAGCAAAACCACTACTTCTATTCTGCACGTAAAAACTGGTCGGATCGACTGGAGAGCGGACACGTACCAATCGTTGTTGTTAAAGACAATGGAACTGGCACAGTCGCTACCATCTCCTCGACCACACCAACAGGTGAGCTGATCTACCGTGTAGGTAAAGGATTCAACGCAGCCAAGCCGCTGACAGACCCTATTACAGCAGCTGACTACAAAGAAGGCGGCATCTTCTTCACAGCAGCCTATGATGCTGAAGTAGCGAAAGGCACCTACCCAGACATCACCGGTAACGTTACGGTTACTGTGGAATATGCTTGGTACACTTCCTTCGCAAACAAAGCTGAAACAACAATGACAGTTCCAGGTCAGGATACGATCTACGATCTGAACTACGCTCCAATGAGCGACCAGTTCTCCGTGTTCTACATGGATGGACAAAACAAAGTTGTTGTTGATCCAACAGGATACGGCCTGCAGCTTTCTCAAAAACAGGTAACGATCTTTGCTGGCTCTGTGCCTGTAGGCGTGCAACTGTATGCTGGTTACAAAACTTCCAGCAACACAGCATCTGACCCGCAGCTGACCGTGTACGGCAAATACGATGGTGAGGTTTACGGTAGTCTGGCTGACCAGTTCGACACTGGCTCGATCCGCGGCGTTCGCGTAGAGATCAAGGTTGATCCGACAGACCCAACTGGCGTAGAAAAAATCATCATGTTCCACAAGCCGGATGAGAAGAAGCTGACTTCCCAGGATAACGCCCTGACGTACAAAACCAAATCGCTGACAGCTGTAAGAACGTTGCGCCAACTGGTTCAATACGTGAACACTGACCCGAACAACAACGTTGTTACGCTGTTCTGCCCGAACGAGTTCGGCAGCGTGAGAGTTCAAGGCTTGCTGGCTACAGATCCAGTATATCTGGGTGAAGAAAGCCCTGGCGTTCTGAAAGAAGACCCAACGCAGCCAATCGATTCCGCTGAGCGCTACCCATGGCTTGGACACAACGGCCTGTTCGATCCTTCGAACCAGGAAGACATGTCTAAACTGTACGACAAACTGGGCGGCACTTATGAAGTGGACGAGTTCGGTAACACCAAGATGCTGACTCAAGGTATCTACAGCCGCTTGGAAAACTACGCGGTTGACGTGATCGTTCTGGTTGATGCTTACGCAAACACCATCATCGATCCTCTGGTTCCTCAGAAAAACTTCGCTACACAGTTGGCTCAGCACTGCGCTGTTGTTACTGCGAAGACATGGGAGACCATCGGTGTTATCGCCATGGCGCCTTCTCTGGAATCCACACTGCTGGGCGTTCAGGAATACGTGGACATCGCAACAGGCGTTGAAGTCAACATCAGCGACGAGAAGAAAAAGATTTACGAAAGTGCCGGTATTCGTCTGGACTATGTGAACATTCACAGCATGTACAACGAAGCGACACATGAGTATGTCTTGAGCGATGGCGGCATGCCAATCGACGTTGGTCGATATGTAAGCGTCGTGTTCGGACCTGAAGTTGGACTCACCAGCGACAAGATCGGTAACTACGTAGCTCCTGGCGCAATCGTGTATGGCGCACTGATCACTACACTGAACCCAGAAGTGGCGACTACCAACAAACAGCTGACATCCGTTTACGGCCTGCGCTACCGTCTGTCCGAAGCACAGCACAATCAACTGATTGGCGGTCGCTACGTGACATTCGATACGAAGGCATTCTCGACAACCGGCTCCACTCGTGCCATCACAGTAAAAGACGGCGTAACTGCTGCCCGCGTAAACTCCGACTACGGTCGTCTGTCTACACTGCGCATCACTCACACCGCTGTACAGCTGGTTCGTAAGAAAGCTGACCCATTCATTGGATTGCCGAACGGTCTGGCGCAGCGCAACGCACTGTCCGCCGAAATCCAAGCTGGTCTCGATGCTCTGAAGGAAAAAGGCGTTCTCCAACGCTTCAACTTCACGATCTTCTCCAGCGCGGCAGACCAAGTTCTGGGCAACGCGTTCGTCACACTGGAGCTTGTACCACAATACGAGATGAAGAAGTTCAATGCTTCCGTGGTATTGAAAGCTTCCTAATCCAGAGTATGGTATAACGCGTTAAACCGAACTCATAAACATCCCGGGGGAGAAATCCTCCGGGTATAAATAAAGGAGTGAAACATCAATGTCTATCAATGCAGGTACAAGCATGGAGAACTACACCCGCTCGTTCAGTTCCTTCTCCGGCGCAGACATCGTTGCTACGTTCAACGGACGACTGATCGGTGAACTCCAAGCAATCACCTATTCTGTCACTCGTGAAGTGGCTCCGATCTACACTATGGGTTCTCCGGACGCTCGTTCGTTCTCCCGTGGTAAACGTGGTATCAGCGGCTCGCTCGTATTCACTCAATTCGACCGCGACGCTCTGATCTCCGAAATGGAGAAGACGTATTCCGGCGCGCCGGCAATGCAGACCTTTCAGCAATACAAAGCAAACATGGATGACGACCTGATCTTCGGTCTGAAAAACACAGAGCGCGGCTACGGCATCAGTGCCTGGGATGATCAGATGACCCGACTGGGTTATGCGAAGACCGGCGCGAACAACACGTTCGATGACGCGAATCTGACAGGCTTCTACACTCCTGAATATGCTGACCAATTGATGCCGTTCAACATCACCATCACTGGTGCGAACGAATATGGCCAGCGCATGGGTATGGAAATCTACGGTATCCAGATCCTCAATGAAGGTTCCGGTTTCTCCGTGGATGATGTCATCACAGCGAAGGCATACACGTTCGTTGCTCGTAAGCTGAAAGGTGTTCGTCCAAAAGACAACCTGCGTAACGAAGGCTCCGACAGCATGATCTCCACTGTAGGCGACTTGTTCAAAACCGTACTGTAACGTACAGGGGCAGTTCCGATTCAGGGGCTGCCCTTTTTACATACCAGAAAAGGAGGTTCACCTATGAAAAGAGCAACCGAAGGTTATATGCACACATTCACCAGCTATTCTGGTTCTGACATTGTTGCCACAATCAATATACCCGGAAAGGGTCCGCAAGTATTCGGAGAGCTATCCAGCATTTCTTTTTCTATCTTCCGTGAGAAGTATCCTGTACGCGCCCTCGGACGCATATCGATGAAGGGGTTCACGCGCGGTATGCGCACAATCACCGGCGTCATGAGCTTCACGATGTTTGATGAGAGCATTGTGCTGCAAGCGATGGAAGAAGTCAGAAAGATGGGCTACAACATGATGATGGACGAGATGCCAATGTTCGACATTACGATCTCCATGGCGAACGAGTTTGGGTCAAAGAGTAAGCAGACGATCTACGGCATCACCACATATACCGAAGGTATGTCCCTGAGCATCAACAGTATGCTGACTGAAAACGTGTATGAATTTTATGCTCTGGATATTGATCCAATGCGGAAAGTGAGGGAGTAACATGTTGAACTCAAGGAAGCGTCCGGCTCCGCAAGGCAACATTTATAAGCGGCCAGACACCCGAGTCGAGTATCAGATTTTCAATGAGGATTATTTTTCCGGAGCGGATGTTAACCTGTTCTTCGGTGACATCTGGATCGAGGAAGCAACAGGCATTCAGTTTGCCTTAACCGAAGAGGTGCTGCCGGTCTTCGGCTACCATTCCTTTACGATGGATACGGTCGCGCGCGGGCGGCGCATGGTGCAAGGGCAATTCAGTATCAACTTCAAAAGCACAGGCTATCTGCAGCAAGTGCTACAGAATGCGACAGCCATCAATTATGCCGTCAACCAAGCACAAGCAGAAGGTGTTATTAAGAAAGAGGATTTCAAGAAGTACAAGCTGGATGAGATATTGACGATGTATGGAAAGGAAAGCTTCGAGCAGATCGCGCAGGAATACGAAGCTGCGCTCTGGGGAACATCGACCGATGATTCCATGCTGACCAATCGAGGAGCGACATTCTTCCCGGCCGATCCGTATGGCTTTGATATTAAAGTCAACTACGGCGCAGTCAGTGAAGCGATGAATCCGGCGCAGCAGTTTGCTACGACAGCTGCAGGCTTCCGCACAGCAGCCAATATCACTGTCGAGACTGTCAACGGCGTTCAGTTAACCGGCATGCAGAAGGTCGGCATCGGAACAGCCTACGAAGGGCAGCCGATTACAGAGGTGTACACTTTTATGGCCAGAGATGTAAATGGTCCTTTATATGTGAGATAAAAGCAAGTATAATGAAAATGTAACACGTTACAATACGAATAAAGGGGAATTAAGATGGAGCCAACGCTTTTCGATATGGATAGCAGCGAACAAAAACAGCAGCAGCAAGAAGAACAGCAGCAAGAAGAACAGCAGCAAGAAGAAACGGCTGTAAAGACCACTGAAGGTTATACAGAAGAGGAATTGAACGCACCAATCTTCGACGAAGGGCCAACGCGCAGAACCGTAGAGGAATGGAAGAAGATGCACGGATCTGTATACTTCACGCCTTTCGACGATGGCGTTTATATCTGGCGTGTACTGAGTCGTCCGGAATACCGCACACTGATTGACGACAAGTCGCTTAATACGATGGATCGTGAAGAAGCAATGACAAACCTGTGTCTGTTGTTCCCAGCGATGTCAATGGAAGAAATCAAGGCAGACAGCGCCGGCAGAGCCAGCGTATTGGCCGAGATGATTATGGCAAAAAGTTCATTTGTGGCCCAATCGGCGCCAATCAAACTGTAAGCAGGGCGCGCGCTCTGCTTCATTTTTTATCAGGTGATGACTATGTATACACAAGAACAGGTTAACGAATGGAAAGAGCAATACCAGGATATCTTCGCTGTCATCATCAATGAGCAGCATTTCGTTTATCGAATGATCGGCAGAGCGGAGTATAACATCGTCATGTCGATGGAGGAAGCTTCGCCTACTGAGACCGAAGAAATCCTGTGCGAGCTGGCGACACTATACCCGGAAGGATTCAACTTCCGAACAAAGGACGGATATGCAACATCGCTCTGTTCCATGATCCTGGAGTCCTCCATGCTAAATGGGCCAGAGACAGCCGAACAGCTGCTGACTTACTACCGAGATGAGATGACGGATTATAATGCACAGATCGATTGCGTAATTCATGAAGCCTATCCGCAGTTTACGCTGGAAGAGATCGCAGCCTGGCCGGTACCGAAGACGATGTTTTATCTGTCCCGGGCAGAATGGACGCTGCAGAATCTAAGAGGCGTGCCGCTGCAGCATTACACAGAGGAAGAGCTGAGGGCGATGCAAACCCAGCAGCAAATGCAGGTGCCGCCTACAACGATGATGTCGCCGCAGCAGCGGGCTGAAATGTCACCACTGGCTAATCCTGAGATGCCGCAGCAACAGCAGCCGAAGCAGGGAGACACCAGCCGCAAAGAACTAACGCAGCAAGAGCTGGAGATGATGATGTCTCAAGCTATGGGAGAGCGTGTTGACTTGAGCAAAAAGATATCTGATCAATCTTATCCGGAGCTGGCTTTCTTCGGCACGCAGGATCAACTGCGAGGTGAGTTCGATTGACGTTTCCGGCATGGCAGCTCGTCAGTGGCATCTATCAGGACCCAATGGTCAATCGAAAATATGGAGATGGGCAGTGGGCAATACAGGACTGCTGGGCGCTCTACTTCCAAATATGGTTTGAAAAATACGGAGATGGATTGGGGTGATGGATAATGGAACGAGAACAATATGACGGCGGGCGCTTTGCTCCGTATCTGGATAATAGCGATCGCCCGATGATGCGATTCCTTCAGCAGAATGAGGAGGATCAGGACTCGTCTATGCCCTTCATCGCCAAAGCCGGTATTGCGGTCGGCGGAATCGTCGCGGCAAGAGCATTGATGCACCGAACCGGTGCTACTCGGCAAGTCACCCGATTCTTTGATACGCAGGTGAAAGGCGCTTATCAGGCAGCCCGGGAAGTTATGCAGGAGCAGCGCCCAACACGGACGCTAACCCGTGACCTTCCCGGATCGATCCGACGATTCAGCGAACGCCGGAGCGAGCTGGTGCAGCGCAAGGTTGACCAGATGCGTGAGTTCGGTCGGCGCGGCGGCGTTGAGGAATATGATATGCAGCGTTACATCCGGCAGCGGGAGCAAATGCTGAACGAGCAAATCCCGTTTCATATTCAAGAAGGGCTTCGATATCGTGATGTTCTCCGTGATGTGGAAGAGCGGATGCCGCAGCATGCTGATCGGATTCGCAGCGCCATGGAGAGCGGAGACCCGGGATTTCTGAGAAACCTGCAGGCAGACCAGATGGCTTCGCATCTTCGCAAGCACGGCGTGACCGATCACTCAGCGATCGAGGAGTTCGGGCGCATCCAGGATATCTACCGAAACCGGAACTACCGAGCAGACTCCGAAGAAGCAAGAACATGGATTGAAGGCATCCAATCGAAGATGCGCAAATTCACCGCCGAGCAGATGGACACTCTGACTCGCAAGGAGGCTCGCTATAAGGGGTTCATCAACGGCCACCGGCAGGCAACGGTCGAAGACATTCTTGCCATGAATAAATCTGGCGTCATGAAGGTCGATCCCAAGCTGGTCGCCCACATGGAAGAGATTACGCAGTACAATAAGAAGTTTGGACAGAGCGTATTTGATGAGAATGTCTACGTTCGGGAAAAGAACGGTCAGGTTGTCGATTGGACAGATTACAAGACCTTCGATGACATGCGACGCGGCGTCAAGGAATGGGCAGCCAAAACGATACCAGGTGGCCTAATGCACTTGCGGGATAATATCAATATGCAAGAAGCCCGAGAGATCGCCAGCTTCCGCATATTCAACCGTGACGCTGTGCAGCCAATGCTGAACGCTCAGCGCGGCATCAGCCCCACAGAGCGAACGCACGAGCCGCTGGTCTACGTCAACGGGAAGTTTGTCCGGCTGTTCGATGATAAAGCCGTCAACACGTCAGCAGACATGGACATACTCAATAAGCAGCGGGATATGTTCCTGACGTCTTCCAAGTTCGGCACGATCGGAAAGGTTTCCCGGCAGGTGTCCGGCATGATGACCGATAACGAGCGCGAGCGTAATTTCTTCGCCGGCTTATTCGATCTCGGCAACCAGGATAAAGATTCTGCGCTGCATCACCATCTCGGTCGATTCACGAAGTTCTTTAATCCAGACTGGGAGCGCAACGTCATCAATAAAGCCATGCAGACCGGCGTAGATCAGGAAAGCTCCTATGCTGTTCGGGCTTACTTTGAGAAATACAGCAAAGGGCTATCCGGCCGGACGATGAACAACATGGTCGAAGATATGCCTTCCACTCTGAGGGGCTTTATTCAGAAGAATGACATTACATTCAGCCAGCAAGATGACTTCATGAAGGTATTTCGATTCATGGGGGAAGGCGACGGTAAGGATATGGCCAGCGGCGAGCTGAGGAAACTCTGGCAACGATACGAGCGCGATCCTGACGCCTCCCTGCATTCGAAGCGACCAGTAGGGGATTCCTCTTGGCTGGGCGAATACACAACGATTCAGACCGGCTTTGACCGCATCCACCAGCAGCTAAGTATCGACTTGATTAATCAGGTCGTCCACCGCAAGCAGATGAATGCCATGCAGCCGTTTGACTTCCGGCAGTACACAGACGATCTGTTCGATGCCGGGAAACTGACCAAGCAGGAATGGCAGGATACACAGTTCCTGTTCAGTCATGCGCAGTACAAGCAAGCAGAGACCGGTATCTATGCAAACAGCCCGAGCGCGATCAACGCTATCAACGAACTGATGACGGGCCAGCGATCGGAATCGATTCGCTTCCAAGACAACCTGCGCTCCAATCTGCATGTGACGAATCCGCTGTTCCAGAAGTTCTCCGGCACTCAGCCGATCAACCGGATTAACGATGAATACATCGCCGTCAATAAAGCATTCACCTCGTCAACAACGAGCGGGCGCTTTCTGGAGTTCTTCACGGACTTCGGAGATAAGGCAAGGCAGATGGGCCTGCGGACCGGACGACGGAACATGGAGGACTTCACAAACCTGTCCATTTTCGGCGCCAACTATCCGATCTACCGCTTGCAGGATGCACTCGGTGATATGGGGCTTGGATTCTCCGATGAGTCCATGACCAGCCCGCTGAAGATGATGTCTTCCCTGATGCTAAAACGATTCCTGCCGATCTACCTCGGCACACAGTACGCACAGTATCTGGACTGGGAGACGGAGCAGGCAACAGGCGAGAGTGTGAGCGATCGCTGGGAGAACTATAAAGCACGTTCGCAGCTGACCGGTGCGATTGCCGATGATATGTCCGGCAAGACGCAAGAAGAGAAGCGCGCGCGGATGCTTACACCAGGGATCGACCACTTTGCAGCGATGCCTACGGTCTACCTGCCGGGCATTGGACCTGTCGGACCCGGGAACCTGGCAGCAACTGCGCTGGGCTTCGGCGGCACACCGATCGATGAGCGGCAAGCATACACGGCGGAAGAGTATGAGGATTACCTGCAGCGCGGCGTAGATGAAGTCCGTAAAAGTAGATGGTGGCTCTTTGGTTCCAAGTCAGCTTATCGAGGCGACCGGATCAGCGAATACCGTCCGAACAGTTACCGGATGGCGATGTCTGATGCCGAGTACAGCGACACCAATCTGACCGGCGAAGAACGTTGGGGCGAAACCAATATGATTCCAACCTTCCGGAATCCGCTCGGCGGACTGGCTTATGCGGTTGGGCTCAACGATCCGTACTACTGGGAGAAGAAGCACTACTACGACCGTCCGTATCTCATCACAGGATCGCTGTTCAACCCGAATACTCCATTCTTCGGAGACATCGGAAACGCAACGATCGGGCAGCTGATTAAGCCTACGGAGAGAATGCACCCGGATTACTGGGGCGACCCTGTATTGATGCAGGAAAGAACAGAAGATGTAATCCAGCGTCCAACGAGTCCGATTATCACCCGGTTCTCGCCAGGCGGGCGCACGGAGAATGTCGTCTATGCAGATTCTGGCGATTACGGTGCTGGACAATATGTAGAGGGCGACGGCACGGCAATGCCGCAGTATATCCGGATCGATCAGAAAGACGGAGAGGGCAACCCGACCGGAGCTTACATTGCTCAAGACGTCGGCACCGGTCAAGCCGTATACGTCCCGGCCAACATGGCCAACAAGGATTATACGACCGGCCAGCTGTTCCAGATTGCTCAGGAATCCGATGACGAAGCACTGATTAAGACCAAGCCGCGCGCAATGTTTGATGATGGATTCATCTACAAACAGGAGCTGGAGAACCGGAAGCTGCAAGAACTGAAAGACCCAACAAGCGCAGGATGGCTCGCACAGGAAGCCTGGGAGAACTGGTCTGAACCGCTCGGGGTATACAAGTGGATTATCCAAGATGAAATGGCTGGCTACAACCCATACGAAGGCAAGACAGTTATTGAGAAGGCAGACGCTGCCTATAACCTGTCGAACGCCTTTCAGGGTCTGAATGCCGGTTCACTCGGCGGACAGCTGTCAGAGATCGGTCGCCGTTTCATTCGGCGTGATGATGGACAGCTCGATAAATATAATCCGATTGAAAACACAATGCCCGACTGGCTGCCGGGGGCAAACTACTTCATCGATTTCCAGACCGGCGATCCATACCAGAAGATCGATCACGGCGAGTTCCGGCTGCCGGGCGAGTCCTACGAGAAACTGAATCAGCTTCATCCGGACGAGACTGGCGCATACGGTGCATTCGACAAATTTAAGATCCTTGCCGATGTAGCGCCGTGGAGTGATGAATATAAGTTCTGGCGGGATTATGTGGTGCAGACCAACACTGACCCGGAGCTGCGGAAGCAAGCGGCTGAGATCAAGCGTCAGGTGGCCGGACGGAAGCAGAAGTACGAGTTCACTCCGTATCGCTTTGAAGGCGCTGAGCTGGAATACCAGAACGCCACCGTCCGTAAGTTCCTGGATGACTATAGCTTCGTAACCGAGGAATATGGTGATCAGGTCTTCCGCCTGGCCGGTATGAATCTGAGACCGCGAGCAGAAGGTGTGCTGCAGTCCTACATCAAGCAGGGAGATAAAATCACCATCGGACTCAACGGCGATGAGAGCAAGCAGCTATCCGGCGATACGTACAACACCGCACGCGTTGTCGTCTTCAATAAAGAGATCGGCAATATCAACCGTGACATCTTGCAGCGTGGACTGATGAAGGAAAACGAAACCGACTTCTCCGCACCAGCCGTCTTCGCCCGCTTCACGCAGGCTGAGATTTCCAAGGGAGCCAGATGGGAGCGTATCGCCCACTTTGAATCCCCACTGAATACGAAGTTCCTGCAGGTGCGGACCGCACTGGAAGAATACGAGCGCGATCAGGTGTACGGCAAGGATTGGTCTACCTGGGAAAATTTCATGATCGATGACTACCTGATTCCAGGATTTCAATCGATCATCCGGCATGACCTTGATGACTCGATGATGCGCGGCGCGATCGCCGGTGCATTGGTCGGCGGCTTCCTGAATATCTTCGGGGCAGGGAAGAAGAATATCATCCGCAGCGGTATCGTCGGCGCAGTCGGCGCGGGGATCGGAAACCTATACCGACAGCACTACGAGAAGGAGACCGGCGAAGCTTGGATTCCGGAGCGCAGACGAATTGAAAATGATATTAATGAATACTTTGACGTCTTGAAGTACATGAAATATCATGGATTATATGAGCAAGCAAAGCAGGATGCTGCTGATGCTGGCTACGATGTGGATGCCATCATGAATGATGAATCCGCGCGAGAAGAATTGAATAAACAGCGCAAACGAGAACTCGAAGACGAAAAACTCCGACTGTTTATTGATCAACCGAAAGGCTGGGAAGACCGGCGCAGGGATATCAATAAAGAGATAGAGACGATTGGCCAGGATTTCAATGAAATGCAACTGCCGGATGAAGTCCTCACGGCGATGCACTTCAAGGATATGTACGAGCGCACGCTGTATGGAGCAGACCCGCACGGCGACCGTATGAAGCTGGCCAGCGCCTTCCCATACAAGGACAAATGGTTCTTCGATGACTTCGCCAACGCGCCGGAGAAAGACCGGCAACGCATACTCGAACTCGTTCCCGAAAACCAGCGCCGGATTTATAAAGCGATGTGGGGCATGGGTGATGAAGGGCCGAAGCCACTGGAAGAAGTCTTCTCCAAATTTGTGCTGCCAGACCCGGGATGGATCGGATGGAATCCGAATGTCGATCTGGATGATATGAAGGTAAAGGCAGTACAAGATAGCGGACTAGATATGAGTGACTTTAACTTCTGGTCTGACGATGTAGTGTCTTCCAGCTACCTCCCCGACATCAGTCCGGCAGGCAACGACGTCTTCCTACATGGCCCGCAGTTTTCCGGCTACCAACAGATGCAGCAGAATATTCAAGCTGTACTTGAAGGGCAGGGGCTGACGGATGTAGAGATTCGGATCATGCCGAATGAGCAGGGCAATACCAACGTGAAATTCAATTACGAAGAAGATCGTTCCGGCGAACTCGACAATTATTTCAAGGAGAATATGGATTCTCTGATCTAAGGAAGTGAAACAATGGCAGGAATTGAGGATATATTAATGGCCGAAGGGTTCCAAGCGGTTGCTCCAAACAGCCGCGGAACCTGGGTTCCTGTGACGGCTTTCAATCCCGTTACAAGTCCGAACTACGCCAAGAAAGACAGCCGCAAAGGACAGGTCGATCAGCTGGTGGAGAAGATCAATAACTCCCGGATTATGCCACAGTCGATCATTGGCCAAGGCAAGTACAAGGTCATGCCAGAGTACTACGCCGCTAACGGCAACCAGTCCCGAAGCGCAATCGAGGTTTTCCAGAACTTCGTACAGAAAGCGAAAGACCCGAGCAGCAAGCACAACTCATACATTGCTTTCGATATCGAGACTATGGGCGACCGTGCAAAGAACGGCGGCGCAGGATTCGGTGTCACTGAGATTGCCGCGCAGGGATTTTCCCGTCAAGCAGACGGCAGCTACAAGGCTAACGCGAAAAGCGTGTTCAGCGCGCTGCTGGCACTGGATAATAAATCAGCCACGGAAGTAAAGGGATTGATTAAGAAAATCAAGACAGACCCGTACAGCTTCCGTAAAATGACATCCTCTGAGCAGCGGACAGTTATTGACTTGATGCGCTACAGTACATCAAACGAAGGCGGCGTGTCCGGTGCGCTTCTGCAGACGAACCGAGGGATTACAAATATCACCCACAACCAAGTCGTCAACCAGATTCTGCGTACAGATGGCACGATCGATGACCTGAAGTTTATACAGAACTTCGAGTTCTACCTTCGCCACATCAACCAGGGTTTCAATGACCTGCAGGCGAACGGGGAAAAGGATCACCTCGGCGTTATCAACCGGTACAATAAGTTCATGCACGACAACCGGTATAAATACTTCCTGTCTCATAACGGAACCAACTTCGATATTCCAGCGTTGGAGCTATGGAGTCAGAAAATGGGTCAGCCGATCATGGGTCCGAAAAAGCACATCGACTTCCTGAGAGTCATTCAGTCTTCGTATCCAAATATGAAGGGACTGCACACCGACTTCGGGCGCAGCTTTGAATCCAAACCGGCGCTTGGTGGTCTGGCTACGCTGCAGGAGCTTCGCCGGACATTCGGATTTGACCAAGGCGCAGCCCACAACGCAATGCACGATATCGGGGAGGAAGGCCTTGGCGGTGTATTTGCCCGAATGTTTAACGGCATCGGATCCAAAGTGGAGCAAGCCAAGGAGCTGCCTGGTATTGATACGTTCGGATTCAGCTACCGTCCTACGGAGCTGAGCTGGAGCGATCGCGTGCTGAAGCGCGGCGACCGGCTGTTCTCTATCGGAGGTGCTATGGCTTACGGCAATGGAGCCAGTGACTTCCAGGCCGATCTGGTAGACGGCGCATTCAAAGCAGAAGACCCGGACTTCAACCGCATGGCCATCAACAGCAAGTCCTTCTATGAAGTACAGGGGCTGCGCAACATCTCTGACTTAAATGAAGACGGCACGGTGCGAACAAACCGACTGGCGCTTGACCTGTATGATCCGGAGAGTAAGAAAACTTCCTTCATCATCCGCGAAGGAAACGATGCGATTGAGCAGATCGAAAACTTCGTCCAGCGCAAGTTCTACAACTGGAATGGATTAACCAAGGAAATGCAGCGGGAGATTCGTGTTCAAAAGGAAACCGACCTCGCCCGCAGACGCTACGACAACCTGTTCACCCTGTCCGGCGCAGGCGGCAATACAACGACTCGCGGTTTTGAAGCAGCCAAACGGATGTATAGCAATGCCGCTATCTATCAAGAGCGTCTGTCCGGGAAAGACTCCCACATCCAGCGCACCTTGCAACAGATGGATGCCGACACTTCTGTAACACGTAAGCAGATGATGGATCGCCGGATTACTCACGAAGAGATGATGAGTCGAATGGACTTCAACAGTCTGCCGGGTGGCAAGTTCAACGAAGCCGAGCAGAAGCTGTTCTTCCGGATGGCTCCTCGTCTTGTAGACGAGCTGCCGCATTACAATCAGGCAATCCAGGCGATTGAAGAGAAATACGCGATCACTCCAGGCATGAGCGATAAGGAAGTGCGCCGAGTCCGGCAGCAGCGAGATATCGCTTGGCGTTTATACAGCCAGGAGGTAAACAGCAAAGTCGGCGGCGACATGACTGAGCGCGCCACACAGCCATTCGAGCAGCGCGGCATCCACTACGTTGATCGAACCAGCGCCCGTAAAGAGCAGCGGTATTTGAACTTCGAAAGCATGGAGACTGCCCGTAATGCAATCTACCGTCAGATCGGCAAACCGGACGATACGGTAGATCGCAAGAAAGAACGCCTCGGCAATATGATTACCTCCCTGCAGGAGAGTGGAGTCATTGATCGGAAGGTAGCCGGTAAGTTCCACGAGTTTAACCGAAGCTACGCCATCAACGACAGTATTAACATGATGGTGCAAGACCTGATGGATAACCATGACATTATGCAGCAGAACCTGAAGATCAAATCGGTCGGCCGCCGTGTGGAGATGCAGCAGATCAGCGAAGGGGTCAACCAGTCGATGATTCAATCGGCTCTGACCAAGACAAGTGGGATTCAAGGATTCATCATGCAGCACGGTATTCAGAATGAACGAGTGAAGATGGATGACGGAGCGATCGACTTGTTTGGTAGACTCGACAGCATCCAACATGCGTCAGGACTGCGCAGCAACAACTACGCAGCCGTCAACCACGTTCTGGAGAACTACCGGACGACTGCCGATCGGATGGGCATCCACGGTTTACAATACAACCTATCCCTGAATCAGGAAGGCACACAGGCGAAGATTCAAATCTTCAAGAGCGAGAACAGCGCGAGCGTCATGGAGAAATTCCTTGCCGGCGAATCGCACAGTAAAGCAGCCGAAGTGGTCGTACCGCTGATTCAGCAGAACGGCACACATGTTATCGGCAACCAAGTCCTCAATGCCCGCTCCTTCCTCGTGAATGAAGGCGGCGAGACCAAGACCATCTCCTCGGCTGAGATGATCGCCAGAGGCTACACAGACTCCCGAGAGATGCGCAACATCCTCAATGCTGTGCGAGACGATGATTACGAAGAAGCCAATACTCGAAGCAGACGGGCGCTGCGCGGCGAGATCGAATCACTGTCCGGCATCAAGCGCAACGTCGTTTCCCAGAATGACGGATACTACTGGGGCAACAATGACTCTGACTTCCTGAAGCAATCTCACGTCAGCGTGGCGCCAGCAATGATCGCAGACTGGCATGCTGCCGGACGTATCGATCTGGACCGGGATATACGGGAAGACGGACTACGTGGACAGCTGCAGCGCGGCGGCGACATCCGGCATGCAACCTTCAACGATCTGTCTCCGCACAAAGCGTATGAGATGCTGAAAGAAGTCGATGACTGGGCAGCTGGAAAAGGCCTGAACATCTTTGCCGGCAGCGTAAAATCGGAGAATGTATCGAAGGGTATCTGGTCCTTCCAGAACGTTCAGGATTATCATCCACTCGGCGCATTCAGCTTTAACGGCCGCGACAATGCCGTGCAGTGGTTCAACTCCTACAACGTCAATGAGCGCACACGTCAGGGGCTCCTGGAAGCCGGCATGAAGCCGTCTTACTTTGGGGGTCTCGTTACAACGGCAGCCATGGAAGAGCGCAATGCAGCCAATCCTGCGCAGCGTGGCGTGAACATGAAGGTCGCCTATATGTCCCAGGGGCAACTGGACGACCGAGTAGCGCAGCTGCTGGCCGACAGCAAGGTCAGTCAGGACATCAAAGACCAGATCTCTGATCCGATTCTGAAAGCCAGACTGTATGAGCAGCAGGCCATCTTTACGAAAGAAATCATGGATGCCTACAAAGTAGACAACCATAGCTTCATCGATAAAGGAGACGTCTTCACCTGGAACAGTGAGTTCTACCAAGACGGGCATCTGAAGCGCACTGTAAACCCAGGCGACCTGCTGGGGGCACGTTCGATCGGCGGAGTAGACGAGAAGGTTTACTACCAGGGCAATAAGTCCGGCACAATCTTCACCGACCATGATGAGAACCGAATCGGCATTCACACCGAAGACCGTCCCTTCAAATTCATGATCGAGGGGGAGAAGACCACAGACACGGTAGTATCCAGAGAATTAATGAAATACCTGACAGGTTCTGATGACGTCATGGCGATCTACAACCCAGACGTGAAGAAGCACAAAGACTTTGGTGCGATGATGACCGGTCAAGCCAAGCTGCTTGCCGACCACATTCAAGACATGAATCCGGCGCAGCAGGAGCGGGCGCTGGCGGCCGTCAGGGAGTCTGGCATCGGTCTGGATTGGCAAGGCGATCGTTTCCTGGCGAATCCGCAGAACGACATTAGCACAGATGCCTTCAACAAGCTGTTCGCTCATCCAGACATCAACCTGAATAACAAAACGGCGACCGGCCTGACAACGGCCATTCAGGAGGTTCGGGCTTCGCAGGTTCAGAACTATTCCCGAATGACAGATGACACTGGACGAGTGGTTATCGGCTTCCGAGGAGATGAGCCGATATATGCAGGCGGCGAGAATGCAATCAAGGGTGTAACATGGGGCCATCGTGAATATGGCGTACTGGATAACATGGGAGCTTCGGCTACCAAAGAGTATATGTACAATCGCATGCTGGCAACCAATGAATCGAATTACCGGGCGCAGGAATCCCGAAACATGATCACCGCGCTGAATACGTTCGTTAACCCAGACTCGGTATCAGGACGGGCATTATCGGTCAGCGACTTCCGCGATCTGCCGGTGGACGGTTACAACCAGAACTCCATGGTGGGTACGATCTTCGACCGGGCGCACGTCTCCCAGATGCTCGGAGAGAATACAAGCCAGCAAGGCTACTGGCTGGAGTTGCCGAAAGTCGGAGACCTGAACTACAGCTATGTGGATCGGGTAGAAGGCAGCGGCGTGAACCGCAGGGAAGTGCGAAAATCCATCGATAAAATCTTCGTGCCATTCACGGCACAGGAAGGCAAGGGTGGGGAGCTGTACCTGCGGGATCTGCAAAATCATATTGCAGACATCTACCGGAGAGCAGCTGCGATCGGCAAGAACAATGGCGTGTCCTCTTACGATGAAGCCGTAGAAGCCCAAGGCAAGCTGCAGCAGTCGATCGACCGATACGTAAACCGTCTGGCCAAAGACGTTACCTCTTCCCAGGGGCAGACGTACAGCAGCGTGTTCAAGACGAACATGAACCAGTCCGGTAGCGGTATCTTCAAGCTGATCGATCCGAAAGCTTCAGAATCCCTCGGCGGCGAGTATACCTTTATCTCCCCGGAAGACGCTCGGAAGATGGGTGTGTACGACCGGCTGGCTGCCGGGACCGACACGTATGCGATGAACGTCCGGTATCCGACATTTCATGATAATGCGATGCAAGTGACGAAGCTGCAGATGAAGGAAGGCATCCGGGAAGGCGAGTTCCATGTAACCGCCCTGACATCCGCTCTGATGAAAGCCGACTCTGACGGTGACTACGATAACATCGTGGCCATCACGAATGACAAGATTCAGAACGAGTGGGCGCGTATCTACCACGACCGCGCAGCAGAGCGCTCCTCGGCTATTCAGAAGCTATGGTCTGATTATGACGAAGACCGGAGCCGGAACTTCGATCTGGAATCGCTATCGGATAAGGAGCACTTTACTGAGTTCGCCGCCAACGAGCGATCGGAGTTGACAGCGAAGTCCGGCAAGATGGTAATCGGCCACGCATCCAACTTAAACTACGCGATGCGGCAGCAAGCGAAAACGTTCCTCGGTCACGATGATGCAGCCCGCCAAGCCATCTATGACTTCGGTCAAGACCTGGAGCAGAAGCTGATCTCATCCAAGCACGGTGCGCAGGAGATCGATGACGCGATGTCGTTTATCAACTCCATGTACCGAGCATCTACGGAATCCGACTGGAGAAGAGTCCATGAGTTCGATCGGCAGTTCTTCGGCAACACGGATGGTGTTACCGGTCACGAGTCAGCGATCCGCGAACTCCAGAAGATTCACAGTCTGGATGGTGGACTGAGCAGCCCATTCAAAAAGTTCGGTACCAGCAGCGGTATGAGTCCCGAGCGGGTAGGTGTCGGCGGCATCGTGGATTCCATCTTCGGTGAAGGCGGCAGCTCTAACTCCGGTCTCGGACTGATCCGAAACCTGATGGGTATCGATGGCGAAGGGGCAGGCATGTCGGAGTCCGGCTTCCGAGTGGAGCCAAACGAACCAGGCTTCTTCGAGCGAGCAGCCCGCAGGTCTGGAGGTATTGCCGGCATGTTCTCGGAGACGATCGAAGACATGACGGGTGGCATGATGGGCATGCGTGCAAACGATGCCGTCAAGCGAGCGATGGAAACGGTATTCGATGGCGCAAACGGAAAGAGAAATAAAATGATTATGGGCGGTGCAGCCCTAGCGCTGGCAGGGGTTATAGGGTACAATACTCTTAGTTCTACTGAACCTGTAACGCCATACAATGCGCCACTACCGACTGCTGCCGATCAGGCACCAAATTACGGTGGCGGCACGCCTGCACCTGCACTTCCAGGCCTTGATTATTCAGGTGCCTCACAGGGCGGAGCAAGCATTGAAGTAAAGGCAAAAGGTAACAATCAGAATACTCAGGACTTCTCCCGCATGGTCCATCAGGGGATGCAGCAGTCGAACTTCGGCGGCGGCCGGATGAATATGAGCATTAATCATACCGACAACACCGCGAAGCTTTCCCGAAACTGGTACCGGGATAAAGTGGAGGAGTATTCATAGGAGGCAAAGCATGGCAACAACGCTTGGTTATGACGATAGAGATTCCCTCTATGGTAGCCTGCGTGATCATTTCTTGCGGATCGGGGATACGCAGTTTTACGTACCCCCGACTGCAATTCATGTTCAGCGGCGTATGAAACAAGACAAGATAAATGTGCTGCGCGGACGAGGAAGCTTTGTAAAGGGCAGCGGCTACTCCGATCAAATCGTAGAGCTGAGCCTATTCTTCCCCGATCTCGTCAGCATCAATAATGAGCTTCGGCCACTGCTGGCCCAAGTGCGCAAGTGTCCCTTCCTGCCGATTGAAAATACGCTGCTGAATAATACGTATAAAATCGATGCGGTGACGGTGGCAAGTGTAAGCGTTCAGACCGTAGATGGCTTCCCTCATTCACTTGAAGCCAAGCTGCAGCTGTACGCCTTTAACCCGTTCGCCTACATTATGGATGACTCGGACCGAACGTTTGATGAGATGTTTAACTGGCCACTATTCCGCTGGCATTACCAGCGTAATCTCAAGCCAGACCCAGCGAATCTCATTATTTATTATGAGCCGCTGCAGCAAGACCTGAACAATGATTATATCTTCAAGATCGCAGCAGAAGAGGATTTACAGTTCATCCGTAAATGGAGAAACAGCCGCAATAAATTGATCGAAGCGTATACGAAAGATATGCAGAATAACTCGGGATTCAGCGAGGACGACTACAAATGGATTGATGGCGTTCCGATTCCAAAAGTATTCAGCGAAGCCGTTAAATACGATGAGGATGGGCTTCCGATTTGGGAAGGCACATTCAGGGATGAAGCTGACGAGAAGATATTCAAAGATACGATTGGTGAGCTGTATCGGTCAAACCCGGGAAAGGTCATCAGCGAGATGGATGTATTTATGGAAAACTGGGATGTCGCAGGGCTCCACTTGCAGCAAATGAGTGCAGGCTATGAGAATGTCATCACGCCGGTTCAGCTGCAAATGCACGAATCGCCTACGCACCAATACCTCGGATCACAGGATACGATCTTCGTTCTTCAGTTCTTTGCTGAAGATGAAGAAGCCCTCGGCAGCTTGACCTCTCTGGTTCAGCGTTCTGGCTATCTTTCCCGTGAATACCACCGCGAAATCTCCAACGGATTCATTCAGTTTGAACACCAGCTCACTCGTTTGTTCGGGGCTCACTACATGGTCGTAGAAGACCTGCAAACCTCCACGATTGAAGGGCAGCCGGGGTCGTACAGCATCACGCTGACACTCAGCTCTTACAACCGGGCTCAGAAGCGGATCGCAGAAACAGAATGGCTCTCCAAAGGGATTGACTGGCAGATTGGCTGGGCAGATCGCGCATGGTGGAATCTGGACGATAAACCTTGGCTCCGTGAAGACCCATTCGGCGGATTCATGAGTCTGGACGTCCGTAAGAAGGCGGTCTACGATCAGCAGGTCAAAGAAATGATGAAAGGCGTCGAGGTGTATCCTGACCTGGAGCTGCCGACCTATGCACAGGTAAAAGCAGCCGGCTTCGAGATTAAGAACCTGAATGACGGCATCTACGTTGACCCAGACTTCTTCCTCATCTATTCAGACCCGATTGACTTCGGAGAACAGATCGGACAATTTATCGATGGCGGCGACGTCACGGCATCCGTTCGAGATTACATCGGCGGACAGGGCGAAGTCAAAGGCGCAACCACAACGCCGGATGATAACACGGCAGCAGCTATTGAGCGGGAGAAACTGGCGATTAAAAACGCAAGCGCACTGACACCGGCGCCAGACTCTACGGATAAGAAGAACCTGTCAGCAGCAGATGTGGAAACGATCATCCGGAAGAAGGCGAAGGATCAATCGCTGGATCAAAGACTCTGCCTGGCGCTCGCCACATCTTTCGATAAGAAGCTGCGGCAGTTCTATGAAGTCGGTGATGGCACAAACAAAGACCTCGGTGGGATGGTAGTCTCCAAGGCCAACGTGCCAATCATGATGAATCAGGAAATGAAATATTTCAAGGACACCAACTACCTGCGCAATGCGAAGTACATCGGCATTATGCGTGTCAGTCCAGTCATGGGTGAACCAAACGGTCTTGCCAATAACATCGAGTACAACATCGAACAGGGAATCGCGTCTCTGAAATACTATCTGGAACGCGCATCTGCTAAATCGCCTAATACCAATGTGGCGAAAGCCTTTGGTTTGCAGGACACATCCAAGACGAAATGGATCAACGCACTCTGTGCTTATCTGGGATACGAGCGGGAGTATTACCAGCTGGCGAACTCCAATAAGAAGATGCCGGCCAGCATTACTGCCCTGATCAAAAAGATCATGGCCAGCGTTAACGCGCTGAAGGTCAGCTCCACGGTGGACGCAGACTACTCCAAGCTGCCTGTCGCAGACTACAAATCCGTCAGCATGAACAGCGCAGAGCCAACATTCCAGGAGAAGATTCTGGATGAGAAAGCTTTCGAAGATGAACAGACCACGCTCAAGGAAATGTATCACGATACAATTAAGTACGATCGCCGCGGCCGCCTGGTGCGAGCATTCCCAACTTTCTTCCTGATGTTTATCGACGAAGGGCAGTTCATGGGCGCCGTGAAGATGTCCGACCAGTTCTTCGGCTACCGGGCAGTGACAGACATCACCTATACCAACAGCCGTAAGATGGCATCCAGTACGCTGGTTATGGAGATGGCGAATGTGTTCGGTAAGCTAACAGATGCAATCAAGTCGAACGACCTGACGCACACCAGCACAGGTGATCTGATGCAGGCTATGTTCGTTCCTGGGTCGGCAGCCAAGGAAGCGGAGAGTAACCGGATCGGCATCGGCCGCACCGAGGACCTTATGGGCAACTCGCGGTACTCGGATACTTCCTGGTACAAATCGATGTATCTGCGCACCGGCGCGCGCATTCACTTCCGAATGGGCTACGGCAGCAACCCGATGAACATGCCGACCATGATGAACGGCGTCGTAACGCAGGTTCAGAATAACGGAGAAACCGTAACGGTCGTGGCTCAGGATGACGGCATCGAGCTGACGAATAAACTGAAGGCAAAGCCTGACGAGCAGACCCGGGGATTCATCTACAGCACACAGGAGCCGACAGAGGTTCTGGATGAGCTGCTGACGGACAACCAGGGCGCACTGATGAACTGGTATGCCAACAATCTCAGCAACTCCGCATATGCGCAGCATTCCCTCGGCATTATGCACTTCGGTATGCCGGGTAAGCCGATCAACTACTTCTGGCGATCAGAGCTTTCCGACCGACCGCAGAATGAGATCACGATGAACATCTATGAAACGACCGGTAAGTATAAGACTGAAGCCAACGGATTCTGGAGCAAACTGGGCGACTTCTTCGGGATCGGGGAAAGCGACGAGCAGGGTATCAACATCAACCTGTACGATAAGACCGTTTGGGATGTTCTCAATATCACAGCAGCAGTGGCTGAGGACTTTATCGTCGCCGTTCATCCATTTGACTTCCGGAATACCATCTTCCATGGAAAGCCGTACTTCCCGGTAGGATACGAATACGTTCTGGCTGACGAGAAGCAAGCCACGCAGCAAAGCGGATACTACTCCTTCTGGAACCAGATGAATCCGTTTAATTTCAAACTGTCAGACGACGAAACGGATTATACCGGAATCAAGATTCGCCGGAAACCATTCCGCCAGATTCATGTTTACGATAGCTGGAGCAGCATCATCGATAACAGCATCGTAGCCACAGACGAGAATGTGTATACGGTCGCTCAAGGCGTTTACTACGATGAAGGCAAGATGGATACGACGGACTTTATCTATGTCGATACGAACATCTGGCCAGAGAAGCAGCGCACGGCACAGATCGATACGCAGCTCAACCTGCAGGGCGTTCGTCTCATCGAGAATATCCCGCTCATCGGCCATTGGCTGAACAAGCCATTCAAATGGTACTTCGATGAATACACCGCTATTCGCATTGCAGCAGCCGGACTGCGAGACCTGGTGAAGGAAATGTATGACGGCTACCTAACGGTGATGGGCGATCCATCCGCCAAGCCACACAACCAAATCTATCTATATGACACCTATTTAGATATGAGCGGTCCGGTGGAGATCAGGGAAGTCACGCATATCATGAACTTCGATGTCGGTTATATCACGATGATTAAGCCGGACGCTTGCGCGGTCAACTCCGATACGAAGATGACCAACTTCTGGATCACAGCTGGCTCTGTAGCAGCACAGGCATTTGCCCTGACCATGTTGCGGCACATGATGCGCAACAGAGGATATCAAGGAACGATGCCGATCATGAATGCGCTGTGGGCTTCCACGAAGCGCAGATATAACGCCATGATGGGTAAGTGGGATTCCAGCTGGATGAAGGATCGGGCAACTTCATTGCTCGATAAAACAAAGTCCGCTTTGAGCAGTGATGGCAAAGCCACGGTCTATAAGGGCGGCGCTGGGCCGATCTTCGAAGTCGATCCGATTACTGGCGAAGTCCGGGAGTATTCGCCCGTTTCTACTGAAATGAAAAAGAGATGGGAAAAAAGCGGACTATTAAAAGATTTGATGTCGAAAATCGAAGGGTTCACGTTCAAGGACGGTCAGAACCTCTTTGATAAGCTGGATGGCGCTTTGTCCAATCGTAGATTCCTGAGCTATGATAAAGTGGACCTAAATAAAATTGCTAAGCTGAAGACCGTTGCGTCTGAAGCCATATTCTCATCAGCGAAGTATATCGGCAAGGGAGCCAAGTGGGGGCGCAGAGGAATACAGGGAATCATCGGTATCGGTGCTGCATTCCTTGGACCAGTTGGCTGGCTCGGATATGCAATCGAATTTGCAGTAACGGAGCTGGTGACTCGCGGCATCTCCGAATGGATTGAGCGTTTCCTCTTTACACGGCACGCTGTCCTGATCGCAACACTGCGTAAAGAAGGCGTCGAGTTCTCGGCAGGCATCAACGGCCACCAGGGATCCGTCATCGGAGACTCACCAGATACATGGACGCGGCTGCTGACCGGCACCGTAGGCTCCATTGTTCTCGGTTTCCTCGGCGCAGACGTAAGCCGGTATGCTCCAGTGGATGGAAGCAACCTGGACGATGCGTATGGTGTCAGAGCGCTGGCAGCAAGCACAGAGCAGGACAACACACTGGATATGAATGTATTCGCTAAGAACTTCATCGAGGCGCACCGTAAGCCGGTGACATTCAGCCAGGCGATGTCTGATCAGTACGAAGCCGATAAAAAGGATGCTGCCGCTGCGATGCAGGGACACTTGGAAGAAAAGGATGCAGAGAATAAGCGCTCAGCTTCCTACGCCGCAGAGGAATCTTCTCTTCTGACAATGGACGACTTCCAGAACGCCTTCGGTTCTTCAGCAAGCAATGCGGACGGAACCAGTTATGAAACACTCGATCTGAATAAGCCAAGCGGGATATCTGCAGAAGCGATCGACAAGGCTTTTGCCGGTCACGGAAAGCTGGCTGGTCTCGGTAAGACTTTCGTGTCGATAGAGTCCAATATTCCTCCAGCACCACACCCGCTGACCAATATTATCGAATCTCCGAATGAAGGCGGACGCGTTATGAACGCCCTTTACCTTGCAGCCCACGCTGCTTGGGAAACCGGATGGGGAACATCGAGAATATTCAAAGATAAAAACAACCTGTTCGGATACGGCGCTTATGACAGCAGCCCATACGACAGCGCTTATACGTTTGCAAGCCCAGCTGACTGTGTAATTTACGCAGCCAATAAGGTGAAAGACAACTACCTGACCAAAGGCGGGAAGTACTACAATGGCCCGACACTGGAAGGCATGAATGTCAAATATGCAACGGATAAGAACTGGGCGCACGGGATTGCAAGCATCATGGCCAAGATTGCGAAATACGATCCGAACTACCAACCGCCAACTATTGCAAACGGCGCACAAACGAAAGGGGAAAAACCTGTGATCTATGGAAATGAAGGAAAAGTGAAGTACCGTCTGAAGTCCTCTGCCGAAGCTGCAAAGGCATGTATCGATATCCGGAAGCAGCCGCTGACAAATATGAAACTGACAATGGTTACATCTTCGCCGTATGTCCGTCAAGCCAGCTACGACCTGCTCGAAGCGCTCGGTAAGGAATACAAGAAGAGAACCGGCCAGACGATCTGCATTACCAGCGCTTACCGCGAAGGCGATCGAAACTGGC